GGGGGAAGGGGTGGAGAGAGTCCCCTCTTTTTCTGCAGAAAACTGGCCTCTTGACTGTGGTGGGTGGTATGTCTTTGTCTATGTGTATCAAAAAATAAAAATCATGAAAACGGTCTTTGCTCCCTTTTCTACTGTTTCCAACAGCCCTCCACGGCCCTTCCCCCACAGTGAGACACTAAAGGACAAAAGCTGCCCGGGAGGTTCTGACGGAAATTGGCCGGGGAGGGGTTTCCAGTGAAACACTGAGGCGCCATCAGGCCAGTCCCCGGAGTCACATCCCCCCTTCCTCCCGGGGATAGGAGTTCATCACACGTTCTCCACTTCTGAGTTTCAGTCTAGAGAGTTTCCTTTTCTTGTTTCTCGAGGGTGGGGTTGTTTCTGCAAATCAGTGCTCTGTTCTCCTGTTACCGAAACACTTCTACATCCTATAGACCCACGACACACTTAAGGCCACATTCCAGGCAAGCTATGATGAAAGCTATTGTTTCGCTTCACTGCACAGCACCCAGCTGACACATTGTGGTTTTTCTCTCGAAGCACGGCACAACACACTTCATTACCTCCAGCTGAGTTATTTAAATCCTGTCTTGTCCGTTTCCTTCCAAAAGCAACCATGGATACATCACCCTCCATCCAGCTCTGCTTCTTTGTTTCAAGGCGTGCCCCCCTTTCAAATGAATGTCAGGTAATCCAACAGTTTACTTCAGATGGCCAGTTACCGCTGACATCTGTCCCCCTCCAATATGAACAAGTCTTTATGGTGCTGGTAAATGGTGAAGAGCAGGCAGTGAGGTTTTTGGTGCCTCCCCTGGACAAACTGTTTAGCAGTCATGGAGAACTAACTCCCTTTCACGAATCCAGCATTTTAAAAACCGACTCTCGTCGCCTTTCTTTCATATATGGTGTGAGCCCATCAGCGCCAGAAACGGCTTTATCGAGGGACTTGGTGGCTATTCTCCAGTCCATGGGCTCCCTTGCCCCAATGTCCAACTTAACTCAGATTTTAAAAATTGTCTCATTATCTATCATATCTATAAAATGCAATCTTAATCCACCATCCAAGATTCATATGTCCACCTTAAGGAGAGCCCTATGTCCCCCAGATAGCCTCTTCAGGCCATATAAGGGGTCAGAAATTGTTCACGGGGCACATTTTACCCATGGTGCACCACAAGGAGTATTGAGTCCACCAAAGGGGGATCTATTGGGGGCCTTTGTGGGTGGGTTTTTAAATGCATCCGGAAGTGCGTCAGGTTTTATGTTCACACCCCAGCATGGCCCACAAACCATAGTGAACCAAAATTTTTGTAAAACAGCATATATAGTACCAGTGGACTATTGGATCCCAGAAATATCTACATATACACTGTCCAGTGGACACATGACCGATACAGGACTGGCTTACACCTATGGACAGTTACAGGTGGCACCCAGGGATAATTTACTTAAGTTTCTTTACAACAGTCCTAACCAGTGGTTTGGAAATGTTTTCTATTCCTCTCAACTTGGTATTGCTTCAACTGTTTCTATAACAACCTCCCCCAGGTCCAGTTATGAACTCCCACCTTACACCAGAGATATTATGGATGCATATATGATTAATATGAGATGCTGTAGCCTGCCTTGTACACAGGGATATTTTTTTCCCATAGTTGAGTCCCATCTTCCACTAGACAGTGTTCCAGAGGGACCCATAGCTTTCACGGGTGCTGTATGTTTTAGTAGAAACATTACTACCGATCTCCCCCCAGAAACTAGACATAAAATAAATATTTACCAACTTGGAACTTTTACTTCAAGTCATGAAGATAGTGGAAGAGAAGTTAGGTGTTTGTTGGGAGCCTTGAAATATCTTATGTCTTTCCTCAGGCCAAGTCAGGTCAAAGGGATATCTGCTGTTAAAGTGTGTGAAACAATGCATGCAAAGCTCCTGTCTGTGTGTCAGGGGACCTATGGCATAAAGATATATCAAAGTGCACTACCCCCGCCTCTCAATACTGGTCTGTTGCCATTTACTGCATCCAACAGACAGCAAAATATGACCATGATCAAACAACATTTTCTAAACATTGTGGCTCCCATTGTTTTGGTGGCTATCGAGGCCACACCAGATAACACGACAGACACTGTCCTTAAGGCCGGATGTGCTATTCATGGGTGCCAATACAAGGTTTTAGGACGTAGAACACAAAAACCACACATACACATAGTTAAGGACAAAGGGGAGCAAAATGTCAGAGAAAAAATTTCACTCAAAAGATATTCGCCAAGTTACCCCCTATCTATCACCAATAAATTACAGAAACAGTCAGAGAATTGGCAGGACTCCAGTATGGAATGGGACACACTCCCTTCCCTATCCTACACTTTGTTGGAAATATTGAAGCACCCGGCTGTAGGATGCAAGGACTTTATTGTTAAACACATAGATAGACTTTCTTCTGGGAGAGTTGCACAGCAGCAGGGAATAGGTGCCAGGGATATCCCTATATCAGACTATAGTATACTAGTTTCAGACCTTAGTCTTGCTGCAGCGCCTGATAGGGGAAGTGAGAATCCCTGGGCTACTGCAGAGTCTTTAGATGATCTACCTCTTGTGAACAATGAGCCTGTCCCACCTGGCATCTGCTCCGCAATCGGAGAATGTTTTCCACTTTCAACCTACTTTCCAATAAAGGGGGCACATGTGGCTATAGTAGAATCTCTACTCAATATAGTGTCCGCCCCCTTTAAAAGAATAGATGATGTGACTTGCACTTTCAATATCACTTGGCCCCAAACCACAGACAGTCATTTTGGCATCCTGGAACTGATGAGGGCCGGTAGAGAATTCTGTTCTCAGCTGGGCATTGGGTGTGTGTTTACTTCCTGTACAACATCGAACCGCAGGGGTCAAAAATGCCTAAATAATAGTCTTGTGCGATACCTGACTGTCACAGCTACGGCCCCATGTAAAGATGTCACCCAGGGACTGACTCCAGATCTTAAAGAGCCTGACAGTTCTATAGTTTGGTTGCCAATTTCAACAGAATATCATACTTTTGGTACAGTTATTTCTCAGCTTTTCAGGGACTCTCCAAGTGGACATATTATAAACATAGATCCCCTATATGTAAAAAAATTAATTACAGTGACAAAACACTTAATCAACCACGAGTCTATAATAAGTTGTCATGATGTGGGCTGTGGGGGCCTAATTACAGCGTGTTTTGAAATGGCCTATGCTGGGGGAGCATCAATTGCCCTCACAGTACCCCAAGATGAAGATCCAGTCCTCTTTTTAACATCAGAAACACCAGGATTAATGGTAGAGGTGCCCCGGGTAAAGGTCAGCACTGTTCAGAAACATTTGGAAACAAGTGACATCATATACTTTGATGTTGGTAGGACACTCCCATCAGTGGCTAGTAACACCTTTACAGTATCCTATAAAGAAAGGATAATTTTTAGGGAATCTTTAAATGAGATGGTAGAGAATTGGAGACACTTTTCCACGAAGGAACAGATGAGAACATACCCGTGTGAATATCAAGGTACTCCTGAAGACCCACCCAAAGACCTCCAACTGCACCTGACCTTCCAGCCATCAATGTGTCCACATGGGCCCTATAAATATCATCAAGTCAATGTATACTTACTCCCAGGGACCAACACACCGGATTCTTTACTAGTGGCCCTGGAAGAGGCCGGGTTTAGAGTAAACCTGGTTTCCACATTTACTGACAAGACAGTAAAAATAGTAACAGATACCACCAATGTTTTTGGAATATGTCTTATTGGGGCCACAAATATAGAAGATGCCACTTTAGGGGACAAAGCAATCTCTATGTACACAAAACATAATTCAGTTTTGGTGGGTGAATTGAAAAAACTAATAAATTCACCTGATGTGTTCTCATTGGCTATAGGACATACTGCATGTCAGATACTGTTTGAAAATAAATTTATGGGGTATAACAAACCATCAAATACCACCATGTATTGTAAAGAGAACTATAGTGGATTGATGGAATCAAGGTGGTTGAATTTCTTTATCCCGGAAAACACCCACGCTGTTGCCCTCCAGAGTATGAAAGGATCATTACTACCTGGATGGATACAAGGCACACATCTCGGATTTGCACACCCTTCAGAAACATACATGGAAATGCTTTCCACCCATGGGATGGTAGCCACGCAGTTTTATGGTGCAGATATCAGTGCTGGGCCAGCCCTTACATATCCCCAAAATCCAACTGCTGGATACACAATCTCGGGGTTATGTTCAGCCGATGGAAGACACTTGGCACTGCTCCATGATCCAGGACTGAGCAATAACCTATGGCAATGGCCCCATATACCAAAAATGACACCCCCTTTAAAAGTATCTCCATGGAAAAGAATGTTCCTGGATTTACATATTTGGGCAAATAAAGTCAGGGAGATGGATCAGCCTCCACCCCCCCACCCAGATCCATTGCGAAACATCAAAGTGATGTGAGAAATAAAGATGCTAGGTCTCATAAATGTTACACTATCAAATGTTCTTTATTTATCATCAGTTGCTCTCCAGACCAAATAATCAACTGCAAATATAAAACCCCACAGTATTACTTCCCCAATAAGCAATGGCTTCTCCTACCCAGTATTGTCACAGAATGGTCAGATATCATGGTCCAAGGAAATCTGCTAAAATATCATATGGTTACAAGGACAGAGATTATACCCATCAACTCACATCTAAAAACAGTGCATATAGTGGCTGGAGTCCCCAGTGTCCAAGTTGTGCTGACCTCAACAAGCTTTTTGTGAGTCAATGTCCTATCTCTTAGATGTTAATATTGGGGAAAAAATTTGCTAACTGTCACTGTTCCTCTTTTCCCCTCAGCCACCAGAAGAAGTCAAGAAGCTTTTTCCCCCGCGTCCTAAACCCCCAGACCTGTCCTCTCTTTCTCACATACCCCTGGGGGATGGGTCAGTCACTTTGTCAAATGCCATTTTGCCAATAAAATAATTAACATCAATAAAGTTGCATTTATGGTCTCTCTTTGATGGACCCCCATAACATAGCCATTCTCCAGAGGATGATAAAATACAGTATGTTTTTAAAAGTTGGTAGGGGTCAGTTCCTCATACCCACCCACAGCAGAGAAAGTGATATGCAAACCAAGTGTATGGACCCATGAACTGCTACAATTATGGAGCTTCCCAACTCAGATTGACAGTCTCCCAGCATTTAGATTTCAAAAATACCCCCACTTGTGATAAGACAATATCCAAAACTATATGAAAATATTGTCAATTCTATGGGGTTTAACCCAGTAATGCTATACTTCCATCCATGCAACTGCACCCCCACATCCTTAAAACATGGACTCTATATAAAAATATATAAAATTTCATACCTTATAAGAGCCACTTTTCTGGTCAGAAATGTGCACATTGGTCCCCCAAAGAGGGACACTCGCCCTCCCGGGGGTCCAGGTCCCCCTTCTCTATCCATCTTGGTCCAGAGGCTTGCTCTCAAAAAATGACAGTCCCAGACTGTTAAAACTTTCTCCAAATTACATGAAAGTGAAAAAAGTAACTCTAACACCACTAGCCTCAATCAAATACTAGAATGGGGGGGGGGAAAGGTTTTAGGGTAGATCACATGGTCCTGGCTACACACCCAAAGGCACGTCAGACAGTGTCTCTAAATCAGTGTACCAAGACCAATTATCAAGAACAGTTCCTTCCCATTTCAGAGAGATCACATAAACTACAGCTGGTGTCACAAAATACATAACTCTGTGTCACTGAATTGGAATGTGCTTTTAAAAAGGGTATATGTTTACAGTATAAAAAACCACACTTAAAAAGAGAGTGTGCCTTAGCTTGAAAGGCACTCTAAAGCTAATGCTCTAGAGCTTCAGGTCAGAGGAGTGCTCTCACTTTTTACAGGCGTGTAATCCTCTCCCACAATGGCCATGAAAACTGCACAGGGGCAACAGTATGAAGACAACATTGGCTCTAAGGCACCAATAGGGCCATGTGGCTATATATATGTTTACAAAAAGGAAACCTTCCCTACAAAGGAGGCATCCCTTCTAGGAAATGGCTTCCCAGGAACAAGTGTCATGTCTGTTCCTCTCCTGTTTGGATTAACAGTTGAGCCTGGATTTCCAATTAATGTTAAGGCTGTTCATAAAAAAATAGACACTACCACAGTATCTGTCAAAGTCACTTCTTATCACAGAGAAGTGATTATGTTTTCCAACATTGACTGTTTTACTCCTATCTTTCATGGGACAGGATTACCGCAGCTATGTCAGGAAACAAGAGACTTGTTTGGATTTACCCATTATTCGCCCCCCTCAAACATCACCAACAACATCAGCCTGCAGGATCTATGTGGCACAGATAACTGTATTGATGAATGGATCCTAGGGGTGGTCATTACAGAGGGGTTCAAAGAGAGACTCTACCATGGCCACATGATTCCCCTCCTTGGTCACGTGGAGGAGGTCCAAATCTCCCCTCAGCATGCTGCCAGAAAGATACCACTATATGATGAGGATTTGTTTTCTAAGATTGCACCCAGAGACATGAAAAGGTTCCACTCTGTGGATGTCAGTCAATACCTGTTTAACTCTCTGTATACAGCTATAGCCCAGGCCATAAGAGTAAAGGATGTGGCGACAGTAATTCAAGCCATGGAAAGTCAGTTTGTGCGTGACCAACACAAGATGCCCAAGGTTGTCCATAAGAAGGACTTTCCTAGCAGCTCTTCGAGGGGACCAGATGGCCTCTCTTTAATGATTATGGATAGTGTGGCTTCTGAATTGGCTGTTAGCTATGGGTTATCATTCATTGATGCCCCCCAAGATATGTCAGCTCTACTTGACTACACATCTTGGCCTATATTTGTGGACTGCATCACGGAAGAGGACAGACTGCAAGCTTTACACGCCTGGAACCTGAAACAGTCTATTCATGTGAACACACAGTTGTTTTCAACAAACTCAATGCTGTACCTAACTAGGATCCAGAAACAGAACCCCAAAACTGCCAAAGGAGACCTGAATGTATATAATTCATACTATCTCCAACATGGCCTAAGCTATCTCTCAGAGGCAACCCAGGATGAATATGGGCAGCCAGTATTTCAGGGGGTTCAAAGTAATTTACTGAGTGGCAGTACCTACACCATCCATCATCTGGCATATGCTGCCTCGATGTGCCCCAATACCCTAGCAAGGTACTGCTACTATCTGCAGTTCTGCCAGCACCAGAAAAGTACTCAGAATCAGTCATATAATATCTCCAACTATGTTGGTACTGCAGCATCATCTGACATGTGCAACTTATGCCAGGGGAAAAAACCAGCTGTCTGTATAAACACACTCTTTTACAGACTCCGAGATAGGTTCCCCCCTATCATCACATCTCACAGGAGAGACCCATATATTATAACTGGGTCTGTGGGTATGTACAATGACCTGGACATACTAGGAAACTTTGCAAGTTTTAGAGAAAAGGAAGATGAGGGTGCCCAGGTGGAGGAAGTACAAAAATACACTTACTGGCAGCTGACACAAACCTTATTAGAAAAGTTAGAGGGCATGGGCATCAAAGACACCACACCCCCAGAAAAACTTGTTTCTGACATTCCCAGTTTCATCAAGGTCTTTAAAGACATCGATGCCCACGTGGATACAGAGGTGTTAAAATTTATAAACTGCATGGTGAAAAATAACATCAACTTTCGGGAAACTATCAAGAGTATCCATCATGTGATCCAATATTGTTGCAATGTTTTCGCCCAGCCCCCATGCCCGGTATTTTTACAGCTGTATTACAAATCTATCTTGACAATCATTCAGGATGTCTGTCTTCCCAACTGTATGATGTATGAGCAGGACAATTCATCTATGGGAATGGGGCCCACAGAATGGCTCAAGATGCATTACCAGACACTGTGGACAAACTTTAAAGGATGTTGTTTTGACAGGGGTGTGCTTACTGGGGCTGAACTGAAGGTCATGCACAGTGACCCTTTTTGTGACTTCTTTGATGTGGATGCTGCCATCAATGGAATCTTCAGTCCTACCAAGACACAGGTTAGAATATCCAGGGCCATGCTTGTTGTCCCCAAAACTATAAAGATTAAAAATAGGATCATATTTTCCAACTCGTCAGGATCAGAGGCCATTCAATCTGGATTCCTCAAATCTGGGTCCAAGAAAGACAACTATATTGTCACGGGCCCCTACATGAAGTTTCTGAACATTTACCACAAGATAATGTTTCCCCAAACTAAGATGTCCTCTCTCTTTATGTGGCATACCTTTTCCACAAAGAAACAGATCCCCCTGATTACTGGAGTTCCAAAGGACCAGCTGGTGGCACTAGCTAATTATATTGAATATAACAGTAAGCTCCACAGTGAGATAGATGTTTTAGACATTATTCCTGACAACCTGATCACTTATGCAAAAATAAAATTAAACAATGCTATCCTGAGAGCCTGTGGCCAGACCCAGTTTTATTCCACAACTCTCCATTGCCTGGTGCCTACTGTGAGGACAGTCCCGGGAGAAGAATACCCCCACGTGCTGGAAAATGAAGAGTTTCTGGGGACTGAACAATACCTAAAGCTGGTTCAGAACAGGACTGCACAGATTGTGCAAGCAACCCTGAAAGAGGATGTGGCCCAGATGGGAAAACTGCGCCCAATAATTACTGTTCCCATGGTGATCAATAAGTACACTGGGATAAATGGTAACAATGGCATCTTTCACTGTGGGAATCTGGGCTACTTTATGGGTAGGGGTGTAGACAGAAATTTGATTTTTGAGAATGCCCCATTCAAAAGACAGTCTACAAATGCCTATATGAGAAAGAAGCATGTTTTTATGACCCCCATTGTTGACAATCTCATTAAGAGAACAACAGTCACCCCAAGTAGTACATTTGAGGTGGAAAATATTAGGCGAGATATCATGTTGCTCCTGGAAGACAAAGACAATCAGAATATATTTAGGGACGTTGTTCTGGAGCTGGTAAAGGGACTAGGTCAGGCATGTGCAGACCTGACAGCTGATGATCTCCAGTTTTATCTGGGAGAGTATTATATAATGTCAGATGAAATACTGAGTAGACTTCAGAGCATCTCAGATGCTGGAGTCCCTTGGTGTGAAGACAGTGTCTCAAGCTTCCTGGGGGAGGTGACAGTTTCAGAAGAACAGTTAGAATTTATAGGTCTGGAAGAACAAACCACCAGTGCACCCACCAGTGAAGACTTTTTTCAAGCATCTGGCCTATCCACGATTGCGGCTGGAAAGAAGAGAAAACTGAACTGCATGCTCAGTGATTTTGATCTGTGAGAAAATGGCAAGAGAACTGGCAGCGGTCTACTCCCAGGTGTTTGATCTATCCTTCAAGACAAGTCTTTTAACATTCTGTGACCCCAGACACATTGACCTGGGGGCATTTCAAAGAAATAAGAAGAGACTTAAACTTCTCATTGATGCTCTATACTCCCACCTTGTGGAACAGAACAGAACAGAGTGTTCCTGTCTCTCCCTAGAACTTGAACATCTAATAATCAATACATACATCACTATGCAAAAGTTAGAAACATGTTTAAATGAAAACATTTATGAGAAAGACTATTTTGCTATGCTGCACTTATCTGACCTGTGCTGTTTTCACAAAACTGTTAACTTGTGCTTTTATGGAGATTGTGTAATTCCAATATCATTGTCCATAATAAATGATATAGAAATCTTTTTCTCAAGGCTTAACAGTGTGTTTTATTGTATAAGTAGAAATAATGCATTGGAAGGGTTGGAGGAGACTATAAACTTCCTAGGAACATTGAGGAATATATCTCCCATCCCTCTACCAGACCTGTACCTCCCCAGTATTTCATGTATGAATTGTCTCAATGAGACAAGCATATTGCCAAACCAAGGTGAAAATGTATTTACTATCATGAACTCCATCAATTGCACCCACGTGGCCACACCCGTGGCCCCAGAGCCAGTTCAAGGACTATTTGAAAATGAGCTAATGCACCTAAACATACCTGTAGATGGAACAGATAACAAGGTACAACTTGAAACGAGTGATACTAGGATACAAAATGCATCTATAGAAGCCATAGACCAGCATAACATTTTTGAAAAGGTTTCCCAGCATATCTTAGAGATCTCAAACCTCATCTATTGGAACTCTGGCCATTCTAATGATCAATCACCCAAACTCAGTTGCTCACAAATGGCAACCCTGATTCAGCATGAAACTAGGATGGCCTCCCACAGGCAAAAAGTGGCTTCTCATCTAGCCCTGACCACCCCACCCATCCATTTTTTTGATTCATATAGAGCTTATCCCATAGAATCCCTCTTCTGTGGAGGCATCTTCTATTCCATCATGGACAATATCCAGGCCCTCAAGCAGGACTGTTCCACCACCTTCCTGGCAAAATCCAATTATAAGACCATCATGGAGAGAAAGAATGAGCTCTATGTCCGCCTGAACAACCTACTCGCCCCGTCACACACAAAAGAAGGGGATATAGATAAACCGAACACCTCTATAAAACAGGCCAGAACCCACACTATAGGGGAAACGACCTCAGAACAGATATTCTCAGATGCGGCCGCTCGAAAGAATAATTATTTGCAAAAAGTAACTACAGAGGGCCTCAAGAAAATTACAGACTGTTTGGAAACCCAAGGTAAAATAATGTGCAATACCTTGACTTTAAGGACCTGGGGGATGGTGACCTACAAAGAAGCAGCAATTCTCAAGAACCATTTTATGATCAGGAAAAGATTCATTGCCCTACCCCAGTGGCATCATAACTACACGGCCATCAATGAACTATATGAAAGCTCCAAGTTTATTAAAAACTCCCTATATGTCCAAAAATTAAGTCAAGAGCACATAGACTCTATCACTCTCCAGTTTTACAGTTTGATTACGGGCCCCCTAGTGGAGGGTCCTGATTTTTTTCCCTCCCCCCCTAACATACTTCTTGCCAACTGCTTAGATGCTGCCAAAGTCATGCCACACCACAAAATGCTAATAAGTGAGGTCATCTGGCCATCCATGGAGCCAAAAGATTGGATTGATGCAGAATTTAATGCATTTTACAACATTACTGGAAAAACTCTGAATAGTGTCCAACAGTGTGCCTGGAGATACATAAGAGAATTGGTTATGAGCGTGTCATTATACAATAGAGTCTGGGAAAAGGATTTGAATATAGTTTCACCAAGTACATTATCACCACATAACCTTTTTTCTCCCAAACCCACTTTTAAAAGTGGGATCTACATAACATATGAAAAAACTGCACCATTGATTTTTATACATGATAACACTGGGTGGATATTTAAAGACTTATATGCCCTTCTTTACCACCACCTACAGTTGACTAGCCATAAAAATGTATTATAAGACTATCTTATTCTTCGCTCTAATTAAGGTATGCAGTTTCAACCAGACCACTACACACTCAACCACAACCTCACCAAGTATTTCATCAACCACCTCTTCCACAACAACATCAACAAGCAAGCCATCAAACACAACCTCAACAAATAGTTCATTAGCTGCCTCTCCCCAGAACACGTCAACAAGCAAGCCATCCACTGATAATCAGGGTACCAGTACCCCCACTATTCCAACTGTTACTGATGACACAGCCAGTAAAAATTTTTATAAATACAGAGTATGCAGTGCATCATCTTCCTCTGGAGAACTATTCAGATTTGACCTTGATCAGACATGTCCAGATACAAAAGATAAAAAACATGTGGAAGGCATCCTGCTGGTACTAAAAAAGAATATTGTCCCATACATCTTCAAAGTGAGGAAATATAGAAAAATTGCCACCTCAGTGACAGTTTACAGAGGGTGGTCCCAGGCAGCTGTTACCAATAGGGATGATATCAGCAGAGCCATACCCTATAATGAAATTTCAATGATAGATAGGACCTATCATTGTTTCTCTGCTATGGCAACAGTCATTAATGGGATTCTGAACACCTATATAGACAGGGATTCTGAAAATAAGTCTGTTCCCCTCCAGCCAGTGGCCGGACTGACTGAGAACATAAACAGATACTTTAGTCAACCTCTCATATATGCAGAACCTGGCTGGTTTCCAGGGATTTATAGAGTGAGAACAACTGTTAATTGTGAGGTTGTTGACATGTATGCCCGCTCTGTGGAACCATATACTCACTTTATTACAGCTCTGGGGGACACTATTGAAATCTCCCCATTCTGTCACAACAATTCTCAATGCACCACTGGTAATTCCACCTCAAGGGATGCCACAAAGGTATGGATAGAAGAAAATCACCAAACTGTTGACTATGAAAGACGGGGGCATCCCACTAAAGATAAAAGAATCTTTCTAAAAGATGAGGAATATACCATCTCCTGGAAAGCAGAAGATAGAGAGAGAGCTATTTGTGATTTTGTGATATGGAAAACCTTTCCCAGGGCCATACAAACAATCCATAATGAGAGCTTTCACTTTGTGGCAAATGAAGTCACAGCCAGCTTTTTAACATCCAACCAAGAAGAAACGGAGCTACGTGGAAATACCGAGATATTGAATTGCATGAATAGTACCATAAATGAAACTCTAGAAGAGACAGTCAAAAAATTTAACAAATCCCATATCAGAGATGGGGAGGTAAAGTACTATAAAACAAATGGGGGACTATTCCTTATCTGGCAGGCAATGAAACCCCTTAATCTGTCAGAACACACAAACTACACTATTGAAAGGAATAACAAGACTGGAAATAAATCAAGACAAAAAAGGTCTGTAGATACAAAGACCTTCCAAGGCGCCAAGGGCCTGTCCACTGCCCAGGTTCAATATGCCTATGACCATTTAAGAACAAGCATGAATCACATCCTAGAGGAATTAACCAAAACATGGTGCCGGGAACAAAAAAAGGACAATCTAATGTGGTATGAGCTGAGTAAAATTAACCCAGTGAGTGTCATGGCAGCCATTTATGGGAAACCTGTGGCAGTGAAAGCCATGGGAGATGCATTCATGGTTTCTGAGTGCATCAATGTTGACCAGGCAAGTGTCAATATCCATAAAAGTATGAGAACGGATGATCCCAAGGTATGTTACTCCAGACCCCTGGTCACATTTAAATTTGTGAATAGTACTGCCACCTTCAGGGGTCAGCTTGGAACAAGGAATGAAATCTTGCTCACAAACACACACGTGGAAACTTGTAGACCAACAGCAGATCATTATTTTTTTGTAAAGAACATGACACACTATTTTAAGGACTATAAATTTGTGAAGACAATGGATACCAATAACATATCCACCCTGGATACATTTTTAACTCTCAATTTAACTTTTATAGACAATATAGATTTCAAGACAGTGGAACTTTACAGTGAGACTGAAAGAAAGATGGCCAGTGCCCTCGACCTGGAGACGATGTTTAGAGAGTATAATTACTACACACAGAAGCTTGCAAGTCTGAGAGAAGATCTAGACAACACCATTGACCTGAACAGGGACAGACTAGTTAAAGATCTCTCTGAAATGATGGCAGACCTTGGAGACATTGGAAAAGTGGTGGTCAACACATTCAGTGGCATTGTCACTGTTTTTGGGTCTATAGTTGGTGGATTTGTCAGTTTTTTCACAAACCCCATTGGGGGCGTGACGATCATCCTCCTTCTCATAGTTGTGGTTTTTGTTGTTTTTATAGTCTCCAGGAGAACCAATAACATGAACGAGGCCCCCATAAAAATGATCTATCCAAACATTGACAAAGCCTCTGAGCAGGAGAACATTCAGCCCCTACCCGGAGAGGAGATTAAGCGCATCCTCCTTGGAATGCACCAGCTCCAGCAAAGTGAGCACGGCAAATCTGAGGAAGAGGCTAGCCATAAACCAGGGTTGTTCCAACTATTGGGGGATGGCCTACAATTGCTGCGCAGGCGCGGGTATACTAGGTTACCAACTTTTGACCCCAGTCCAGGCAATGACACATCTGAGACACACCAAAAATATGTTTGAAACAAGCTGCCTTTTCAGTGTGTATTTACTGCCAGGAAACAAATAAAATATGTTTTTTAGAAGACAGATTCCCTCTGGTCTTTCTACATAAAGTCTGTACATTCCCCAAACACCCTGCCCCGCAGAGTGTCTCTATGCAATGGAGTTTTTTAACCCATACATATCTAAAAAAAAGACAGATAAAAGGATCAGCTGTGTGGATGATCCAGATAAAAAAACTAACCCATATTGCAGACTAGTACCAAAATGCTTTAAGACACCTGGCACCCCAGGTGTGATTTCTATTACCACAACTGACACACCAGTCCTATTCCACCAAGATAAAGAATATCCCATATTTACTTCGGGGGATCATCAAAGGAGCTACTGGTCAGCCCTCAAACCAACACCCGCACCCATACCCCCCAAGGACAAATTATTTTTTCATGTATATGATATCATAGAGACCATTTACACCCCAGATAGGTGCCCAGACATCCCCATCCAATTCCAAACTGACATCATCCCAAATGGGACTGTCCTTAAACTGCTTGGGAAGACCCAGGACGGTGCGAGTGTCTGTGTCAATGTATTCCAACAGATGGTATATTTTTATGTCCTGGTCCCAGACGGGGTCAACCTCAGTTATGTGATCCAACAGACCTTGAATGGTGGTGTTAACAAACAAACGTGTAAGTTCAGCATCACCCAGGAGAGAAAAAAGATCTTAAAGGAGTATGATCCCAGCCTATATCCAGTCTACAAGATAACCCTGTCAGCTCCCACTGAAATAAACCAGTTGGTGGGAAATCTAACCAGTTGTGGATGTGAAGTGTTCGAATCCAATGTCAACGCCTCCACGAGGTTCATCATAGACAACAAGTTTTCAACATTTGGTTGGTACTCCTGTTCCAATCCACACCCGAGGATTTCCCAGAGGGATTCAAGGACAGACTTGGAGTTTGACTGCGGCCTGGGAGATCTACAGTTCCATGAGGAAGAGCAACAATGGCCCCCCTATACCATCATGTCATTTGATATAGAATGTATAGGTGAACAAGGCTTCCCCTGTGCCACAAAAGATGAGGATCTGGTCATCCAGATCTCCTGTATAATTTGGACAGTTTGCTCTGAGTCCCCGCCCCAAAACATTCTCCTATCTCTCGGAACATGTGACCCAATTGCTAACACAGATGTGTACGAGTTCCCCTCAGAACTGGACATGTTTTATGCTTTTTTTACCCTGCTGAGAGACTTCAACATAGACTTTGTGACTGGCTACAACATTGCCAATTTTGATTTTCCATATATCATAGACAGGGCAACCCAGGTATACAATATACCCATAAGACATTTCACTAAGGTGATATCTGGGTCCACGTTTGAGGTCAATCAGCCCATGAACACTGGAGCTGGGTTTATGAGGTCCTTTTCAAAAATAAAGATATCTGGCCTTGTGCCAATTGATATGTATCAAGTGTGTAAAGATAAACTCAGTCTGTCAGATTATAAACTTAATACAGTGGCTAAACACTGCATGGGCACCCAGAAGGAGGACGTCACCTACAAAGAGATCCCTTCCCTCTTCAGGTCAGGAGAGGCCGGTAGAGCCAGGATAGGGAGCTACTGTGTCCTTGATTCAGTCCTTGTCCTGGATCTTCTGAAATATTTTATGATCCATGTAGAAATATCAGAGATTGCCAAGATGGCCAAAATACCGGCCAGACGCGTCCTGACAGATGGACAGCAGATTAGAGTGTTCTCGTGTCTCCTTGAGGCTGCCAAGAAAGAACACTTCATCCTCCCCATTCCCGGGGCCCAAAAGCCAGGTGGCTATCAGGGCGCCACAGTTATCAACCCAATACCCGGGTTCTATAACACCCCAATCCTGGTCGTGGACTTTGCCAGTCTCTATCCAAGTATCATCCAGGCCCACAACCTGTGCTACTCCACCATGATACAAGACCAGAATTTACATCTCCACCACCTAAAGCCAGATGATTATGAGACATTTCACCTGAGCACCGGGCCCATTCATTTTGTGAAACAACACAAGACCAAATCTTTACTCTCAACACTTCTTACTGCATGGCTGGCCAAGAGAAAAACCATTAGAAAGGAACTGGCCAACTGTGACGACGGGCCCATGAAAACAATCCTTGATAAGCAGCAACTGGCTATCAAGGTGACATGCAATTCTGTGTATGGGTTTACAGGTGTTGCTTCAGGAATTCTCCCATGCATCCCAATAGCAGAAACTGTAACATTACAGGGAAGAACAATGTTGGAGAAGTCAAAGGCATTCGTGGAGATGATCACACCAGAGAGGCTAAGTGACATTGTCTCATACCCAGTACCTTGTGACCCAGATGCCTCATTTAGAGTAATATATGGGGATACAGATTCTTTATTTATAGAATGTAGAGGCTATCCTATGCAATCAGTGTTAAACTTTGCAGATAAACTGACAGAAACAACAACCAAGGCCCTGTTCAAAGATCCCATCAAACTGGAGGCAGAAAAGACCTTCCAGTGTCTGTTGATGTTGACCAAAAAAAGATACATTGGTATTCTTTCATCAGACAAACTGGTCATGAAAGGGGTGGACCTCATACGTAAAACTGCCTGCAGTTTTGTCCAAACCACAAGCAAGGAAATCTTGGACCTTGTCCTGAGGGACCCAGAAGTCAAGCAAGCTGCCCAATATTTGTGCAGGCAGGCGCCAGCTAAGGTGTACTCCGATGGTCTCCCAGTGGGGTTTTGGAAGGTCATTGATGTTTTGAACAACAGCTATGCTGCCCTGGCCACTGGAAAGGTTTCAGTGGAGAGCCTCACCTTTTCTACAGAGCTGAGTAGGCCCTTTGGAGAATACAAAACCACAACTCTACCACACCTGACTGTTTACAGAAAGATCATGTCAAGAAATGAAGAACTACCCCAGATACATGACAGAATCCCCTATGTATTTATCAAGGGGGACCAGAGGGGGTGCAAGTCTGACCTCGCAGAAGATCCCACTTATGTCAGTCAAAATAAAATTCCAATCTCTGTGGAAATCTACTTTGACAAACTAATTCATGGTGTGGCTAACATCTTACAATGTCTCTTTGGCAATAATAGCAATATGACTGTGGAAATATTGTACAACTTTGTTAATATCCCATATTCATTCACCTAGACAAATTATGTATTATACATTTGTTTTTCATAGAATAAAATTCTACTCAAATAAGTTTGCGTTTGGTATTGTGCTGTCCCACAAACACAACAGCCATGACTTCCACCCTGGTGGAATTTTCAATAGAAGGATGGCAGGTCAATATCTGCAATGGAAATATAATCTTAATGACCAACCTTAAAGACATCCCCGTCCAGGGGGGGTATGGCATGCTTGTAAAGAAGGTCTTCCTCCCCCTGTCCCTAAACCAGCTCATCAACAATTACATCAGCTTTGGATTGGTCCAGTCCATATTTGAGCTGGAAGACTATGCTCAGTGCACTGCCATGTTAGTGCAGTGCAGGTTCCCTGGAATCAGGACACCCCTGGAAATTACTCCTATTCATGTTACAGAATTTAATATGCCCCTGTTTTTGTTTGTAAAAACCCAAAACACCATAATAAATAGTCTCTCCCTATCACTGGCTATCATTTTTATGAAACCCACGTGTCCCACAGGGATATGCAGCTACATATCAACAGCGCCCCCAGAAACCATACCCCCCCAGCACAGCCTAGCCCACCACCTGCCATCCACAGATCAGGGGCACCTGACATTATCGGGCCAGGCAATAAAATGCAACCACAAAACATACACTATGTACTTTCGGGGTCCCCCATCAATGCAGTTTTTCAAAATGGAACATACCATGGCCAGTGGCCGGGGAGACTTACAGGACGCCTGCGTCAAAGGTATGGTCAGTTATGACATTAAAAACATCATGATGGAAGTTGTCAACCCCAATGGCTTATACAAGGTGTCAGTAAATATTACAAACCCCCATAAGCCTGACCATATATGGATCACCCTAAAATTTACAGTTATGGTAAAACCCACTGACCTCGTCCTCGTCTCTGTTCTACCCAGTACCACCCTACCCTCGTGCGGCAAAGTGTGGAACATATACACAGATTCTGAGAAAATCTTAAAACCCGGGGAGACCCTGAACCTGAAACTCAAATATACCTACACCAGGGGAAATGAATCTACCAAAGCTGTCATGTTCATCACTGGGACAAATACAAACCCCATGGTGACCATTGAACCCACAATATGGTTGCCAATGACTCCCCTTCAGGTCACTATCAAGAACCCAACCAATATGATCATCACCATTAAAAAGGACCTAGCCATTGCAGCATGTGTGCCATACTACTCCACCCTGGAGGACAGACAGCCGCCCGCAAGCCCCAGTGTTTACTTCAATCCCCAAGATCTAACTATAACCTGGGAGGATTCCATGAATGTTGCCACACTCGGGGAAAATATAATTTATTCCAGGTGTCACCTTAACTTAAAATCAGAAAACACCCCCTCCCCCATGGATACCCCTTAGAAAATGAGACAGAACAATAAAACTCTTTGAAATAATAAATATTTATTGGTTGTATTTATTTCATGTGCCCATAACAATTGACAACATATAAAGTCAAAGTGCATGTCAGGTTATAAAGTGCATGGATAGTGTGATAATTAAAAACCATTTGACAGGGTCTGGGAGTACCATAACAATTGACAACATATAAAGTCAAAGTACGTGTCAGGTTATAAATAAAGTACATGGATAGTGTGATAATTAAAAAGCATTTGACAGGGTCTGAGAGGACTAGTCAATCTTTATGGAAAGGCATTCATCTGAAACACATGGACTCATCTCATAAGAATTATAACTATCAAATTCAGTCAACAGATTGGCAATACAAAGAACCATGACCACAAAATATACCCCAAATAATATGGGATAAATGCAAACCACTGAAACAACAAGAACAATTAAAGCAGTGCTCCAACTATAACATGCACTAAGGACAGTCAACATAAAAGACACGACCCAACTAAAAATTATAAATAAAAACCCACAACCCCATCTATAAAAAGTGGCTGTCTGTGCCTCAGTCCAATAGTGGGGTACTCTGGGGCGGCGTCTCTCCTTCTCCTTTAAAATGTAAGTGTACTGGCAAAACTTACATTGTTTGGTCCCAGATACACGAATCCAATGTACCAGACACTCACTGTGCACATATTGTAAATCTCCTATACAATGACAGTACTTAACATCAATAATACCTTCGGACCCTTTACAGATCCAACACTCTGCATACATTTGTGATTCTTCTAGGTCAGTTTTTAATGATCTGTAAAGAAATCACTCCAGGTTCTTAACATGAAAAATCATGTCCTGAGTGGGTCTATGTTAGTTTCTGTCATATAATTAATGTACTGGCGCAGTAAATTACCAATTTGGAAATACATGAATAAAGAGAACATCAGTCCCACAACTTGTATAATAGCCAACCCACCCACCACAATCATGACATCCTTATATGTGAAATATTTGCCACACAGAACAACCAAAAGATAAAAAAAACTAGCAATCCACCCAGCCAATATTGTCCCCATACCTATAAAACCAGCAATGAAGACAAATCGGTCATCTCTATCCCAATAACCAGGTAACCCCCGCTTCAAAGACAGTTGCCTATTCACTTTGTAGGGTGTCTGGCAGAACTTACACTTTTTCTCTCCAGACATGCTAATCCATGTCTTTAAACATTCTTCATGACAATATTGTAAGTCCCCATAACAATTGCAGTACCTTGCTTCAGGTAAACTCTCACCATCTCTACATATCCAACACTGCTTCCCCTCTTCATCTATAGATGATTGGTTTTCCACTCTAGGAAAAAACAAATATTCATCAGTGAGGATGGGACTCTCAGGTAACAAGCAGTATTTTTGTTTCAAAATTAAATAAAGTGTGGTTTAGTTTTACCTGTGGATGTCTTTGCATTTCTCTACTGGGAAATATTGGATCTCTCCTTTTGTGGGGTTCTTGGAGGTATGTTTGGGTTGTTTGGAGTGGGCTACAAATGGCATGAACCTTGTTTCACTCTCTGCGTCACTCGGGGTATCCTCTCGGCAAGAGTTTATATCCATCATCTCAATGGTTTCATTGGATCTGTGGAAAAAGCCCCACTGAGTATTCGCAGCCAAAGATGGCATATTGGGCACCACTCCTGAAGATACAGAGTTTGCCTTTACTTACTCTGATAGATCGCCATCATAACACGGATTAATGTTACACGTGCTTATCCAAGGCTTCAACTCATTGATGGCAACACATCTCGCGCACCTATCCTGACCCGTCAGTGGGGTTGTTGGTTTCAAAGATTGACATTTCACACACCGCACATCAGCTAAATGTTCAAGAAAGCATAGGTTACAACCAGCATTTCCCCGAGAAAAATATAAAATGGGCATCCTAAATGCTCAAGTATTGAGAATAAGATACTTACAGTCTTTACTGGCCATTTTCTGTAGCAGTCTAGCAAGAGCCAGGCCTCCTGAAAATGTTCTTTGCCCGGGATGGTTATTCTGTGCTTATATAGGAAGGCCGCAGTTTGGGGGGTGTGTTACCAAACAAACGTCAGAGAGGGGTTGCAACAACAGGTCATCATTCCAAGGATATGACACTCACACAACCTGGAATCTCTCCAAAAAGTCCAGCTCCAGCTTAATGTTACTTAAATATCTTACCACTTGCTAAACCGCAGTGACGCAATGCGGTTTCTAGGACATGCACACAGAGCCTATCACCCATGTCAGGAGTTTAAATAAGGCCCTTGCCTAGCTGGGGTAGAGTGATCCCCTGAAAAAAAAAAGTTTCTAGAGAGAGCTATGACATCCCCCCAAACCACCATCAAAAGGCAATGGGTAAAACATAAGCAGTTCCAGTGTGTAAAACAGTGACAAATTTCTAGAAAGATAAACCAACATTCTTCCCTCAACCTCCCAACCCCCCAAAAGTTACCAGTTATTCTATAAACCATGTTTGTACAACACAAATCATGAAACATCATTGGGTTCATAACCACAAAAAAAGATGATGTGTTTGGAATGAAGAAATTGTTTGGGATGTCTCCCAAACTACAGTTTATGGAAATTGTCTCCATGGTGATGGAATCTGACAGCCAAGGGGGAGCTCCTGATAGGCCGTTAACCACCCATCAATCCATGATTGGCTGACTGCCATGAGGACGGACAGTGATTGGTCAAGGCAGTTAGCCAATCAGGTGTTTGGATTTGGTTGTCCTGGCCCTATATATAGTATATATTATTAGTTTTTATTCTTGTTATTTAGCTGAGTCATCGGTACCGAATATACAGTTAAGAGTATCTAGAGGGAGAAAAAGGAATTATGGTTTATTGATGATAATTGGGCAAAACAGTGTTTTTTTTATCAATATGATGTATAAATGGTATTTTAGAATTATGATATGTTTTATGTAAATAATCAGATGGGGGGACGGGCCAAAAAGGGTATAAAAGGGGAGAATTTGGTCAGATCAGTGCTGGTGTCAGCTCCTGAGCCAGCCTTTACAACTGTTCTTATGGTGCCTTATTTAACCTGTTTATGTTCTCCATTAATCTCATTTATGTCATGCTCAAAGCTTTACCCTAGTTTCAAGGCAGCTTTCTAGTTTTAGAGTGATTTTGGTACTGGCCATATTTATATAAGAAACTGTCCAGAGAGTTTATTGCATGGTTTTGAGGAGTTCCATGAAACCTAGTCCAGAATATTTATCCCATACCAACATTCCCACCAAACGGTTGGCACTGGTAGCATTTAACCCCTGGCACTAGCAACAGGAACATTTTTTACTAGTAGCATTTAACCCCTGTCATTAGCAACAGGAACATTTTACCAGTAGCATTTAACCTTTGGCACTGGTAGCAGGAACATTTTTTACTAGTAGCATTTAACCCCTGTCATTAGCAACAGGAACATTTTACCAGTAGCATTTAACCTTTGGCACTGGTAGCAGGAACATTTTTACTAGTAGCATTTAACCCCTGGCACTAGTAGCATTTAACCCCTGGCACTAGTAGCATTTAACCCCTGGCACTAGTAGCATTTAACCCCTGGCACTAGTAGCATTTAACCCCTGGCACTAGTAGCATTTAACCCCTGGCACTAGTAGCATTTAACCCCTGGCACTAGTAGCATTTAACCCCTGGCACTAGTAGCATTTAACCCCTGGCACTAGTAGCATTTAACCCCTGGCACTAGTTACTCTTGACATGGTTTAAACTTAGTGGTATTGATATTTATTTTCTGAGCTTACATAATTTAATAAAGGAAGTTCATTTAGTTAATTTAGTCTCTGGATATATAGGTACTGAATATTTTTAAGCTATAGGTTTACATATTGTGGCTGTGTATTATTGAGTATTTTTTAGCTGTGTATTATTGAGTATTTTTTAGCTGTGTATTATTGAGTATTTTTTAGCTGTGTATTATTGAGTATTTTTTAGCTGTGTATTATTGAGTATTTTTTAGCTGTGTATTATTGAGTATTTTTTAGCTGTGTATTATTGAGTATTTTTTAGCTGTGTATTAGCTTTTATGAATTTTTAAAAGGTCACTCCTTGTTTAATTTTAGGGCCCCTTGTCTTGAAGTTTGGGGTGTTTTGTTTTTTTCCAGGCGCCTCGTCATGGTGAAAATTGGACTGAGTGATAATCTGATTTTTTTGTTTTAGGAACTGATGCTCTCCCAGGCTTTTAACACATTGACTTCTTCTTTCTGGAGTTTTAAAATAGTCCGTATCTAATTATTATGTGTGACTTTCTGGTATGCTTTGACTAATGTGGTTTGTGATTTGGCTTATCCAAAAATCCCCAGTGTTGATATTTATTTATAAAAAATAAAGCTTTAAAAACATATCCTATGTCTCTGTTTTTTGTTGTTTGGTACTGGGTGAATTATATAACAAAGGTGTGTTTTGGGGAGGTATATATTCCAAGTGTATTAAAGTTTCAATATCACTCTGACACTGAACACGAGCCTTACTCCAATCTGTGTAAAAACTTGATAACCATGGCCGAGCAGGACATGGATGAGGTGGTCTCCACAATCAGGAGGCTCTTGGTGGAATGTGGTATGGGATTGGAAGAATATTTAGAACACCCTGTAACAGCCCCCATAAAGGTGGCTGTCCAGGATGTGATCAGAACAAAACAGGACATCTTTAGCAATTTTTTAACAAATATTAATTCTGTGGAAGATTTGGAAACCCTGGGCCACGCCATCACTACGTTAAATGACTATCCCTCCCCAAACATGGGCAGAGTTGTATGTGGCATAGCATTTTCTGTCTATGTTGTCCAGACTGTCTGTAAGAGGAAACCACTATTGGTCAGGTGCTGCTTAGACATCTTTACGAGAGCCACTGTCCAGGCTTTGAATGTTAATTGGTTTTTACAGGAAGGTGGGTGGCCGGCCCTTGCATCATTCTGCAAGGTGGTTAATAGCCCAAGCCCCCGCTCCAGATGGTTATTTCCCATGTTTGCCATCTCCGGCCTGGTACTGACTGTGGGTGTGGCTAGAAATATGGTACATTTTACCTAATTGGTTTCCCACGTGACCACATGATAATAAAAACCAAATGGAACAACTGTGATTTAGCATTTTTATTGATTGTTTAGCAGTTCTTCACAAAACATTTTCTGGAGGGTGGTGCTCGTGTCTGGCCTTAAACTAGCTTCCACTGGGTGAGTTGGGGGGCGCTCTGGTGGGGGTTGGGGGGGCTGGGGAGACAATGTGACACTGGGTTGGGGTCTTGGGGGTTTGGGGGAGATTGGGGGCTGGTCTTGTTGAGGTGGGGAAGTGTTAGATCTGTCAGGTGGTGGATGGTTGGATGTGGTGGCGGCAGAGCTCTGATGAGAGTTCCTGTGTGCGGTTGGCAGTTCTCGTGGGGGTTCCCGGGGTCCGTAAGACAAACCGAAGTGATGCGAGAAGCACCTCCCCTGGTCATGACAGGACGGGGCATGCATTGATTTCAAGTCTTTAATTTCACTCTGGAGGTCGGAAATATTTCTTGTCAGAGTCAGGACATCCCTGTAGAGGGTGGATTCTTCCCCTGGAAAGAGTGGCCCCTCGGTGTATTCCTGTTCTCTCTTCCTTTTGGGAGGACGTGGGTAGTATTGTGGGCCACTGAAGTACATTCCGTTGGGTGGAATGAGCTGGTCCTGGTACTGTCTTGGTGGGGGGTCGGTGTATCCGTAGGCAGAATACATGTTAGGACCATACAGGCCCATCTGATGCTCTCCGTGGGACTGGAGGATATGAGGGGGGAGGAGGGCTGGATACATGGGTATGCTATGCACACCTTTAGTGGCTGTTTGTTTCAGATTGTCCAGGTTTGACTGCAGCATGGACATGAATGTAGATTTGGGGACTGTTATTAGTTCATCTGGTGTTTGGGGTACCTGAGCCATCGTGTCCCCTCTTGAAGAGATATAAAGATTGGGGGCTGTAGGATATTCGCTGGCCTTTAAATATGTGGGTTGTCTCACGGAGGCGACCCCCTTGTCTGTGCGCAGCAGCTCTAGTCTCTCTTTAATATAACTGGCATCTATGGCCTTGGCAGTCAGGATATCAGATGATATGTGAAAGTCTGTGTCTGGGAGGTCCTCGAGGCGGACGCCTTGACATTGGTTTATGATGTGTTTTACTTCACTCTCTGTTAGGGAATTAAACTTAGATACTGCCCATGCGATGTCCGGTCCATACACTGCCACTGTCCCTCTGCGCTTGCCCAGGGCACATAGGGCCACGTGTTGGAACATCTCGTTGGCTTCCGGAGGGGGCGTGTGGTCTGGGTGAAGAGAACTCAGGGATAGGCTGGGTAACCAGGTGTGAAGCATCTGGAGTATGGGATTGTGCGGGAGGCTTTTTTTGTGGGTCTGGGCCGCTTCAGAGTATGGGAACATTCTCTCCAGAAGGGACATAAAATCCTGTGAAGTGACGGCCCCCACACAGAAAATGCCATGGGTGACTTTAAACAGGCCCAGGGTCCAACCAACAATTGCTTCTGAAATATGCTCTATGTTTAGGGGGATTGGTTTGGGCGAAGGTAGATATTTTGACACCAGGGCGGGGTCTATAAAGAGGCTCTTGTCTAGTTTGGGGTAAGAGAGCACATCTACGAACCCGGCCACTATTATTGTTGGAGCCATGTTGGGCAAGTATGTTGTTCAGGGGAAAGAGATGAGCCCGGGTCTCAGGCGTCTTATGTGGAAGGCGATACATGGAAGGGGTTTAAATACCTACACTTCAGAGGAGCTAATATTTACTCACATGGTCCTCTGTCACATGTATGACTATTGTCTTAACATATATTTATTGAAGGAGGCTCTGGCCAACGCGGGGACGCGGGATGATGATGTACTGGGACGCAAGGTGCCTGTGGAGTTTTGGAAAATACTATATGACCAGTGTGGGAAAATGAACATTCAGGATGACATCTTAGCCTGTGATAAGAAGAGTGAGGCGCTCTGGCTACATATGAACAGTAATGTCCAATTATTGGACGGCCTCAGTCAGTGTGTATTTAGATCTATTGGCCTGCGGCACCATGTGAAAATCCACCCAGAGGCCATCACTGATGGGAATTATCTCTATAACCTGGGGAGCATCATACCCTGTAGACTTCTAATGACCATTGCCTATTGTCTGATAAACTGGGGAAAATTGGAAACGGAGCCGTGGGTGAGGGTGTTCTCTTCACATATTTTGATCCTGTATTTTATTATTTCTGGGTATCTATCCATCAAAAAGTCATTGTTAGTCCAGGCAGTGAATACGGGATATTCGGGGGTGTTGGAGGTTATACGTGAGGATATGAAAGCCACCTTTGGACGCGTGGCCCCCCCCGTACCCCACACACTTACACATGATAAGTCCTTAGACTACTTGTTTATTTTTAACAATAACTATTACTTTGGTCACACGACCGCCACGGTGACAGGTAAGAATCCGAGTACGAGAAAGTAGGTTCTATCATAATCATCCCCTCCACCAAACTGGGTCTTTATGATTTCCTGGGCTGTAGTTTTGGGGGACTGTTTTGCGAGGAGTGTCCCCAGGCCATCTTCTATGAGCAGTCTCAGAGAGGTTCTGGCCTGTATCATGGCATTGGAGTCTTTGAAAGTAAACTTTTGGTTGAGCATTTCAAATATCTCACGGAATCTATTGCTGCTCAGATTTATTAATTGATTTACTGGTGTGACACTACTGGTGCTGGAAAAGTGACTCTCTATGGCCAGGAGACTCACTCCTGGAAATAAAAATGACACTGGTGTGTTGGGGTCATGTTTCATGATGGGCTTCAGGTAATTTTCAATGAGAAAAGAGAAGACTTGATTCTTTTTAAAAAGGGGGTTGACCACCTGGGTAGGTTTCTGGAACTTGCTACCCAAGAGGGCCTGAATATTCAGGCGCCTGTTGGCCCTCGATGTGATAGAAATTTGGGCAGATTCCAATAACAAGTAGGATATTATAAAGAATTCTAGGGCCTTGAGCCCAACCCTCAAGTTCCACTGATAACCACCAAATGGGGGTATGTCTTGTCCAAAAATACTATTGGTGATGGTGTATATTATGTCCGTGGATGGATGATTGGCATCTTTGTGTTTGTTGGAAAACAGCATCCCAGCTTGTGCCAATAATTCATATATGCCATGGTGAGTAAAAAAGTTCTCCTGGTATGCTGAATCCTTGACTAGGGGGGCAAGCGTGTGCTTCTGCTTTGTGTCTGGGTAGGTGAATTTGAAGCCTGTGGTAGAAGTTTTGTTTTTTAGGTCAGTGATGAGATAAGACAGTTTGTCATCTAAGTCATGAAGGAGTTCATCAATGGATGTTGGGACGGGAGCCATCTTCTTATGACAGTAATATCCATTGATTATACACAGGGCAGCATTAGTATCAGAGAGGTGTCTGATATCTGAAAAGAAGTCAGTGGTGGAGGATGTCAAGATGGATATGACCTCGGTCATCAGCTTTAGAGAAGTTGAGTTTTGGAAATTTATGTTCCCCCTCAGTTCCCTGGGAAACACTCTCCGCTGCATGGCATTGTCTGTCAGGGCTGCATACCAGGGCCCAAATGATGGGAGCCACTGATTCTGTTGTGTGTATAGACTTGCTAAGAATTCTAGTCTAAAGTCATCCTCAACAGTAAACCCTGGGTCAGTGGGGACAATGTATATAGTATACACCTTCCCCCCCTGTTGGGAGTCCCCTGATTGTATCTTAGTCTGTTTAGGCTCAGTAGGGGGGCACTGGGCGTCCTGTATGGTAGCTACATGTTGTTTGAGGGCCTCTAGGTCACTGATTAAGTGGGTGCTTTGTACCACTTGAGCTTGGCATAGACTGTCCAGTTCTGCAGACAGAAGGTTTCTTCTTTTTTTTTCCAGGCCCATTCTGAGATAGGCCCGTCTGTAGTTTAAAGCATTTCTTTTTATTTCTCTCAAGGAGCTTCTGTTGATTGATAGTGCGTTGTTGGGATGTGGTACCCAAAACCGGACGGATGTGGGTAGATGGGGGACGCTGTAATGAGCTGTAGAGAAGCTTCCGCATGACATCATCCTCTCTAGAAAAAAAGAAACTGATGAGTTTATCGTCATTGGAATGTATGTGGTTTGGTGGAATGAATGCTGTTTCGGTGTATATAGTTTTTAGGGATCTTTGACTCTTAAATAACAAATGAGGATATACTTTCCATGTGCTATTTCCCACCGGGCAGTGGGAATTTAAAAAGGACGCGCAGTCCATCAGCTGATTTAAGCCCTGGGTTCTCTGGGCCAACTTCACATCACTGGTCATATTATAAGTTTTGGGCATACATGTCTTCAGTTCTATGATATAACAAGTCTTGTCACTCCTTCCAAATACCAAAAGAATACAGTCAACAATCCGCCGCCCAAGAGTAACCTCAAAGAATAGTCTGACCTTCTGTGGTTCAGTGTCAGGTTTCTTTATAGAGAGAAATTTAAAAAGAGAATCTATCTTGACATAACTTAAAATTTTTTTGTAGGTATCTAGGTGTGCCCTCTGTCCGAGAGCCTTGCGCCCCAGTGGAAGGGTAGAGAGGATTGTCTTTGTGTCCTTCTGTTTGAGAGCAATGGCTGGAACTTCCATTCCTGGAAAGTGTGAAGACTGTTTTACTTGTGAGTCATATTCTTTTAATTTTGAAAGTGATAGTGGTTTTAGCTGCGAAGATGTCGCCCAATACAGAGATTTATCACAATATAGAGATTTACCCCAGTTAAATACGTGTCATGAGCGCCATCAACAGGACATTTATGAGAGAGACAATGTCTATGAGGCTACCTTTTTTACACCCCCGAGGGAAAAACTTCCGTCTATTACTGCCCTAAGTGAGAGTTTCACTAATCTGTCTTTTACTGATGGAACAACAACATCCCCCGACTGGCCAGCCAAGCCGGCCCCGGCACACTTGTTATACCCCAGACCACCAACTGGATACACTGATGCCTATTTTATCTTTTTTGAAGGCGTCATGGGTGTAGGAAAGACCACCCTTCTCAAAACTCTGGCAAGAAATGACATGAATAATGTCATCATATTTGAGGAGGCCATGAATTACTGGAAGACAGTCTTTTCGGACTGTCATAAACTTATTTATGATGTCATGAAGATGGGAAAACATGGCAGTTTTAGTGTCTCCTCAAAGCTTCTGGCCTGTCAGATGAAATTCTTAACACCCCTGAAGTCTCTTGGCCGTGTTACGGCCATGTTCTCTGGCAAGGAGATGCAGCGAAGCCCGGGCCGTTCGGATGTCAGTCACTGGGTCATGTTTGATAGACATGCCTTATCTGCATGTTTGGTTTTCCCATTAGTGATGTTAAAGAGTGGAATGTTATCCTTTGAGCATTTCATATCTCTTGTTTCCACTTTTAGAGCGAATGAGGGGGATATAATTGTCTTGATTGCTTTGGACCATGGAGAGGCCATCAGGAGGATAAAGACACGGAAACGCCCAGAGGAAGAAACCATCTCCCTGACCTATGTGATACGGCTGCACTGGTGCTTTGTTGCAGTTTACAATACGTGGAGACTCCTGCAATATTTTACAGCCAGAGAGGCGACTGAGGTCTGTCTTGATATCAAAACCATCAATGGGCTGTGTCTGAGTAAAGACATCTGTTATCAGAAATGCTTGGAATTTCAAACCTTGTGGAATGAAAGCTTACTGGCTATTCTCCGTGACATCATATTTCCATACAAAAGTGACTGTACCATCCTTGAATTGTGTCTCAATGTGTGCACACAGATACAGAAATTGAAATTTGTGGTTTCAGATGCCACTAAGTATATTGGGGATGTGAGGGGCCTATGGGAAGATATTTCAACACAAATTCTTCAAAGCCGGGTTATTAAAACACGTCCAGTAGATTGGGCTAACCTGAAGAGTTTAGCAAAGGAGTTCTGTGGTTAAGTTATTCATAATGAAACTATTTATTTTTATTTTATTTACATTGTCCTTGTGTCATTTATCTTATTGTAATGTTAGGGGGGATCTGGGGAGTCTTGAGGAAAACCTGAAAAACCTGACTATACATTTTGATGATGGTTATAAATATGTAATAAATTGGACCAGGTTTCTAGATGTATTGTCTCCTCAAATTGTACAGCAGATGTGGGATGAAGCCAATGTTTTTGAGAACCTGGAAGATACATATAATAAAACAACAGGTCTTTATAAGCCACTCCAAATCAAGTTGAGGAACTTACATGAGAATAATCATCACTGTCAAGGAAAGTCACAAACAAAGGTTGATAATATTAGTCAGATTCATGCCATTCAGGATGCATATTTGGGTAATTTTGAAATACAATCTAGATTGCTCTTCAGTGATAATTTTCCAAGGGAAAAAAATGTAACCTTTGGCTCCAAAGACCATTTTTTTTATTTTTTCAAGGACTATGCAACAATTTGGACTTGGGGAAATGAGCCACGTATCAGTGGAGGAGTCACACCTTCCTTTTCATATGTCACTATGGCAAATAAGGGACAAATAAAAGACCAGACCACAATTTTATTTGGAGAGAGCTTTAGGTTACCAGCATTAAAGGGTTTTGTTAATTATCCCAATGTTGAGGTTGCTAAATACAATAATTTAACCATGGTTGTTCTAGCCTCAAAAAACAATTGTTTTGGTAGTGCAAATTTGACAAATTTTACTGAACTATTTATAAATATTGTGAAACAAAACCCAGCTGAGTTCATAGAAGATATACAAAGTGACTTCATGGCTATAGATTCAGAGGGTGGGTGTAATAATGACTCTATGGATGAACGCAAATTGTTACTCTTCTTTAGAGTGGTGGTATCACATTTTAAAATTACCAGAACACTACAGAAGAACTACTATGTCAACATGAGCTGTATCTCAACGGACCTTGCAGACTTGGACCTATTGAGAGAGATGATATCTAAGTGTTTTGCTTCCGGGTATAATTTGTCTGGCTTTAGTATTTCAACTATAGCCATTGACCAATTAAATACATTTTTTCCTAAGTTGGCTGAAAAGGGTAATGTAAGGTATGCAGATACTATATTCAATACACTAATACTGAGTAGAGGGGAATATAATGTGACTGAAGACGTAGTCAGATATGTAAAGAGAACTTTAGAAGATATGTATATGGAATTTTCTTATACATTTACATTATCTGGAACCCAAAGAACAATCCTCTTCAAGATATGGCGAATCTTGAATACATTTACTCATGATAATCACACGGTAAATGTTAAGAGTCTCATAACATCTTATATTTTAATGTCTTCCATGTGCACAAATGTGGAAATTGGCTTAATGGTTGATAAATTCTCTAGACATCCAATAGATATTCATGAAACATTTACTCCATGTTTCATGAGTCTAAGATTTGATTTCTCTGTGGATAAACTTCAGTCAAATGCCCCCCAGAAACTAAGAGAATCAACAACTAAGGTTAATACGGGCACTTTTGGCTTTTTGAGGGTCCTACATGATTTTCACAAAAACCGGGTGAAACAAGTTCCTGAAATAAAGTGTATCCATCAGGCCAAAATACAGGATAATATTATTGCTATTATTCCCCTAACAAATGTGACATATGTTTTGAGTTCAGACAAGATTGAAAATGTATTGACATATGAAATCACTGAAGTCTTTTTGAAGAGTGGTATGTTTTTGTCTGTTCTGCGTCCCGACTGTACAAGGTTTCCAGAAGATCATGGCATAGTTTTATCTATTCCAGTTATCTATAATGTATCAAATCCAACCCTGGGGTGTCCATTTTGTGATTCTGCTGTCATTAGTTATGATGAAAGTATTGGTCTAGAATCAATGATGTATATAAACAATACAGTCATCCAGAAAAATTTATTTTTAGATATATCTCCATTTTTTGATGGTGATAATTTACATGTGCACTATTTATGGCTCATGAACAATGGAACTGTTGTGGAAATAAGAGGCGCGTACAGAAAGAAAGTTTATAGTATTATTTTATTTATTATGATTTTCAATGGTTTCACATTGATGATATATTTTCTATACAAGATGTTATCATATGTTCTCTAAATTGTTAACAGGGCATATATTTTAATAAAAGTATCATCATCAAGATCTTGTTTGATGTCCATATATTTAGCCATATACAGTAACACTTTAGTTAGTGGTTCTCCTGAACATATACGGGTAATTATGGATGCTGCAAAGTTGATTGCATTTTTCCTATCTCTGGGGGCAAACATTAAAAAATATTTTTCCATGGCTGTTCTTGTTCGCGGGTTGGTGACATCTGGGTTCACACTTTCTTGAAAAATGTGTTGTTGGATTGAATTTAAACAGAAAACAGCATCTTCAACTCTTCTCTGTATACACTGCATAAGGGTTTCAAAAGTTATCTGGTCACAGGAGACATCAGCAACATGATGGACATACAGTGTTTCAAAAGTAGCATAAACACTATCCATTCCAAGTCTGTAGAGTAACAAGTGTTTCAGGTATAAATGCTGCACTGGGTTGATATTGGACTGGGGTAAAAAATATAGTGAATTTTGAGACCTGGTCATGATTGTGACAGTCCTGAGTGGTCCCTCTGGCCTGTGTCCATGTTTGGGGGGGTACAAAGATATAGCATTAAAAAGTTTTGCTTCTAGGACACGGTGGCTGTTGGGGGGCGTGTCCTGCCCAGGAATGGTCAGTTTGATGATGGGTCTTGGGATATATGGAGAGGATTGTTTGTGGAAATCCTTTATAGGCTTGGATGAATCAAACATCACAACTGAATTTTTTTCTTCATTTATTGATACATGTTTGTATGGGGCGGTAAGGGCCATGGTTGCTGCATCCATTTCTAATGGCATTGAGTTTTTCATTAGTTGACTTTTTGTGACCATTATATAACTTGGGAGTTTTAGTGGAACATATCCAAATTCAACCGTCCTGATCTGTGGTGTTTTAAACAATATGACATGGCCTTGTTTAGTTGTGAATCCTATGTCCATATGACAATTTGTAATATAAGGTAAAGGAGATAGTAATAGTCTAAGCATGGATATTCTTGGGTTGGTTGTAGAAAATAGTTCAATGGAATTTGTGGAAGTGGTCCTCCCACAATAAGAAAAGATGGTGGGGGTGGGAACACTGGTTCCATCTTTTTCAGTGACAATGTTAGTGACACTGGGAGATTGGATCAAGTGGTATAAGAATGTCCCATTTCCCAGGTTCACCATACCCCCTTGAAAGCTAGCTTTATCTGATAAGATCCTTAACATGTTTGTGTAGGCTGTATGGTTTAGTTGAGAGGATTTCTCTCTGGAGTCTATATGTTCTTGATCTCCAATGTAGACCAAATTTTCTGATGACGTGTTTGATGATGAGCCTCTTTATAGGGATAACCCCATTTCCAGTGGAGGAAATAAATGTTATAAAATTTGCATTTCTTCCAAGTTCATCTAGTCTAGTCTTCTTGTTGTAAGTGAATACTTTTGGGATTAGATTGCACCTTTTGTAGCCAAGGATGGCACATTCGTGTTTGCTTTTGGTGTGGCTGATTATCCTTTTTGAGAAATCAAAGATTCCTGATTGGACCAGGCTGTTTATGGTTCTGGTGTTCAGTCTAAAAAAGGAACAACACTCATACAGGCATTCCAGGAACCTTTTATGTAATGTCTGAATTTGTGATTTGTTTTTGGTCTCTAAAAATGTAAAAATTTGGTTTTTTTGAATGTTGAGTTTTGCATAGTTGGAGCTGAGTATTGGGTTGACTTCCTTGTATATTTGGGTGACTAAAGATGAGCCATAAATTTTGGAGATATTGGCAGTTGCTGCTTTAAACCAGGATACATTGACTCCAGATTTACATGATACAGCAGATGGAAAGTTTGTGGTCCAAAATACATCCTTTCGTCCTTGTCTTACAATGTTTTGATTCTCGAGGCCATGTAGATCAAGAGTAGAGTTCCAGTTGGCTATGGATACTGGGTATATGGTATTTATGGGGATGAAACATTTGAGATTTCCCATGGCAAATAAGAAATTTAGCAGGTCTCCACTAATGTTTATGTTGATTGCTACACCTTGACAGACATTCTCTGAGTAAAAAACACTAATGGTAAAGGATGGTTCCTTCATGGAATATTTTTTTACCACAAAATTGTTTGTCAATCTGGGGATATCTAATATTGTGGAATATGGGTTGGGCTGCCGCTCACAGACTATTTTTGTATTGATGACCATGTTGGTATTGAAAATATTCACTTTAAAGTTATTTATGCTAGTATGTTTTACTGGTGAATACATTTCAAAATGGTCATTTGTTGTTTCATTCCCCCTTTTGGTGTAGGTGGTTGAAAATGGATATGTCAGGTCCATGGTCTTTGTATTATCTTTAGGTGCATAATCTATTCTCCTGAACATAGATACTAATATCTTTGGGAGTGTGCTTTGATCCACGTGGGGTCTTTCTTGACTGGTAGCTGTGTCTACATGTTTTGCCACAGACATACTCATTGCTATTCTGAACATTGACATATAGGGAGGATATATAATCCATGTGTCTCCCACATCAGTTGATATGACCATTTTTAATGAGACCTTGCCAGGATCCCTCTTGTGGGTTGTTATTTGAAGGGAGGGCATAGCTTGGGAAATGATGCGATGGTATGAGAGAATGCTGTTGTTGGTTACCCTTATTTTCTCATGGGCTCGTTGGCTGCACACATAGAAGAAAACATTTGGATACTTCTGGACATTACTGATGATAGTCTGTCTGATGTGGACAAGATGTCTGTTAGGTATCCAATCATTCAAAAAATTCAACAGGTTAAATCTATAAAACATAAGTTGCTGGGTGCCCCTGGCCTGTGGGAGAGCAGTGATGTTTGGACACATGATATGGGTCACTAATTTAAAATAATTTCTTTGACAGGTGTTCTGTACATGCATATCCTTTAGAGTTTCCATAAAGGTGGAGTAGCATTCCTGGAACTTAACCATTGACAGGTATCTACATATTAGTTTAAACATTGAAGGATAATGGATACAACTCTGCATAAAGAGAGAACAATATAATGCATGTATCCTCAAGCCATAATTGGGCAGGTGCATGTCTGTACATTCTCCAGTATATATCACTGGAAGGTAGGAATTTGTGGTGATGTTCCCAAAAGTACAGATACCATCTTGATCAATTATTAAACCTACCCCCTGGAACAAATTTCCCATGAGGCTATCCATCTTTTGCATAGACTGGTGTATAAAAGGGTATATCCCTTCCCCAAGTAACAGTCTTCTTATTGCTCTACACGTGTAAAAAGTCCTTTCAGTATTCACCCATTTGTCTAGATCATCAAGAGAAAACTCCCTAGTATTAACAATATTGGTAGCCAGACATAAAAAAATATTTTGTTGGAGATCAAGATTTACCCGCTGGTTTAAATTTTGGGGTTTCATCTTTGTTGGTTTGTAGGTGGGGAGAAGGGTTAATTCACCAAGCATCATGGAGCACATGGAGATTGAGAATAGGTCTTTCCCCTATGTGCTGGTGGGGTCGAACCTTCTGAAGCAAGTAAAAGAGTCTGCTGCGGAGGGCCTATTTAAAAGCTTTGAGCTGCTGGTTGGAAAAGATGTCAGAGAAAACAGTGTCAAATTCGAGGCTCTCTTGGGAGTCTACACAACAGCCATCCAGTTTGTTAAATTTTTAGAGACCGGGCTTGCAGTGTCCTGCATCAATACAGAATTTAAAGATCTGAGGAGAATGACAGATGGGAAAATTCAGTTTAGAGTATCTGTTCCAACAATTGCCCATGGGGATGGGAGGCGCCCAAGTAAACAAAAACAATATATCATTATGAAGAACTGCCACAAACATCATATTGGTACAGAGATTGAATTGTCAATCATGGACTTACAGATCCTATTTTCCAACAAAGAAACCCACCTGGACTTTGCAGAATATGTTGGGGCCATAAAGACCATTACCTCGGGGCTCCAGTTTGGTGTGGATGCCTTAGAGAGGGGGTTAGTGGACACCGTGTTGACAGTCAAGCTGAGACATGCACCACCACTCTTTATTTTGAAAACTCTGGCCGACCCTACATACACAGAGAGGGGGTTGAAAAAGAATGTAAAGTCAGATTTGGTGTCTATGTTCAAGAAACACCTAATTGACAATTCCTTTTTCCTGGATAAGGCTGATTATATGGCTAAGGGGAAACAATACATACTCTCAATACTTTCTGAACTAATTGGGGCAGTGTCACACGAGTCAGTGTACAAGGGAGCATCCACGTACACTCTCCAATCAGGGGATGCTTTAACTGGGGTGGTGGAGACTACAGACAATGTTATGAGAAAGATTATTAATGTTCTGGGCCAGTATTCCAATTCTGTTATTGGTCCCGCATCATATGCCAATTATGTGGTACGGGGCGAAAATTTAGTCACTGCCATTGCTTATGGTCGGGTCATGAAAACCTTTGATCATTTTATGAGTACTCTGGTGGATGGTGAAAGTGGAGCATCCAATGTGGTTAACGACCCAGATGGTCATGCAGACCTCCCCAAAACTACTATACCCATGTCTGTCATTCAGATAGGCAATGAGTTTGTGGCCATAGAGAGTCTTCAGAGGATGTATAATGAAACTCAATTTCCACACCCTCTGAATAGGAGGATGCAATATGCTTACTACTTTCCAGTTGGATTATTTCTCCCAACACCCCAGTATTCAACAACATCAGTGATAAGGGGTGTGGAGTCTCCAGTTATGCAGTCAGTTGAGTCATGGATCATCAACAAAAACAATACATTATTGTGCTTTAACTATCAAAATGCACTGAAGACCCTGTGTCATCCTAGGATTCACAATCCCCAAAACTGTGCAAATGCCCTCCCAAGGGACTTCTTGATGGATCATGATGAGATGCGATATGGCATTGCAAGTGAGGTACCCCATGACATGAACCTTCTCAGATTGACATACAATTATTATGATGGGAAGAATGTAGCACATGTCCCAGATGTGGCCAAGAAAGCCAACATGACAACAGATGATTTGCTCCACCCAACCAACCATAAGGTTTTAAGACTGGAAGTGCACCCCTTTTTTGATTTTTACATAGAGTCACAACGGGGAGCCCAGAATACCTACATGGCCACCCATAGGACTATGGTGGGAAATATACCACAGCCCCTGGCCCCTGGAAAATTTCAAGAAGGGAGGGGTGTCCAATTGGAAGCTGCCTCTGGCTTGGCACATGTCATTGATACTGCAACCATGGAAATGGTGCAAGATACAGCCTTTGACCCAGCATATCCTGTTTTATGTTATGTCATTGAGGCAATGGTCCATGGACAGGAGGAGAAATTTACTATGAACATTCCACTCATCAGTCATGTGATTGATACTTACTATAACAACAGTGGCAGATTGGCCTTCATCAACAGTTTTCCCATGTTGAAGTTTATATGTACACATCTTGGTAATGGTTCCATCGCCAAGGAGGTGTATGGGTATTACAGAAAAATTTACAGTGAGCTCATTGCCATGGAACAGGCTCTCATTAAATTGGTGGGTTATGAAACTGTGGGTTATAATGAAGTGGGAGAGTTTGTTTCTGCATTGCTGGACCCAAATCTCCTACCACCCTTTGCATATGATGATATCTTTACCCATCTACTGAATAATTCTAATAGAGTACCAAACATACAAATTGGGGATGAGATCTATAATAATCCCGGAGATATGAATAGGTTCATAAATATAGTGGGAAAGATGGAAGACCTGGTGGCAACAATGGTCAACATATACCAAGAAAGAAACAATGAGGATCATGACCACAGATATGTTCTTAATCTTGGACCACTGAATGACAATGACTACAATTCTACCCTTGAAAAAATATTCTACTATGTATTTCTCCCAGTGTGTACCAATGGACATTTGTGTGGAATGGGTGTAGATTTTGAACATGTAGCACTTACCCTGACATACAACGGTCCAGTGTTTGTAGATGTTGTGAATCAAGATGATTCTATACTGGAGCATTTGGAAAATGGTCCCCTCAGAGATCTACTCCTGGCTTCTGATATTAGACCTACAGTGGACATGATCAGGGTGTTATGTACTTCATTCCTCACATGCCCCTACATAACCCAGGCGGCCCGTGTATCAACCAACAGGGACCCATGTCAGAGGTCCAGTACCCATGATACTGGCATCACTGTTAAACAGACAGTTCTTGTCAATGGGTTTGTGGCCTTTGCCATGGCTGACAGGGCAAGGGAAGTAACAGAGACTTTATTTTATCCAGTACCCTTCCACAAAATGTATTCTGATCCCATGGTGGCGGCAACACTCCACCCACTCCTGGCAAACTACGTGACCAGACTTCCTTCTCAGAGGAATGCTATTACTTTTAATGTACCCAATACAATCATGGCAGAATATGAGGAATGGCACAAGTCTCCAATGGTGGCCTATGTTTCTACGTGTTCACTAACCCCCATGTCCTTGAGTGCCATGCTGGCCATGCATTTAAAGCTATCTGCCATGTCATTTATATATCAGGCAAAAAACAAGATCCACCCAGGATTTGCTCTGACTGTAGTGAGAACAGATGAGGTCGTCGCAGAAAATCTCCTGTATAATGGAAGGGGATCATCATCTGTCTTTGTGGGCCAACCTACTGTGACAAGGAAAGAAGTGAGATCAGATGCTGTGACATTTGAGATCGCCCATGAACTGGCATCATTGGATATGGGGCTTGGGTATAGCTCAACAATAATTCCAGCTCATATATCTTCTATTACAACTGATATGGGGGTCCATTGCCAGGATCTATTTATGCTGTTTCCCAGTGAAGCTTACACGGATAGACAAATATATGATTTTATTAAACAGAAGGTTGGAAGTGAGCGTATGATTGGGGCGGCCCAGGGAGACCCCATGGCATATATAGGAAATGGGCAGAGTGCCTTCACAACTCCTGGTTTAGCCCATGGTCAGCTATCAACTTGTGAGGTTATATTGACACCAGTGACTGCAGATGTGGCATACTTCCAGACAACAAATAGTCCCAGGGGGAGAGCGGCCTGTGTCATATCATGTGATGCTTACAACAATGAACATGCAGAAAAATATATCTATGATCACTCAATTCCAGACCCTGCCTACGAGTATAGGAGCACTATCAATCCCTGGGCATCACAGGTGGGGTCCTTGGGTGATGTGTTATATAATACCACCTTCAGACAGATGGCTGTCCCTGGTGTCTACAGCCCATGTAGACAGTTCTTTCACAAAGATACCATACTAAAAAATAACAGGGGCCTATTTACACTGATATCAGAATATGTGTCAAGACTTTCTGGGACACCTGCAACCAGCAACACAGATATCCAATATGTTGTTGTGAATGGCACAGATGTATTTCTGGAACAGCCCTGTCAGTTTTTCCAAGAGGCCTATCCAACAATTTGTGCCAGTCACAGGAGCATGCTGGATGAATTCATGTCCAACCAGAGAACACATGCTCCTGTCCACATGAACCAATACATGATAGAAGAAATAGCACCAATGAAAAGAGTATTTAAGGTTGGAAATAAGACTGTTTATTAGTTGTTATCAACAACTGATACAGAACTACCTGAAACATGTTACAGGATAGAAGCATTGTTATTTCCCTAACCTCCAGACTGTTCACTGATGAAATTTCTTCACTCCAAGAAAAAATAGGCTGTGTCTTAACAGTTCAAGATTCACACAGACTCCAGAATATTCAGTCTCTGGGCCTTGGGCAGGTGTTTCCCAAAGATGCCTTTCCAGATTATGTACAGATGTATTATTACATAACAAATGCCACATTGGCTATATTAGAGGAGGTAAAACCAGACTCTATTGTGTTAACCAGGATAGATCCCAATATAACATATCAAATTAAAAACTCTTACAGGCCTTTTTTTCAGTGGGATTCCCATTCCCAGTTATGTGTAATCCCACCCATTTTTGGGAGGGATGTCTCCACTGTTTCATTGGAATCTAATGGAGTGGACATTGTATTCCCAGTGGTGGTCCCAGAGAGACTTGCTAATATTGTTTTACAAAAATTATTACTCTATAACATATATTCCAAACTTTCCCAGGAGACACCAAATGAAGTGAATATGGCTGAGGTGTCACTCTATACAACTAATATAAGCTATCTTGGTAGGAATTATGTACTTGCTATTGAGAATATGAACCCATCATCTTCCATGGCACTGTTGGATGATCTGGCTATATATGTCTCCATCTTGTCAGCTCTATTACCCAAGGCCTGTATTAGGTTAATTACCACCCTTATGAGACATGGTCAACATGAACTGTTGGATGTTTTTGGGGGGCTGGTACCACCAGAAATTCATAACATTGACTTGAACAACATGAATATTGGAGATGATATGACTAGAATGGGTGCCTTTATCACATATATTCAAACTCTCGGCTCAGTATTTAATCTTGGCTCAAGATTACATTTATCTACATATTCATCTGATACCAACACAGCCACTTGCTGGATCTCTTCCTGACTTTATTAAAACAATGGTATATATAACTACCACTGCCTCCAAAGCAAAGGATATCATATTTTATAATCCTCCAGTTAAAGGGACCATACTGTCATTCAAAAATTTCAAATTAAACAAGTTAAACATTAATAATTTCTTAATGGCCTGTGTGTTTTATCTGCAATATGTTGGACTTATATCATTCTATATATGGGGAATGGGACCTCAAATGCTACCAGTTGTAGAGTCTACTGGGGGTAGCTTGATACAATTAAAGATGGTTTGTAGCCACCACACAATACTCAAATCTAAATGTAATATTTTCTGTCAATTAGATTTAGAAGCCCAGGGGAAACAGTTAGCCCCGGGCTCTCTGAACCAGAGTATTAGACCAAGGTTGATTTACAGTGATGCTGGTGTTTTGTACAATACATCTTGTTATGACTGCGTGACCAAACAAGAGAAGGGATATATTTTTCATAATGAGACTATTGTTTTTATGTTGAAAAAAAGAAAAATCAATAAACTTTATATGTTTATGCCAAACCATCAAAGGTTGATAGCAAATCAAAAAATATTATACCCCTGTATAGGGCCACATTACTTAAAATACAATTTTACTGGAGGGGGGGAACTGACCTGTCAATGTAACTTGTCAAGTGTGGAAAAATAGATATTGAATATGGGATTCCTGTCTGTCCTGAGTATCATATCAAGTGCTGTCATTGGCATTGTCCTGTCCACAACCACCAGTCCAACATCAAAGACTCCAAATGGTAGCAGCATTGGTGAATCTATAAAGTCATGGTTTAGTTCAAGTACATGGATTTACATTTTAATTATTGTTCTGCTAATATTGATTGGATGGGTTGCCTATAAAATAGTGTCATGTTTTTTATTTGCCAGACTCTGGAAAGCAACTGCAGCTATAAATGCAGCAAGGGTGGTATTTGACACTGCCACAAAAAAAGGCCATGTATGAGCTTGAGTTTAATAAAGTTTTATTCATGTCTTACATAATTCTTTGAATGTGTGTTTTTCTGATATTGCCATGTAGTTTGCCATGACTACTGCCACTAATGTATCATCTGACATTGTTTTTTGCTTGGCACAGTAGGTGTAACTGCCATCTTTCAGAGGCAAGCATCTAATTGCTCTTATTTGTTCCATCAGGTAAGCCACAGGATCAAATGATATCTTTATGGTATTGGATACAATAGTTTGACTGGCACTTAATGTTCCAGTGTTGAGGGCACATATGAATTTTTCAAATGCCTGTGATTTTTCTGAACCAAGGATATATATGGGCCATTGGAAAACACTGGACCTTTCATTGCAATGAGCAAAAAAAACAGGGACGGGGCAATATTCATTGATAAAAGTTGAAATTGCCACAGCAGAGTCTTGGCTACTGTTCCCTTCTACAGCTACATTAACATGATTTATATGTGGATGGAGGGTTAGTATTGCCTTTATCATAGATGTGACACAATATGCTATTTGTTGGCTTGCTGTCCCCGTGAGGTTTTTGAGATAGAAGTGCTCTATACCCAAAATTATTGTCTTGACCTTGGTCTTAAGGGGAACTACTGCTCCTATACCAGTGCCAGAGGCTTCAGAGTTACTCGTATAAGCCGGATCCACATATACATAGAGGACATTATCTATTATTTTTACTGTATCTATCTGAGTGGTATCTACTCTACATATGTCAAAATGGAAAAGGGCCTGTTCCTCAACCACCTTGAACATTGAACTTGTTGGAAAAGTTGATATGTCTCCCATCAATTCTGTGGTGAAAACATCATCTAAAAATAGATTGGTTGTGTTTTTAATGGATTCATCTATGGTGATGTATGTTGGTATGTGGAGTCTATAGCATGGGCAAGAAGTTAAGGTGGACTGCAGGTTAAAATCCTCTTTGTGTTCTGGACACACGTAATTAACCACATTTAGCATCTTCTCTTTGGCATTCCGTAGGTTAAATAAAAAACTGGTCGATTTATCTGCTGAATTCACAGATGAGATGAAAATTATTTTGGCATCTTTTTGCAGCATAAACCCTAGGATCGCTGGCAGTGCTTCCTTTTTGATGAAGTTTGCCTCATCCACGTAGAGGATATTGAAGGTCTGGCCTCTTATACTCTAAAAAGAAACATGGACAGTGGTCACCTCACTGAAAAAGATTTCTCTGATTGCAAACATTTTTTTTCCCAACCACTCAAGCATCTGATAGATGATGGTTCTAGAGCTCTAAATGATATAGATCTGAATAAAACAGTGATACATAACCTGGAGAGACTCAGTTTGTTGTTAGACCTTGTGGGAACAGAATGTCTCAGCAAAGTAACAAAATCCACAGATGCTCAATGGGGCTCTTCAACACCCCCCTGTGTTTAAGACATAAGGTCAACTGTGTTTATTTCTGCTCAGAGTGTGAGAAAATCCATCTCTGTGATGGTGGCAAGGAGTGTGTGATGACCAATACTGGAGAAAACATGGTATGTTTACTCACTGGAAATTGTATTTTTGAAAACTTACAAGGGATAAAGGATTATGTGAGTAATGTCTATGTTCTTGAACAGAAGTGTGATCAAAATATGTTCTTAAACATTATACAGTCTATAATAGAAGACATCTTTAAATTTTTTACTTCTGTGTGTGTCCTCCCTGAAATTCAGGAGGCGTTATTGGGTGAAGAGGGAGAACTGAAGCCTCATATTATACAACTTATCAAGAAAACATTTGGACTATGTGCTCATGTTTTTGGAGAGACTAAATGTGGCTATGATCTGATCTGTAGCATGTATATTCATGTAATCATATCTATATATTCTTCTAAGACTGTTTATGGGAACCTGTTATTTAAGTGCACAAAAAATAAAAAATATGATTCTGTAGTTAAAAAAATGAGAGAACAATGGATGTCCACATTAATAATTGGAGATTCCTGTCACACAGATGTGACCTGTTAGTGCATGTGGTGTTACCAACCCAGTTGCTGGAGAAATTTAATATAGGGATGTTTGATAATGTGGTTTTCTATGTTAAAACAAGATTTCATGATGGAAAGATGCCAACCCCCTATCTGAAGGTCTGGGGGTTGTTTTTTAACCACAGTTATGATTTTCCAAATATTGATTCAGGGTTAGCTTTAAGTTTACCAATCTTTGTGGAAAGGGATATGTATAACCCCCTTAACATGGTTTGGTTGAAGGTCTATTATCCAGTCTCAAAACAAACTAAGTTTCTGAGTTTTTTCTACATGCAGCTAGTCCAGGGTCAAAGAGAGGGAGCTCTACGAGTACAGAAAAAAGACAACAGCACTAAAAATATATTACCACCCATTTCATCATGTCCCTTCACACAAATTTACAACTCCATTCTGGAGAGCCACACTGGTATCATAACAGCTAAAAATACAGTGGATGTTCTTCATGATATGTTAGAAACACGCCCAGAAAGACAAATAAAGCATCACTTGGCCTTAGAAACCCCCGGAAAGGTGAGAGGAACTGTGAAAGTTGAGCCTCGTGAGGCAGCACCCTCCAATCCCTGCACGGGTGAATTAGTGAAACTCCAGGTGAGTTTCAGAGAAACTAGTAAGCAAATAACACATATAGCCCGTGTAAAACACATCATCTCTGGACTCCAATATTATGTTTGTTTTTATGACTCATTAATATCAGGAGACTTCTTTACCTTCCAGTCTGTACTGGATATATTACCCCAGAAAGACCTGGCAGCTATTGACCCATTGGCTATCATATTGTCAGATAGACAATTTTTGCAGACCAAGCAAGATGGGTTTATTAATAGCCTGGAACTGAAATGTATAAAACAAGGATTTACTGTGCATCAAAAGCTACCAATTCTGATAGAAAAAGATGATGAATGTGTGGAACTAATTCAAGATCATTTTACAGAGGCGTGTTTTGTCATTAGACAGATCATAAACCCTGAAAGTGCATGGATACAGTGTGCAATATCCACTTTTCATGGAAAGGGGGGGTGTTGGATGGATACTGTGAAATTATGGGAATGTGGTAGTCATGATTTAGGACAAGATATTTCTCATCTTATAAAACCAGGGATTGGTGAACAGGGCATGTGGGAAATATTACTGAGAGACCCCAAATTTAAAACAGTGGTATGTAAATCATCACATGTGTGCTTAGTTATTAAGTCTTTGATAGAAGCATGGCTTATTTTACCTGGTGGATTTGCTATTAAAGGGTCATACTTCATACCTGAACAAGATCTGGAACTGATAGCTCAAAGATATGGATAACTCCAGAGAATTACTTAGAAACTTCCTCAATAAAGAATGTGTCTGGAAATTAAATCATGCATCTTCTAAATATATCAAAATTTATACCTCCACTACTGCAATATCCCCAAACTATAAACCACCTAGATATATGGGCAGTAAAGATCATTTTCTCAATGTTACTGCTATTATTATGAAACCAAAAGGTCAATCTCCTAGAGTAACTATATACATCAACAATCAGCCCATGCACTGTTGTTCCATGCAATCAGTGTCCGTGCTAAAAATGCATGACCCCAAAAATATTTACTTGATCTATTTTGGGAAGTTCTATGCCCCACCTCCTAATTTTCAAGTTCCCCTTGATATCAGTACCCATGACAAAGAACCACAAAGTGAAATAACCAGAGACGATATAGTCAACACCTCCACAAGGTGCACTATCTATGATGTTGAGGACCTGGATGAAACATGTATCTCATGTATTGGAAAATGTGCATGGTATGCACATGGGACCTTGTTTCTACCTTTTCTTTCTATAGATTATATGATGTTTTGTCCCTCCCTTAAGGAATTTGTATCTCTCCCAAGATTCATTAATCTGTTAACACGGTGTGAAGACAAGCAGTGTGTTCCATGTTATGGGTATAAGATTCACGTGAACTGTTGTATGGGATATACGAGTGGGGAAGAAGATGGTTGTTCTAACTCATGTCCTTGTATTCTGTCTTGTACTGCCATACAACAAGATTATGCACCCATTACTGGTAATAGAAATCTACTTAGTCTCCTTTTTGAACCAGAGTATCAAAAAGATATTGTGGCCCTTAAGTTTTTCAGCAATACAAGACCCTGCAGTGCTAATGATATTTTTTGTGGTGTGCTAGAAAATGGGAATGAGGTGCCCTGTAACAATACTCCATGGGAACTATTACAAATCTCTGATTTTTATACAAGGTTGATGATCTACAACTGTCAAGTACTGAAAAGAATATGCATACGTTCTTATTGAAGCAGGTTGCGCACATCAGGGTACTGGGTTTCCTTCCAGGCTTTGTATAGATGATAGTTCCATTTTCCTTTTTAATCTCTATGTTCTTAGATGGGAACCACTGGTATAATGTGGTAATGATCTCTGTAAAAACAGCATTGGCTACATGCTTCTGATGGGCCACATATCCAATGTGAACATTTTCAACTGATGCTAGCAATACAGAAATAATGGCTACCACTATCCATGTTTTCCCATGTCTCCGTGGGATGAGGAAAACTGTGGATTTTTGTTTAAAACATTGTAACATGTTATCATCAATGTCAAATAAACCAACATAATGTTTAAAAAACGTGAACATCTTGTTTGTTTCTTCAGGTGTCTTAATTGATATTAAAAAATAAAAGGTGTGCAGTATCAGTTGTTTCTGGAATAACTCTATACATGTGGACTTGGAAACATAGCACCCATTCAAAAAACAGCTAAGATTGATTAAAAATTGTTTGAGTTCATTTAACACCCCATTTGCATTAAATGCCTTTAATGTCAATATGGAGGCATTGAATTCAACCTGGGCTTGGCGATCCACATGGTTATAGGCCTCACACAATGTAGAAAGGTGATGTTGCAATTTGGGGAGAAAGTATTGATCATGTTTTTTTAAGTCTCTAACATATCCAATATCTGGGGTGAATTTGGGTTGTTTTGTGGTACTATATTCATCACAATAATACTTGAGTGTGGGGCTATATAAGTTAATTCTTGAGATGACCCCAATAAGTGGATGGGCCAGGCGGTTAGTTTTACTATCCTTGGAAATTAGGACCGGTGTTTCCACTGGCCAATCAATATTTTGTGCCTGAACTGAATATTTTTCATAGTTTTTCTGGAGGTGGTTTCTAAAGGAAGATAGAAGCATGCTTAACCTTTCATATGTCACCTCTCATGGGGACCCGGAGTTAAATAAAAGATATGCCAGGAGTGTTAATCTTGCTCTGGGTTTATGTGAGAATGTTTCTGGTCAGTTTAAACTGATAGAGACCCCATTGAATAGTTTTTTACTCGTAGCAAATGTTCTCCCTGATGATATAAGACCCTGGGAATATAGCTGCTATGACAAGTTTGATTTTAGTCACATTAAACTCCCCAAACTTGAAAAACTTAAAGAACTTATAGAATATGATTTTGAGGCCTCCAAACCAGCGTCAGGGAATATTGCTGGAGAGCAACCTTTAGGCCCAATGAATCATTATGTGGTATATGACTCAGATGCTTGGCAGTCTGCCCTAAAGTTAAACAAAGAAACCATAATTCAGGCCGCCCTTGAAAAACTGAAAAACCCATGTCATTGGGAAGGCTACATTCCAGATGATCCACTTCCTCTTATATGGCTATTGTTTTATGGGAAAAACTCCTTCTGTGAGTCCCCAGATTGTTTGTATATGCAAAGGTTCAAACATCCAGGACCAATTTTATTTCCCCCTCACATCTACAATCCAGATGGTGATATTTCCTCTTTTGTTAACCATGTGTGTCATTATGTTAATTTCCTATACAAGGAAAGAACATTTTCTTTAACACATACCACATTTTTACCTTTTGAAGAGCAGCGCTTAAAGCGGGCACTAGAGCTGTTAGAAGAAGTAGAAAACACAGCAACTTACATTTCTAAAACCTGCCTGTTATGTCATTTATATAAGCAAAATGAAATTCTGGCAGCTGAGGGTCAATCAACACATGGGTGTATAATATTAGGGGGAGTTGGGAAACAGTATATAACCCCACAGCTACATACCACAAGGAGTACTCATTCGGGTGACACCCTGTTATTACCAGCATATAACCTGGTTGGGTTAATGGAGTGTGTGGCACTTGATGGAGTCTCGAAACAAGAAGATAGCTGAACTCTTCAAAATTAACTTATTGTCAGAGGTTAACAAAAAGACCTCTGTGTCTCTCTTTGATAGATTTGGTGAACATAGTGATATTTTTTTACAGCAGTTTGAGGTTACACAGAAAAATTTACAGGACTGTAACCAACTCAGACAGAGCACAAAGGTGGATAATATTATATCTTTTGTGGAGTCTACCATCAGATCCCAAGAGAAACAACTTGAGACATTGCTTAAGTTTGACAAAAAGAAACTAGAGCGAGCGGAGGCACTGACCAATAGGGTGTCTGATCTCTCTGAAGATATTCAAGCCGAGCTATCCTTCCTTACATCTGAGGGGGGAGATGGAACCAACATCTCCCATGGATCAGAAGATGACACCACAAGAGACACAATCATGCATTGGCGACTTGGGACCATCCCTGATGTCCCTGCTTCGCCCCCCTCTGACCCATAGTCAGACTCATGGGACTATTATTGAAGATATGGTGTTGTACAATAAACATTTATCTGTGTGTGATGTATCAGAAGAAAAGATAAGCCTAAAGGTGGCAAGGTGCATGTTAAATTGTAACCATGAACAATTAAATAAAAAGGTGACCTTGGGGAGTGGGAGCTTCGGTTCTGTTAGACCACTGGGTCCTAAAAAATGTGTTAAGACATTTTTCAATGTCTCTGCCAATTTCTATCATGAATTGATTATGTCTGATATTATTTTCATGGCCCACATGAGGGCCCATGATCCTCTAAGGACAAGATCACTCATGGTGTATCTAACAGCCTGTGTTAATTGTCAAGCCATTGTTCTGCCAAGATATACTGGAAGTCTGTCATCTTTTACAGGGTGGGATGAGGTCTCGGCTGACATGCTAGCACACGAGTTTGCCAGTTTGTATAATGCAATAGGGTTTTTGAATGATGAATGTGGGATTTTCCACTGTGATGTTAGTCTAGGAAATATACTTATAGACAGGGGCTATGGTGGTTCCAAATTTGGCAAATTGGTACTGGGGGACTTTGGGATATCTTGTTTTCATTATGGAAACACATACACCAATGTAACCCTAAAATCACCAAGGGGGAAAGTATTGTATAACCTTTATTCCTTGAGATGTCCCTTCTTCATCTGTGCAGATTCTTACAAGCCTGCTAGTATTTTATATAAATGTTATCTATTAAACTTTGAGAGGAAATATCTGAATTTTAAAGAGCATGAAATGGTTATTGGGAAATATCAGGCAAAGGTCATTGATCTGGCAGCTCTTGGATACTGTCTCTACACATGTATTGAACATATGTTAGACATAAAAAATGAGAGGCCCTCAGAAATGTTTTATGCCAAAACTGTCAATGACAGAACACATTTAATGTATTATCTACAGTTTATGGCACCCAAAGTTGTTATGTCTGAGCTGTTGTCTTATGTTTGGGATACACAAATAGACCTTGGCCTGGATTCAAAAGGGCGTGCCAATAAAATCTCCCTTCATGGTGAACATATGAAACAATTTAGACAGTGGTGTCATGAGCTCACTGGTAGATACAAACAATGTCTTCTTAACCAACAACAAAAAATTGCAACCAGCAGAGATTTAAAGGTGATTGTGTTAAAGCTTGTGAGTTTAGACTTCTTTACTGCCTTTGGATAAACAGAGTATGACTATGGCATCTCCAGTGGATTTTTTTGATTCTCAACCTCTCCTAGATGAGATGGATACTATTGATTTAGATGCTCAATCTAGAAAGATAACAGAATTTACATTTTCCAGTTTCCTGGGACATTCACGCATTCAACAGTTTATGTCTACATGTAATGTCATACCACGCATGCCAGCTATGAGATATATGTATTTTTACTACTTGTTTAAAAAGATTGGGGAGTTTATAGGGAATAATGATATTGTCAAGTTTTATGAAGATAAAGTGTTTGATAAATACAACCCCCCTGGGTCTATTTATGAAGTGTACATGGCGTGTCATCACATGGATTTATATAAGCAGTATGCCATATGTTTATTGTTGGAGTCTATTACCAGAGAACAACACCTGAGCACACTGTGGGATACCCTAAGAAATGGCATTATTTCATCTTCAAAAATGCACTGGGTTATAAAGCAGAGAAAAACATCCAAAAAAATCTTTGAACCATGGCCAATAAAAAATAATTATTATGTTGCAAGTCCACTAGCATTTGGTTTGAGATGTGAGGGTATAGTCAAAAGTATATTAATCAATATAATTTATCCCAACACGCCTAACTGTATTGATTATGGATTCATGCAAAGTCCCCTAGATGGAATTTTTGGAGTGTCTCTTGATTTTTGTACTAATATCTCTCATGATGAAAATGGAATGTTGATTTTTGAACCAGACTGTTGTGTTTATGAAATTAAATGTAGATTTAAGTATATGTTTTCCAAATCTGAATGTGATCCTTTGTATGGCAAGTATGTGTCACTGTATCAAAACCCAAACAAGAAAAACTTGATAAACTTTATTTTGTCAGTTTCCAGACCAGCTGTTGAGTTTGTGGCACCTGGGGGAATACCTTCTGAACGTGATTTCCTGCTAACACATGGTTTAGAGTGGCGCTGGGAACCCCCCAAAAGAAAAAGAACTGTCAAATCAACAAATTGGATTATTGAATGTATAAAATATAACTCCTGTGTAGAGTCAGATGTTTTTATTTTATCTGACCCATCTATAACAAATGGAAACATTACTATTAAATCTCACTTTAAAGCTGATTTGTTTGTGAACCCAAAACACACCTATTTTTTTCAGGTTTTGTTACAATACAAGGTGGTTGAGAGCTATATCCAATTCAGTCCCTCAACCAAAACTTTGGGATCCCAGAAAAACTTTATTGTGTCTGCATTTTTCAGAAAGAGGAACTTCAAGGACCCATTAACCTGTACTCTAGGTGACACAAGGGAGGTGCTCAAAGAGACAGTTGAGATACCAGTGATGATCATCATAACACAAGTACGGATTCCAAAGTTCATATTAAAGGAGAACATGAGGAAAGCTACTACATACTGGGCGGACTGTTCAGAAAAAACATTTACCCACTCACCATGGGTAACTGGGCTACATCTTGCTGTAGGAAAAAGTATGACACCCTGAGAGATGCTCAAGGAAATACAATAGACCTGGAGAAGGAATTTGAAGTGATTCCCGGGGAAGATACCGTGCTTCTCGAGGCACCGGACTCAACCAATAATCCTACAATGTTAAATGAACCCCAGTCACCCCCACCAAAAAAAATTAAATCAAACATTTAATAAAAAATACTTTTAATCAAGCTTGTAAGTGTAATTAATAACAATACAGTGGGTATTTGGGATATGTTATGATTCATAAAAGATTTCATCATCTGATGATACGGGTTCCATGATGGCAGAGTCTTTTCTGGGTGTTTTTGTGGGTGGGGGTGGTACTGGTATATAATAGGCACTTTTGGATCTTAGTGCATATCTATATCTCACCCATCTAACAATTATAGCACAGATGCAAATAAAGGGAATTGTGGAAATGTTTATAGATATAACAGACTCCAAATTGGCCTGTACAAAGGCATGTTCATATCTAATTAGGGGGAGAATTAAAATAATGTAGCCCACGAATACACCAAAGTAAAACCCAAAATGTTTTCTCATATATCTGACCAAAAATGTTTCAGTATTAATATACCAGATTATGGTTAAGAAAAGATATATGTTTATAGCACCAAATGCAGTATCAGACACTAAAATGTAGAAGCTGTTGCCAACAGCCATCATAAATGTCAGGGAAAACACCAACATTTCTAAAGCCAACACAGACATATAAAGGTTGTTGAATATTGGCTTATAAGTAAATATAATTTTTTCTAGCATGGTGTTGGATGGAATCTGTTGCTCTGCTATCATAACTGCCCATGTTGAAGAGTTTTTAGAAATACTGTTTTGTACATGGGCAAATGAAAAACAAAAATGAAAACAGTATACGAAGGAAGCCAGTAAAGTCAGTTTATAAGATAAAACTTGGATAAATAGTTGCATGGTCCACAGCCTCAGGATGGACAGAAACAACAAAGTGTGAGATCCCATCAGTGAAATCCATGTTTGGATTGTGGTCATGGTGGACACGTGTTTTTTTCTGGCTCTATACATTGCTATACATCCAATGATATAGTATATACTACCAAAAAAGTCAACTGTGAAAAACCAGACTATATATACATACATCTCTGGCTTTTCCAGAAAAAGGGTGGGAGTTAGATGTTTGTTATTATCTCTTCTTATTGTTAGGTTCAATGCACTGTAGTTGACAAGGGCAGTGAAGTCACATGGAAACCCCATATGTTCAATAGTGGCAGTGATTGGAACCACTACAGTAAAGATAAGGATTATCCAATAAAGAATCAGAAGTTTAAACCACATGCCAAATAGGATTGTATCACTTTTTGAGGCCTTCATGTTTTATGCGGCTTCTGGGGTGTGGTTTTTGTAATGCACACCAAAATTGCCTCCCCGCCTGTGTTGGGATAGCTTTTAAATATCTTGTATTGAACCCTTTTGTTTATTATCCACCATGACCTCAACCCGGATATCTAATGTTTTTATACTTGGATTACATTTTTATACAGTAATCCCTGGGAAATTTTGTGTCTGGTATGTTACTTATGTCTCACAAGGAAATGAGACAGCTGACTCATTTGCCTTTATAGTAACAAAACTATCTAAAACAGAATTGGACAGTTTCCCAAATTTACAACCCCCACCATATAATGCATATCTTTTAAACTTGGAACTCATGGTCTGGGAGCTCCAAGTGAGGCTTCAAAATCCTCTTATAAGAAAGCTTATGGGAAATCAAAAAGGAACATTTATTATCACAACAACACAGGATAAGATTATATTAGATGTGCAGGTACAAGAAACTGAAGTGCAGCCCACCCTGTCTGGAGCTTACCTGGTGTGTGACAGCACCCAAACATTTAATTGTGGTTCTGCCACAGAAGAACCGCGTATGATATGTGATTATTGGTATCCTAAAATGTTACAGGGGAGCAGTGTGGAAGATATTGAGGTTTACATCAAGTGTACACTTGGAGTTTACAACTGTTCATCCTCTGCTTGTAAAAAACCTGCCAATAAGAAGACCAGGGGGGACCTTCAGATATGTGATATATTTTCCCCCATGGATCACCAACTTACCCTTGAAAATGAAGTATATACATTTAGGGTTTATTCAGCCCCATTTCATTTTTTATGGGTCAATAAGGATGCCTTATGGAATGGCTGCTTATCTGAATTTTTCAGGGCATTGCATAACAGAATTTTTAATAACTTTAAAGGTTTCATCCCCCCACTTACATATGCATTTCCCGGGGGAGCACCAGGCCCCACAGAGTTTGGGGCCCATTTTGGTGCCTTTCCATTTACATTGCTTTTTTTTGAATCTCCTTCAAGGGCAGCACCAGATGCTATGGCCTATAGACTGTGTCCATCCATTCTCTTATCATGGATTCCCACCAGTATTCGACCAGTGACAGATTGTTTACTGACAAGAGGTATCACCTTTGTTCCCAATAACACAATATCCATGTGGCCCCTTTTGGTTCAAGATGTTAATATCAAACTCCAAGAAGAGGAAACCGAGGGACTCATAAGGATATGTGAAGCCCACACGACAGTCCATATCAATTTTGTTGATGTGTTATATCATATGTGTGGTTGTATTCTACCATTTGAAAAAAAAGCTGCTGTGGAACTGATGATCAAGTATGGTTCTACTACCCTGGTGGAGCAGATGGGGGATGTATATAATTTTATAATGCAGAGGATGTTTAAATGGGCGACCAGTAGGGGGCTCACCTGGGCCTATATCAACCAAACAGAGTTATTACTGATATCTAAAAAAAGACTCTCTAATGAGGTGAGTAAACTTCCTTTTGACCTATAAAAAAGGATTTCTATTTTAAACCATCAATTCTCTAAACCTATTCATTTTTTGTTTCAAGAGTGTCCAAGTATCTCAAGAAGACTTCAGTGGTTTATGGCGAAACTTTGGCCTCATGGAACCACTTGAAAGAAGTGTGGTCTTTAGGGATGTGTCATCAACCACAATATTAACCACAGACTCTAAGCTTCTGATCTCCGCCCCCGGGAGTTGTCATCAAGAATGTGATTTGTTATCTGAAACTTCTTTTGTGGATAGCATGACAAAGTGCATATCTATCATCCAGTGTAAAAAATGTAATTTAACTCCAGAAGATATAATAGAAGTTATGTTGGGACTATATTATGTCCACAGGTCCGACACTCAATTTTGGCTCCTCCCACGGGACTATGTGACCCAGAAAGTACACAGACCAGTTTATCCCACAGACTGTTTGGCGCCACAGAAGTTTCTACTAACAACAAATGGTCCCATGTGTTGGCTTCCAACCCAGCCAATGCCATCCAATATACACTTCAATGCATATCTGAACTTTATTCTTCAGATACTTTATAGGGCCATTGGAAAAGTATATACCACTAATATGGAAACAGAAAAAAAACTCAATGGATTTGTAAAGATCTTGAATTTATTTTAAAATCTGTGTCAGCACAGTAGAATGGAAACATGCACATTTGAAGAACCTGACAACATTAGGCACCCTGAGATGTCTGGTAAAAATTGTATCACAATAAAAAATGTTAAAAACCCTTTTATCTCCGTCTCCTTTATTGGGGGACACGTCTGGGGTTTCCATTTTGTGAGAGTTGAAAAAGATGGACTTTAAAAGTCCTCTGGACTCTCCATTGGAGTCCTCCAGGCATCTGAAAAGTCTATAAGCGACTAGGGGGCTAACGCGAGGTTCACAGTCATCAGTGTTCAGATTATGATATGCTAGAGAAGTGGCAATCAGGGTTTCTATACCATTCATTAAAAATCTAGCATCCATACTTTCCTTGCATTTTGAAAAAATACAATGGGCTCTTCTCAATACTGCATCAAGTCCCCGTCCAGTGGGGTTCTCTAAGTTTTCTATCATTGATAAAATGGAGCATAGCTCAAGAAGAAGGATGCTCTTGGGCTTATAGATAAACACCCTGTTTTTAAATACATGAGGAAATATGTGTAGATTAATGACCATATCTTCACATTCCACTACACATGCCATAATAAACCCCAGAAAGTTTGCAGATGAGGCCCTGGTCATAACATGGCTCACAAGATCCTCTTCTCGAAGTTTATCATTCACAATAAAGCTGGGAGTATTTGCGGCCACGTATACGTTGTCCTTGGTGTTCACCTCCAAGATCATGCGTGGTAGGATTGGCTGTTGATAAAGTTTTGGGGTTGCTGGTATGTCCTTCATAGTTGATGGATGATTTACAGTTGTTTTTATAAATGTCTTCAGGGACCCTTCCTTCATATTCACTGGATGGTCTGGGAGAATACTTTCTCCCAATATCATTTATATATATACAGAGGCGACTGTTTTTATAAATATCATCTCCAATTTCATCTAGACTCATAAAGGAATATGTGTCATTTATGAGTTCTATGTTTTTCATTTTTGTAATTACATATGTAAAGGGTCCAAGTAAAATGGAAATTGTATCTTGGGTATATCTCACATATAGTCGATGCCCTTGATTGTCAACTACTGGAGTTAGTTTATAGGTCTGGAAAATTTCACTTTCCCATAGAGAGGTGAGGTCTTTAGCCTGATCCCTGAATGGGGGGACGTACTGGGAAAAAAAACTGTTTTGAACCGTGTTTCCCTTAGATATACTTGAAGACATCATCCCAAGTCCAAGCTCATAGACCCCAGCAAGGGTCTTCAATGTATCAGATGTTAAAATATCCACTGGGGGCGTGGAAACATGTTCCTCCCTCAATGCATGATCCAATTGACTTTCTATCTCTTTAAACCTTTTCAGATAAATTTCCTTTTCCCTTTCCAGATTATGGATGGTGTCAAACTGCTCATTTATTTGGTTTGTGAGACACTTGAAGACTGAATTGGAGACATGTTTTCTGAGACCTTGTGTTGTGGTTTCTTTCTGATTTCCAAAAAGTTTATTTTTATCTACAATATTATTGGATACATCACTAATAAAGTCTTCCACAACATCTGTCACTCCACTTATTGTTTTATTTTCTGCTAGTTTTATAAGCAATTGAAGTAGCTCTTTTTTAGGGTCTGACTTCTGAGAAGATTTTTCAATCTGTTCTAATAATTCTTTATATACTGTGTTTGATGAACTCCCCTGGATTGATTTCATTGGGGATGTGTTCAATAACTGGCATAACTTAGCATGTTCAGTGGTCCTGTGACAGGACATAACAGTAGCGAGGAGCCTTTGGACAGGACTATCAAAGGTTATGTTGTTTTTAAAAATAACAGGGCGGGTAACTTCCTCAATGGGTATCTGTTTATGTTTATATATGCCTATATATTTATTTTCATGAGGTATAAACTCTATGGTAACTTCTGAAAAGTCTGGAATATAAATAGATGTGAGACCTTTGACCACACTGATAAGTTCCTGCTGTAAACTATACAAGATTCTTGAGATTGTTTTATCCTCGCTGTATTTTTTGTGCACATCAGAAAACATTTCCTGAATATGAGTCAGCAGTGGAGCACAGGGTTTTTGTTTACATATTGGCACAAGACCAATAGCTACTACCCAATCCACATATTTTTCATATGATGGTGCTGTTTTCACATGCAAGATTTGATATATGGTACTCAGTAGTATTTGATTGAGGGCCATTTTCAAAGTTTTTGACCAAGACTCAAATGTAGACCATCTAAAATCCATACCTAAATCAACACTTGTCTTCCCCCATCTGCAGGCTACGGCCTGTTCAAACTTTTGCCAGTCTGTTATAACATCATCATAACAGCAGCTTGAAAGGGCGGTTTTGTATAGATGAACAAATAGTTGCCTGGAGAACACCCCTGGATGTCTTAGACTGGAATGGAGAGTCTGGCCCTTTACATATGAGTATTTCCCCTGCAGTATCTCAAAAAGTTGAATGGAAGACGAAGTGGGGTGCACTGTAATGGAGGAACCAAGTGTGGGGTTCATTCTAAATATGACCTCAGATGCCAAGGTGAGATCTATCTTGGAGAAAGTAAAACTTTTATCTGAAAAGACCACAGAGCCCCCGGAAATGAACTGGTATGATGCTGAATTTGATCCAAGTGAATGCCCAGGACCCTTTTTACCCTTTTCTGTCTATTTGATCACTGGAACAGCTGGTGCTGGAAAAAGCACGAGTATTTCTTCCCTCTATCAAAGTGTGAACTGTCTTATCACTGGTGCCACTACAGTCGCAGCTCAGAATTTATCTAAGAGACTGAAAACTTACTGCCCCACAATATTCAATGCCTTTGGATTTAAAAGCAGACATATAAACATCCTAACTAGATCACCACCCAGGGGACAATGGACAAGCATAGATCACTTACAGCACTATGAACTCGACAAATATTGGCCAATCATCTCTGATATTTGTAAGGAAATAAGAAAAAAGAAGAAAAGTGGACAATATTCAAATATATCTAATGCTGCTTTTAATATGTTATGTAAAATGGGGAGTCCTTCATTATGGACCACAAATGTTATTGTAATTGATGAGGCGGGGACATTATCATCACATATTCTATCTACTGTGGTTTTCTTTTACTGGTTCTATAATAGCTGGCTTAACACTCCCCTATACAGAGCAGGGAAAGTTCCATGTATTGTCTGTGTGGGATCCCCCACGCAGACAGATGCCTTCCAGTCCACTTATAATCATATACAACAGAGGCATCACATCTCAGCATGTGACAATGTGTTATCCCTGCTGATCACCAATAAGATATTGGCTGATTACATAGATCTAAATAACAACTGGGCATTGTTTATCAATAACAAGAGATGTACTGACCCAGAGTTTGGACATATGCTCAAACTCTTGGAATATAATCTCCCAATACCTGATGATACCATGAATTACATAGATAGATTTATTGTCCCAAGGAGCAAGATCCTCAATCCTCTAGAGTATATTGGATGGACAAGACTGTTTTTATCCCACAATGAGGTTAAAGCCTACCTGTCTTCTTTACATACTGCCCTGGCTGCAGCTACTAACACAACCGGGGCCAAGCTATTCACATGTCCCATTGTGTGTGAAATTTTCACAGGCGCTTTTCAAAAATATAAATCTCACGTGAACCTGGATACTCTAACACCAACAGAATGGTTAAATAAGAACTTATTTAGATTAAGTAATTACTCACAATTTATAGACCAAGACATGACAATTGTATCTACAGAAACATCTGAAGATAGTCTTAAGATTACATATGTCACAAAATATGTGACGGATAGCTATGTTTCTCTCAATGGAAAAACAAAAAAATCTACTTGTGGCTTTATGGGCCCATATGAATCTTTTAAAAAGGTATTAGAATGTGAAACATTCATAGACACCCATGCACATGATCAACCTGAATTTGTTTACAGTTTTTTAAATATCCTTCTGTATAATGGGATGTATAGTTTCTATAATCAGGGAGTTAAGGAAAAAAACATAGACTATCTTTCAAAACTAAATCAGATACCCATCCCCTCAAATATCTCCACCCCGGGAACCACAAAAAGTGATTACATATCTGATAGTCCAGAAGAAAACATTGAAGAAGATAGATTTTACTATATGGTGCAGCCCCCACCAACAGCCAATGCTGCACCTTTACCTGTTTTGATTGGCTATTACAATGCTCTAAAGGAAATATTTTTACTAAGGCTTTCCTTGGCCATAGAAAGCTTTGGGACATCTTTTCTTCAAAAAAACTTTGTAACATTTACAATAAATATTTGTATCAGAGATGGAGTTGAACTCACATCTGATGCAACCCACATTTTTGGCCTCTTAGATTATGCATCTACTGTGGAATCATATAAGCTCAAGGGATATACATTCCTCCCAGTTAATTTTGGAAGATATGCTGGTGTGGAGCTAAGTAAGGATCTAAAAAACAAAATGCCCAATATAGTAGTTGAAGACTCCCTAGGTTTCATTTCTTGCCTAGAAAATAATGTGAATAAACTTACAGAAACCCTAGAGGATGGGAGTGTGTTCCATCTTTGTAGTGCGGGTGACTATGGGTTGAGCTCTAAACTGGCTATGACTATTGTAAAGGCACAGGGTATATCCTTGGACAAAGTTGCAATCTCATTTGGAAATCATAAAAACATCAAACTTAGTCATGTATATGTGGCGATCTCGAGGGCCACGGACCCAGAATGTTTGGTAATAGATTGCAACCCACTAAAACATATTCCCCCCTCCACGGACCAAAATTCATCTAGTCATATTGTCAAGGCGCTCCATAACCCCAAAACCCTCCTTGTTTATTAATAAGATGAGGAACAGAGATATGTTGGAGGAGAAATAAAATTTTTTTTATTAATCAACAAGATGTACATTTTATGAATATATGTGAAATAAAGTCTGGTTCTTTTCAGTCAATCCATGGCCAATTGTAACTTTTATTTACTGTCATCAGGGGCTGGGTTAACATGGCATGCCTCCTCACATCCCTGGAATGTTCCCCAGGTTCTTCATCATCACTGGAAGTTGATGAATCATATTCATGTGGATGTTTAGTTCGCTGGCGCCGACGCAGGGGGCCACTGTCTGAGTTACATGTAGAGGAAATTCCCCTCTTCTTTTTCCCCGTAAATTGTTGCTTCACTACATCTTCCTCACCGGATGAAGAGTCACTGATAGTAATGGGGGATGACATTTTCTGTCTGGAATAAGGTTCCCCGTCGCTCTCTGAAGATGATAAGCCCCTCGCCTGGCATTTTATAAAGTCTGCCACTGCACTTTCATCGTCAGAAGATGTATCCTCATCTTGGGGCTTGAATTTGAAGTCCTTATCCTTGTAATAATCATATTGTCTCTCTCCATTATTTGATTCTTCACTGTTAGATTCCTCAAAGCCGGGCGTCTTGGGTGGGTCAGGAAGATTTTCATAAAAGACATTATCAGATCCTGAAGAGGAATCTGAATCTATCCCTTCTAGTTCAGCTTTCTGGACTTCAGAAGGGGTGTTCTCATCCTCCTCTGGTGGAAATTTGAAGTAGTTTGTTAACTTAAGTCTTGGTGCTCCTGGGAGGGGGGCCATTCTTGGAATATCATTATCAGAAAATCCCCCCTTGAGCTTCTGCACAAACATCGCCATTATTCCACAGACCAGTCGATTGGTTCTTTGTCGTGCTCTGTTAAATACTTATTTGCCAATCTAAAGTGATCACAGCCTGAGAAAGGAGGCCACAGCGAAGGCCGCGTGCCCCGAGCTGCAAGTGGAGAAGGATGCTGGGCCTTCAGGATTAAATGTTGTTGGTTATTTATAAGCCCCGCCTTAGAAATGGCTTTGGATCCCCATAACATAAAAACACAATTTTTAAGGTTTGTTGATAGGGATGTAATAATGTAATTGGTGAACCATACCCATCCCAAATCTGAATGGGAATTGGCCTTGCCCTTTTCAACAGTTAAGATTGTGTTGAGCAATAACACTCCTCCCTGAGTCCATTTATCCAGGCACCCATGTTTTGGGATGTTAAAAGAGGAATGAGTTCTAGCAAGCTCTAAATAAATATTTCTGAGACTTGGTGGAACTGGTTTGTCTATGTGAACACTAAATGCCAGGCCGGTGGCCTGTCCCCCATGATATGGATCTTGCCCAATGATAACTACTTTTACATCTTGGGGCTCACACAGGTAACTCCAGTACATGATTCTATCAGTTGGTGGAAAAATAACAGTGGTTTGTCTCAATTTTTTAATGTTATTCAGTAAAGTTAGTAGTTTTTGTTTCATAAATGGGGATAACTGTAGGAATTCCAACCATGGCCGAGAAATAAGTAGGTCAGAATCTGTAACAGTTTCTTGTTCAACTGTGGAATTATCCCACACTACTTTTTGAAGCCACGTATTCATGGTGGGACCTATCTACCATATAATCTGTCCAGGCCACTGCTATTAGTAGTCTTAATGGTAAAGTTTGAAAAAAATGAATCAATGTTTCTTTGTAAATGATCTAACAACTCAACATCTTCTGGTAAAGTGTTATTTCCCATAAGCTTTATTAAACCAACAAAAAATGACATCACATTAAACCCATTGGCACAAAAGGTATCTTTTTTCATTATAGTAGCATTGACTTGTTGATGCTTTCTCATAAGTTGACAGACAGATACCCCCCTACAATTGGAATGTGCTGTGGTTAAATATATATCTGATAGGTTAAACACAGAAGGAATATCTGTTAAGTTTTTCAGTTGTGCACAGCATGGATTGGGTAGAAAATCTAAAGTTATTCCGAATGGGCATATAAACAATAAAATCATGAAAAGACAAAAAACATAGATATCTCTCATTGTTAATATTGTTTATACAATCCATGTTTGTTTATATTATTTTCAACCTTATTTTAATAAAGTGGGGGATATATATAAATTTAATATAAACATGGGGTTGCAACAGTCATATGTGTTCTCTAAAGTAGACACTTTCAACATTGTTGGCAGTTCGTCCAGCTGTATTTGGCCCATCTGTGGTATTATAGAGCATTTTTTCAAATTCTTCTAAAGATAGGTAGGTTGGGTGCTCCTCTTTATTATCATTCTCATTTTCATAAGTTTTTTCCTCATCCAGATCATCCCCATCTTTGTCTTTTTTCAGACATTCACAATCCCCTCCCGACTCATCCTCACTTGGTTTATCTTCATCTACATCCAATTCATCAGATGAGCTCTCCAAATCAGAAGTAGTCTTCCCCTCACCATCATCAAATATTATCCCATCATCACTGTCACCATCCCCTCCAACCCCATCCTCGCCCTCCTCATCATCAGGGTCCACGCCCTCCTCATCCCCCTCATCATCAATATCCTCTTCACGTATCCCCTCCTCATCTTCTTCTGAGGAAGAGGATGAAATCTCCAAAATAATTTCTTCCTCATCTTCAATCACAATTTCCTGCTTGTCCCCTTCTGATTGTGCTGATTCTTTCTGTGTTTTGTTTCTTTTAAAGTACTTAATAAGCTTTTTAAGAAATGGTAGACCCCCTTCTTCCTCTGGACACTGTGGAGTTTTACACATTGACTCCTTTGGCTCAACATAATACCCCTTTTCCTTTAACAATGTCAGCAGATGCTTTTGCTCGCGACGTGGGGGCTGGGTAGTCAGGAAGTTTCTGACTGTTTGGAGTGTATTTTGCAGAACTTGAAATGAATCCAGGTTATATGTTAATTCCCCACTCCCTCGCTTTGTTGTGACTATAGGTAACAGGTTATCATAGCTGGTAAATCCCTGTGAATAGCCATTAGTGAGCAACCAGTTATTAATACTTGCTTCCAATATCTCAAAATCATTTTGAACATGTTTTAAAAGCATGTAATAAAACCAACACAAATAAACACAGGATGCGACCCCCCTTGTCTCCAGTTGGATATCTTTTGGGAGTTCTGGAAAATCCCCCATGTCCAAGACAAGGTCAGATAGTGAGAGCACTGAAACTGAGACTCTATCTGCTACCACCACCTGGTTGTGGACAGTAGTTAAAAAGTTATGTGCCTGACAAACTTTTTTGTGGGATGAGAGCTTAGGGGGTCTGGCATCACATAATGAATTCATTAGTTGTTTTGTTGTGGTTATGCAATTTAAACACCCACATGATTCTGATAAAATTAAAGACATTCTATCTTTACAATCAGAAAACATATCCTCCATATCACAGGAATGTTCTTGACTTTTGATGTGCTTGTATATGCTCTGAGCTAAGAACTTTGTTTGTTGTAAAATCTCCAGGAGGTTAAACCTCTCTTGAGATTTTCTGGAGGTATCCACAAACTGTTTTAAAATAACTAAAGAAGCTAAAAGCCCGGTGTTCTTCTGTTTCTTGAATAATTTATGAAGTGAAGAAACAGCTTCTCTGACATTTCCCCTTTTTGCAAAAGTACTAAAGATTTCATCAAAGTGGGGTCTTTGATTTTCTTCAATACCCGGAATATATACGGTGATTTCCATGGTGAGTCTACGCCCTTTAATCCAAAAGGTATCCCTGAGGTTAAATATATATGTCAGTCACTGGTGAGTAATGGTGATACTCCTCCCTGGAATACATCATGCCAATAACCCTGCCCACTTTTGTTCTTTTAAAAGGGAGCAGAACAACAGATGGTATGAGTGACTAGAGCTTCAGCCACAAGAAACAAACACACAGACCAGTCATGGTAAGAATGCTTTATTGTGCTTTTTGTAGTATCAATTTGCAATGTGATAACAGCAGCCTGGCTTGAAATAAGAGAATATCTGAGCTCTCGTATGTTATACTGTTAACTAGATGTTCTAAGTATTTTACCATTGCCATGGGTTTGAAATGGATTTTGTTGATATCATACCATAGAAAGAACTGTCTAACTTCATTTTTCAACAGGGCAATAACACATTGTATGTGATCTCCTACCATATCCTGCCTTATGCACTCTTGAAACATTTTTAAGACAGTTGTCCAGAAAATTGCTTGATTGAAAAACAGATTGAATTCATGATCTTTATACTCTGGGCAATGTGTTTGAGATAAAAATAGTTGTTGCATGATGTGACACAAAACTTGTATGGAAGGCATGAGGGTCCATTCTCTTGTTGATAGTGTATTTCTGAGTAAGTTTTGATCTGTTTCAGAAATTGCCAACATATGGTGCAGACACCATTCAATATAGTCCATGTCCCCACTGTTTATGGGACTTGTGGAAAAGTTTGGATACTTACAAAGAAGTATTTCTGGCAGTAGTTTTATAAGGTGGACACCCAACATTTGATCATCAGAAACTAGAAAATGAAGTAATTGGGGGGTACTGCATTGTGCATCAGCATTGTTTAACTCATTTAAACTTGTGATCATATATTTTATAATGTCTTGAATTAGTACCATAATAGATTTTTCTTGGTTTTTGTGCTGAATTAATATCTGGGCTACATCTGTTAAAAAAAGGGCCCTTTCCAGAGCAGTGATTGGTTTTTCATAATTTGTTTCCCCAGAGTTAAAACTCAGCTTGTCCTTTTCTTTAACTATCTGAGATAGGTCAGGGAAATGATAATTTTTGAACTCTGAAAGAATCTTATTATTGACACCTGTATTCATATTGGTATCCCTTTTAAATTGCAGAAGGGGATTATTTATCCCAGAAAATCTTCAGCAGATGCATATGTCTATTTATCACCCGGAGTCAGAGAGCATCTGTTTTCATTACTGGTGAAGTACACCAGCTCCCAACGTGACTCACCAGCTGGCTCCAGCACTAAAGTGGCACCAGATACACCTCAGACAAATTTTATTGTAGAAATACAATGGGTTTGTCATAAAATTTTGTTGGAGATGGAAGAACAATTTGGATCTTTGGGGGGTCTTGTGGCAGACATCAATATTTGTCTTATATGGACACTCTTTAGAAACTACAAGCACAAGCACAGAATGAATAATTCAGACACTGGAAAATCATGTGCAGAATATGCTCAATCTGTTGTGAAACATCTCACAGAAAGAATGGTGTATTGCACTGACAAGTTTTTTATAAACTCTGCGTGTTCTGGCGTCACAGTTCCACAGAACCTGGCCTTAGTTATAGCCTCTATTTCACAAGTGTGCCGGAATAAATGTCAGGGGGCGTGGAGGCGGATGGGGAATGGAAGAAGGACTCTGATTGATTTGGGTTTACAGCTGGTTAATACATATAACCTTTTGAATGCATGTGGGGCCATTGATGACAAATGTAAGGCATTTATAAAGCTCACCTTTCCTTACCTTAATCTTGAGACTGTATACTCCCCAGTCCATGCTGCCTCCACGGGTCTGCACCAAAAAATGGCTATCTCTCTTTATAAGGGACAGGAAAAAAGAAAAGTACCCAATGCAACCATCTACTCAAACCTTGTAACTCAAGAAAAGTTTGCCCTTCCAGAGATTCTTTTGGGGGAAATAACAGACGAGGGTCTCTTAGCAAACAAAGGACCAGATCTGGAGAAACTGTTATCTGAACCACAGACCATTCTCAAACTTGTAACAAAACTGAGCCCGGTGTCTCAATTTCAAGTGTTTATGGCAAGGTGGGGGGATAAATTACCCTCCCATCTTAAAGATGTATGTGTAAGTGACTCCTCACAACTGCCCCAACAATATGAAAACTTTAAGGTTGTGTGGCCCCAACATCAAACATGGCCTAATGATGAAACTTCAGCTCTACCAATTGCTTCAGCATCTTTGTTGTCACTCCAGGCTGAGAACCTTCCAACAAGTGTACAAAATTCAGTAGCCCAGGAAACAACGGGCCTTCCCCCACAAGTACCTGCTGGGGAAATGCCCCCCCGGGGGAATTGTCCAGTAGAGGACCATGGTTTATTGAACAGTGATGCCCCGGATGATCTCTCTGGGAAGGGGGACTATGATTTGTTTACAAGTGATGATTTGTTGCCCATGTCATCTGGCAATGTAGCTATACCTGTCTGTGAGGACCCACTTGCCCCCCCATGTAAGAAGCAAAGGATGGAACCACCAGATCCCTTATCGACTCCCGGGGACAACCAGTGGGGTGATGGTGCTGCTTCTGCGTGGATACAATCTTATATGGAAAATGAAGATGCATACCTAGAGCTTATTCTACAGGGACTATATCACTTGGATGAGCCCCCCAAATTAGAAGACAGCATTCAAGTCCAAGATGTCTCCAATTCTACCAATGACCCATTGGAGGGCCCATCCAGGTCACAGGCATCATGTTTTGAGGACACAGAAAATATTGCGAACCCCCTCGATTTGTTTGTGTAAATACTTATAAAACTGTAATTGTGTATATATGATGAAAGATGTTGACAATAGCCTTGATAGATTATTGCTCAAACCTATCTCATTTTAAGCTATTGATAATTATTGTACAGTTTTCAAATCAATGTTATATGTTTTTCAAATAAAGTTTTACTTGGCAGACTACAAGAGGCTTTGGACTTTGTATATATTATAGTTTCATTATGGGCATTTTATCATACCTCTGCACCTTTCAACTGACTAACTGCAGATGAAAAATAAAATATCACCCAAGCTAAGATAGTATCAAACTGGAGAATTTTCAGATTATCACCCACTAGTGAGTAGGGGCTTATCCCCTATCCATGTCCAATATATGGCTATATAAACTCTGCCTATCCCCCAGTTCTAATTATATTTTTTGAAATCTATCCAAATGTGGACCAAAAGAGTTATTTAACAGTATGAATATAAAACTAACAATTATTGAATTTACATATTTAACTACCATTGGACAGACATAATAATCAAGGTTTGACAGCATTGTTTGACCATGAGGTTAAGAGTCAGATCTGTCATACATTCAAATTGCATGCTTTTTATATTCAGCCTCGCCTGCATATATGGGTTAACTGCCAGCAACAGCACCAGCACATCCACCACCGTATCCTCCACAACATCCAGCACAGTGACCAGCACTAGTACCAGCACCAGCAGTAATGCATCCACTTCATCAGTTTCCAGCCCATCGCCTTCTTCCTCATCAGTTCCCAGCACAGCAACTTCCTCATCTTCCTCACCTACCTCAACCCCAACTGCCACAACCACCACTGCAACTTCTTCCACTTCAACAAATACCACATCTTCAGTATCTACAACAGTTTCATCAACTGCCTCCCAAAGCACCACATTAACCTCCACATCCACCAACCAGACCATAAATACCACTACAACTTCTTCCACTCCATCAAATACCACTACATCTTCAGTTTCTACAGCAGTTTCCTCAACTGAGTCCCCAAACACCACTTTAACCTCAACAGCCCCCACCAACCAGACCACAACCACAAACAATTCCTCAGGTAACATATATAGTCCATGTGTGTTAAATCGGGGGGGGGTGTGGAATTTGACTAAATGGTAAATATTGTTTAATCTTTCCAGGCACACAGACATCCAACACATCTTCAACACAACCTCCCACCTCCCAAAGTCTGGACACCTCAACATATGTCACAACTTCGAAACATCCCAAAACTGATCCAACTCGGAAAAATGTGTTACATGGAAATGGATTTGATGTTGCTATAGACAGATTTAATTCATTAAATAATTATATAAAGTACCCAGTATTTATTATTTCTTCAATAATGTGCGTGTTTGTTCTCATTCAATGTTCCCAGTGTATAAAAACATCAAACTATAAAAATTATAGTCAGGGATATAATTTATTATGAATAAAGCATTATGCAAAATAATACATTATCTGGGTTTTGATGCAGAACGCCCCCTAACTTTGGGCTTTGAAGCCTGGAGGGTAACATCTTCCATGGAGAGGTCCACTCTTATCCTTATATTTGCTATGGCCGCCTCCAGTTCCTCCTTTGTCACTGCCCTGGATGTGTGGTGTCTCACTTTGGCCTCTATCTTTTTAGAAGCCTGGGAAGTCAATGCAGCAGTCGCGGCCCCTATCATGGCTTCCCTCTGAGCCGGGGTAACAATGGGATCCCCTGGGAGTGGTTGGGGGTCTGTTCCATGTTTAATCCTCTTTTTCAATTGTTTATTTTCAAGTTGCAGTTGGGCTATTTTGGCTTCCAGGTCTTCCATGGTTGGCTGGGCCTTGGGATTTTTTCTTGATCCAGATGCCATGATTCTGGGAAACTATAATAACAAATGGGAAGTTTGATTTAAATACTTGAGAAAACATCAAGAGTTTAGAGTTTGACCATATCATGGACAAACTTGTAAAAGCATGTATACAGGCAGTATAAGATTGTTGCCAACAATACTATTAGCACATTTAGGATTGCCCAAATACTTGAAAAGGACAATAGGGTGGGGGGAAATCTGTCAGCTGTGCAGTTGTATTGGTGAAACATATCAAAATCATGTGTTACAGTGGTATTATTTTGTTGCAGAGTTACATTTGTTAAAAGACACAATAAAATCAGCATAAAAATATAGTGTCTGGCCCAACCCATGATCATTTTTCCTATAGTTCAGAGAGAGCTAACTCAAGTGATTTTCCAACTACTTATATATACAGATCTTTAAAATGGGATCCAAGAAACAAGTGGTGTATGTCAAAACAGAGTCAAATTTTGACACCTGTCTACCAGACCCCCCACACAGACTTTGTTTAACCAACAAGTCCCAGATTTTGGTTATGCCCGGGGTGCCAAATGTTGTATCTCTGGGTGTGAGAATCATTAACCCTGGGACTTATGCCTTTCTTCTCCATGCATGGGGCAACAAGAAGGTATTTTGTCATATTGGCCTGGTGGATCCTGGATATAAGGGAGACGTCCGCCTGATCCTCATGAACAAGACAACCCGTCCAGTGGTTATTGCAGCAAGACAACTTAAGGTGTCACTGTTGGCATTTTGCTTTGCTGTCCCCTATGTCTTACCTATTAATTGTCCAATTACACTGCCCCAATATCCATTGGATGCTGGGCTTGATATAACCCTTCCCCAAAACCTATCAATCCCTCCTCGGACAACTGCCATTGTATCCATAAGTGGATGCCCAAACATTTCCCCAAAGTTTATTCCAGTTATACTTGGAAGGTCAGGCATGGCCTCCAAAGGTCTGGGGGTAAAGGCTGTCAAATGGCAATCTAGTCCAGTGTTAATAAAAATCACAAACTACTCAGATGTTACCCACACCTTTACAGCTGGGGCGCGCATTTGTCAAGTAGTGTTCATGCACTCAGATCACTTCAAATTTAGATTTAATATATGGTCCAATATAAAGTTAAGCAATTTGGGAAACTTCTCATGGTCCAAGGCTAGATTTATTGCCCCGGGCGAAGATGTAGATCATTCAATTATAGATTTAACTAATACTGGTGATGGAGATACCCGGCGGGGGTCTATGGGGTTTGGGTCTTCTGGAATGTAAAACTGAAATATTGGTAAAAAATAAACCTTTATTATAAACATTGATTCCTTGTGTGTCTTCATGAATCCAATTTGGGTATGCTGGTAGCCTTTGGTTGTGAAACCTCAACCCCCTTTTCCCCATAAAGTTTAGGTGGCCCATTGGGCGTTGGGGGGGCATTGACCAATAGTTTATCAATGTCTCCTGCCCACTCCTGGGTCACATCCATCTTGATGGCATTGGCCAGCTTTTCCATCTCCATCAATGCCATAGTATCCCCAGCTCTTCTCTCTAAAAGGGTTTCAACAGCTGCATCATCAATAGTAATGCTCCCAACAGCCATTGAAATCATGGTATTCCAAATAATATTCTGAACTGATTTTAGTTTGGCTATTTGAGCACTGACAACTCCCTGGCAACCATCTGGTATTTTTACTGAGTCAAATCGCATGAGGTAATCTGATATGTTATTTGACTGTATGGCAAGCAAATAGGATTGGTATAAAGTCTCTTGACAGTCACTAGCTTGTAAAAGGTCTCCAATGTTCACACCGGGAGGGAGACCAAGCTCAATCTCTTTACTCCATCTTGTTGGGTATACCTCTACAACACCATCTGGGACCTTTTCATATTTCTTGCCCAGAGATGAACAACAGAGCCACTGTAACCAAGACCAAGTCATATCCTCGATGTACCACCCCAAAGTACAAAGTCCTTTTTGCAACAGATGGGGATTGTGCAGAAGCTATAGCAGATGTCCTCTGTAAATCTGACTCTTCTACATATTTTTATCCAGTTATCCACAACTGTTTCAATACTCCATCCACAGCCCAAGTGATATTGAGCATGTGCCTTCCAAACAAAAGACCCGGGGGGGTAAGAAAATGCAGTGAAATATTTCAACTTAAACTAGACACTTCAGCAGCCCTTTCATTTTTATTAGCTGTCAAGCCAATACCATCCTCCACTCTTCAGACATGGGTAGACTTCAGTGTAGCCAGAAAATGTTTTGACCCCCTGCTGGAAATTATCATGCTAGATGGTAAACAGTGTCAAGAACCTATGAGCACTTTCAGCACCAAGATATGCTGGTTCAGGGCTAAATTTGTCACAGCGTTGAGAAAACTATACAAGATGACTCCTTCCCCTTACTGGATGGTCACCACATTTGGATGCTATGAAATACAATTTATTTTGGTTAGTGTGTTATATTTTTTTGAGAAGCACTGCCTTACTGTTGAAACAATTTCTCACCTAGCTAGGCTTTTTGAGCCCAGGAGAGGGCAATTTTTAGCAGCTGTTAATACCTACCTCGAGCTAGCCACAATATTCAGCACATCATGTTACCTGACAAAGGTCCCAGCCTTTGTAGAATACATAAAGCTAAAACTGGCCCGAGATGACATGGAGGCGGAGGCTATTGATAAAAACATAAATGAGTTTAGATCTGAATTGATACTGTCCAATCAGGATCTAGTACAATATGTTTATCTAAGCTTTTTTCAATGTCTCAACAAACAAAATTTTTTACAATACTCAAAGAAAACATTACCAGAGAATATTCATATCCTGGACAAAGATCCAATTCTAACCAAGTTTATTGATCAGGAATTTAAAGATAAAATGGCCACGTATTATAACAAATCTATGTACTTAAATACTTGTATTTCCATACACCAAGCCAAGGTACCTAATGTGTCAGGGTATCTCCTCCAGTCCAGCCCCACTAATCAACCACAGTACTGGTGTGGCCAGGCCAAAGACGTCCAGGTGCTCCTTGGTGAGATAAACAAGCACTATCCTCATCTATTACTACCAGAGGAGTTTCAGGGATTATTGGATTTGGCTGCCCTGGATGGTGACAGTGGCCCAAAAGGTGGGATTTTTATGACCCCTGGCAAGAATCCAGTTTATAGATGTGAATTTTTAAACAAGTACTACTTTGTCATGGTGTCTACGGATTATCTGGAAACTCACTGGAAAAAGAACATCCTGTTACCTGTTGTGGATTGCTGGTGGGCCCAATCAGATGAGTTTATAACTGAGAATATCACCTATGTGGAGACATTTTATTCCATGCACAGTATCAAGGATCAACTCTGTTTATCTAGACATGAATACTTCAATCCCAGGCTACCCGTGTTCAACTTGGTTATGGATTTTGATCTGAAAGTAATCACCCACACGCGCCCCCTCTTGGACATATACAGATTGTGTTTGAGACTCAGGGATTCAGTCCTGGATGTTCTCCATATCCTTGGACCCGTAGAGAAAGATCACCCAGTATATTTTTTCAAATCTGCTTGCCCAGTCCTGGTTGAGGACACTGTGAACAACAGATTCTGCAACTGTAACTCAAAAATAGGTCTGAGGATCATTACCAGATTTCCAAATAATGTAGTTCTTGTTGGGTCTGATCCCCTCATCTCCCTTGTGACGATCCTGAACAGAATAGTGAAATTAGATAAAGAATTGGTCAAGATGTACCCCGAAATCATGAGAGATAATGGTCCCTTTGATGTGGGGATATACCACAGGGGCCGCAGTGTTAGACTCCCCCACACCTACAAAGTGGGGGATAACGGAGCATTAACCCACTTACTAAAAATTATAGTCTGCCACCCCTATTCTACTGACAAGCGAGGCTATGTGATGGGGGCCTATGAACTTAAAAATTTGTTACATCACGTGGGCCATTCTCAGAAAGACGTGTTTTCAACTGTGTATGCCATTGAAGACATTAATGAGAATTTTCTGTCCTCTAAAACCCAAGAGAGTTTACAGAGATCATCATCCCTCATGTCTACCAAATTAGATGCATTATTCAGCATGGATATCACAGACTGGATTTTAAACACTGTTTGGCCAAGGATATTTGATAATATCAACCTCTACTTCCCAGATGACAAAGTTCACCAGTTTGCTTATGTGAAATTTTTACCAACTCAGGGGAATATTGTCCAAGTGAAGCCTCTGAAAGGAAGTAACTTTAGATGTCTCACATTCAACCATAGAGGAAAAGTACCCACAGTGAGAATTTTTTTGGTGTTCCATATCATAAAAGAACATGAGGTCATCATCACATTCATGAGTCAATGCTTTGCCAATAAATGTAACAGCAACAAATCCATAGCACATTTTTCAGTCATAATGGCCATCCCACTTCAATCCCAATAACTAGTATAAAAGAAACAGAACTTTTCCTCTCCACTATCACCCAGCTCACCAGCCCGGGACCAGCTCAGCTATATGGCCCAAGCAATGCTGACCATGGACTGCATGAGAGAAATTATTGAAGGTACATAACTATTTGTGATTAATATTTTTAGTAAAAGTATATGTGTTTATGGGAAGATTAAATAGTGGTCTTATATTTTTTAATGACAGATCTCTCATCAGATATTGATTCATTCTCTGGAGGGGAATCCATTGATATGGAAAGTGAGTTAGAGGAAGGTGAGATCGAATCAGACACCAATTCATCTAAACCTCCTCCTCCTCAAGATCTAAGCAAACCTCCCATGATGCGTATTCCCAGAAAGAGGGTTGCCTCGCCAGATAATGAAAGGATGGAGTATCGCTCACCCCTAAATCGCACCTACCCACCCCCCTTCACTGAGAGATATGGAAAGCGTCGCAGACTGACAGCTGGAAGACCAAACTGGAGTGGTAGGGTGAACGAGGACAAAGGGAGATACAGGAGACGGGGACTATCGGACAACAAGACCATCAGGCACACCCAGGCATCAATAAAGGATGAAGTGGCTGTTTCTCTTCGCAAGATGAAGATACCCACTGGCATGATTCGCCGAGCTGGTGAAAAGCCTTTTGATGAGACACTTCTGTCCAGTGGCGGGCCGGGGAGGTATTCTGTGTTTCTACCCCGTGCCCCAGAATTTAAATTAGAGAGGTATACAGATAAGCTTGTGTCCAGCTTGGTGGAGAAAGGGGGGGAGAATGGGGCGGGCATTTCCAAGAAACTGAGTCACTTAAAACTTAGCAGTAACTTCAGTGTTATTCACAGTTTTCTCAATAAGTCAATCAATTACCACTATTGGGTATGTCTCAGAAAAGAGACTATGGGGTCTTGTGGCCTCACCAGTCTCATGCTGTTTTTGGAAGAGACCTGCTGCTGGGCCCAGCTCTGTACATCTAATGATGTTTCCATTAATGGCTTCTCAAATGATATCATACTCAATAGTGCTAACTTTTTATCTGTTCAGATCATGTTCAAATTGAGATCTCTGGTCATGCCTTGCTTTGCCAGGGAGGCCCACAACATATCTCTGGTGAAACAGCTTGGATATCTGGTGAGCACCACCAACAAAATACAGACTGCTGCCAGTCTCATTAGGGAACTGAAACTAGATACTAAACTGTGCCTCCTCGCTGCCTTTGCTATTGTTGTTCCAACTTTGTTAGAAACTGATAAGACAGAGCATGGCACGTACGCATTTTTCATGCAGTATATCAACAGATACCGTCCCGGGTGTATAATGTCTCTTTACAATGATGTTATATCTTCTCACTCTAGAGAATGTACGAGCAGGCTATGCATTGCTAACACCAGGGCCCTTGCTGGCACAAAAGATAAAACCAAAGGACTGTTCTTTTGTCCCATATAAATGTCACTCCTGTTATATTATGTATTGTGGGTATATGTGAATATCACTGCATAGGCACTGTAGAATTTGTGAAGTTAATCACTAAAAATACACATATCCTGTACTGATATAAACCCGAACTATGCCCCCCATGAATACTTTGTATTTTTAACTACTTTCATCTAATGCTGTGTTAATTTTATGATACTCAGTTGTTGAAATAAAAAATTAAATATTATTGAGATTGTGTAATTTTGTTCCCATAATAATTCAAAGCTACCCCATCCCCACTAATGTAACCTTTACCATGTCCATTTCTTTATCCCCCTATACTGGGTCATATCACTGAAAAACAATCTTGCCAATACAGAGATCTCATTTTAGAGGAGTGCTACCCACCCCATTTTAGTTCCCCCACCCACTAACAGTCATATATATATTTTATTAGATTTTATTGATTACATATAAAGTGATACCAATAATAACATCACACAATACACATAAGGTGAAACTTATCTGAGGACCATTCAACCCCCCTGATAAACAACGTTGAACAAGAGCTATTTCACAACCAATGGCTTGGGAAAACATCAGCAACAAGTCTACAACCATACATCCAGTTGTATACATGTCTAAAGAGTTTTTAAATATATGTATCAGTATAGTTGCACAGCAACCTAAAAGACCATATACCCATGTCATGGCCCTGGAGGGGGGTGACATCCCGTGGCACCATAGACTGGCACTACAAAATACAAATAAATAACTGTATAAACCCTTGAGACAAGTTGTATATAGATGGAGAGATGTTAAACATAAAACAACCCCCACTACACAACATGTAAGGCTAACTAAATTCCCATTTATACTGGCACAGACATCACCCAAAGAATAGTAAAAATACTTGGATGGGGTAATAAATATAGATTTTCTTTTCTCCAGGGCCTCCTTGTAGTGTGTGCTTCTTTGGATAGATCTCAGACAGTACAGCCCCCCACAGATGAAGATAGCCAATGGGGTCACATGAAGGAAGAAACTATACACTTCTCTAGAAATGATTAGTTGATAAAAGAGAATGACATAGAGAAATCCAAGCTCATAAAAATTTTGGGTCATGTTTGAACATAAGAAAACACAATCAAATGTAATTAATGGGTACACTGTAAGACCACCCAGAATAATCATAAACAACAGGGGGGCTTCAACTGACCAGTCCACCTCAACATAACTAAGAAAGAATACAAAGAATATGCAAATAATCACAACTGTACATATCAGCTCCAAACATTTGTTTATCACATGAAAACATCTTACAAGACATAGGCCAAGAAGAGAGATTTGAGACAGAAAAATAGATATATCATAATAAATGTGAGATTCCCAGTTAACAAAGGCAGCTAAAGGAAACCTTGACATGAAAATAAAACACCAGACAAAAGGGGTGGCGGCCATAGCCCCACACACCATGGAGGCTGCGTTCAACCACCATTTCCCCATTCTGGTCACCTTATTAGATGAGGGGGGTGAAAGACAGTCTCAATTTTTTATGGTTTTTCTTCTTTAAATCTGCGTGTCGTCTCTTCACAGGGGTTGGATTTGGAGGTCTGGATAGGCAGTGTGGTGGTGAAGGTGTCAATGGCCTCTCCTCTTCCACTGAAGTAGATGGAGATCTTGCTTCATCCTTGCAGGGTTGGGGATATTTATCACCTCTATTTTCACATATGTTTTTTGATATACTGTCCAGATTTCCAATGCTCGTGGAATTGTTTTCCTCTGTGGACTCGGCCTTCAATAGGATGACAGAGATAGATGCGTCTCCTAGGGTGCACCCCTTGAGTCTGGCACCAATCACTTCTAATATATCACTACTGTACAATCTGAAACAGGGGGTTAAACATCCAGGAATCTTACAGCAACCCAGGGCAGCTGTCAGGGACTCCAGGGAAACATATGAAACACTATCACCATTAACATGACCCACATCTTCCACCTTAGCTGTCTGGATATTCTCCAAGTCTTGCTGATCACTCATCTTAAAATCAATGGTTTTACTGTCCTCTCCAATAGTAAAGATAATAACACCCAGGGTCTCATTGATTGAGACCCTGACAGTCCGTTTTTCCTTTGTTTTGTGCTGCTTTAAAAACTTTTGCAGGGCATTGGCCGTCTTAGGGCATAGGGTAACCCTGGAACAAATCTCAGATGTTTCCATCTTCCCAATGAAGGGCATGGCCTGGGCCTCCACCACACTCTTATGGGTGGTGTTTGTTTCATTGTCACAGTAGGTGATTGTTGTCCGTACAAACTGCACAACATTGCTGGTCTCCCTTTTATAAAAAACAATGTATATATCTCTGACATTAGCACCAAAAAGTTCCCTGCTATGGACAAATGTGTTTCCCAGGGAGGTGTTTCTAAAACTAAAAGACACATTGTTAGTTTTGTTCAAATCCTCCTCTTGTGGGGAGTCCATCTCATGCATGGGTTCCAGTGCATCTTTAATTTTCATCACCAGTATACCAGTCTCCCCAACATTAACTAAAAAACTCAAGATGGGGCCGCTGCTTGGACCCTCCAACTGAATTAATCCATTTTTAAGATTATTTTTAATATGGTCATATAATTTGTTATTCTGTGTCAAGGCTGGCACCTTGACATTTGCTGAATAGCAGATATCAAGAGACATGGTGCAGGAGTAAAGGTTGAGCTCTGAGTAGCTACAAGATGTGTATGGATAAATGTCCAAGACCACACTGATTCTGTGTGACTTTGAAAACCTTTAATACAAATTTTTGATTGATGAAAAACACACACAACTTTTAAAACCAGGTTTATTTATCACAAGTCATCCTTTATTGAGGATGTGTAATCAGAGTTATCTCTTTCAAAAAAATTTACATTCTTGACACATCCGGTATACACTAGGGGACATTTAGGGGGAGGGGGCGTTCCATAAATGGGCGGGAGGTTAATAGACTTGAGGATCCTGTCTGCGGTGGCTTCCAGGAAACTTCTGATGTCATCAACATTGACCGCGGAAACACCACTGCTCTTCACTAGAATAAATTCGTGCTCCACTTCAACAGCCTCTTTAAAGAGATTATGTACCCATAACATATGTGGTTTGTCTGCCCCGGAAACCATAGTATTGTATAATAGTGCTGCTGCCCGTGTGTGCAATAACTCATCTCTGGATATGTAATCATTTGCCAAACATACACCATTAAACATTCCCCTCACTCTGAGTAATCCAATACTATAAAATGAACTCACAAAAAATATGCCTTCAACCAGCAGGAACAACAGGACCTTTTCTGCCTTATTGGACACACTTTTAATTCTGCTATGGAGCCAATCTAATTTTCTGATCAGGGCCCTATCATTAATGATCATCTGGGTATATCTATACATTTCTGCAGGGTCATTGTTAAAAAACATGTTCAGGATGTTCTCATACATCCGCGCGTGGATATTCTCCATGGCCATCTGTTCTGTGTAGTAGTGGAGCATATCATGACTCTCAAACTGCTTTATAATGTCCTCAATATTAAAATTTACCAAGCTTTCAGCCATCCCAAGAAATGTAAATAAAAACTTATAAAATTCCCTGTCTTGTACATTGAGGGATTTCAGATGATTGACATCTCCATGGAGGGAGACCTGAGATGGAAACCACCTATTTTGCCATGTCTCGTGTAACAATTTCAGAAAACCTTGGTGATCACAGCTATATAAGAACTTTTTTACATTGTCCATCTCGTCACAAGTCTTCTGAGCAGTGTCTGAGATTTATTGGCAACAATCACACTGGGGAGAACTATCAAGTTGACACGGGGCCTCTGTTTTATAATTTGGCTCCTGGCTTTTGTTATGTGTTTCTTCACATTTATTTTGGTTATCAGGGTCCTCATCAAACTGGCACCCCGTGTCCAGGCACTGGAAATCTGACACTGTAAATTCCTTTTGTATTCTACAATAATACATGATAGTCTTGAGCCCCAGGTTGTAGCCATACAATAACAAGTTCTTCAAGTAACTTGCACTCTTGACATTTTCTTCCTTGAGAAACAAGCTGAATGACTGACTCTGGTCCACAAATGGAGCCCTCTGTCTAGCTCTCTTCATCTGTTCAAATGGACAGTAGTCAAAGGCGTTTAAGAATATCTGATATCTCTTGGCAAGTGGCTCAGGAAACCTAGAGACGTCCCCATTATAGAATCTAACAGTGTCTAAGTCTCTTTTTCTCACACTTTTGAGAAATGTTATATTGGGCTTCATAATCTCCTCCTTATTTGAGACCTTTGAGGACATGTTTGCAAAAAATGGGTAAAAGGCCTCAGAATGCCCGGTGATCTGAGATGTGCCAGCAGTTGGCATGAGAGCAATAAACTGAGAATTAAAAATACCAAACTGGGAAATGCTCTTCCCCAGGTTCAGCCACATGTCCTGTGATATCAACATGGGGTCCTCTATTTCCCATTCCTGCCAATGAAACAACCCCCTTTTTAATTTACTTCTGTCAAACCCCTCAAATGGGACCCCACCTCCAATTCTGACAATATCATGACTTGTTTTAACAGCACTGTAATACATACACTCAAAAATATGTCTATCTAAAATCTCACTCTCCTTATCCAGATACCCATATCCAAGCTCTGCAAAAACATCTGCCAGACCCTGAACTCCAATACCCATGGCCCTTTCCCCCTGGCCCCTCTTCACCTCGTCTAAGACACAATGGCCCCCAACAATGGCTGCATTGATAACAAACACTGCTGCCTCTACTGCTCTGGTCAACAACTGAAATGAGAATGTTTTTTTCACGGGTGTCCCCCCGTGGCACTGGGTTAGAAAGTCTAGTCCCTCTAGGCATTTAGGTAAACAGATGTTGGCCAGACTGCAGGTAGCCACGTGTCTCCCAGAATGTTGTACAATCTCTGCACACAGATTAGCTGCATTAATTGCCTCTCCCTGGGTTTCACACCAGTGATGTTGATTTATAGCTTCTTTAAGGATGACATATGGGCTACCTGTCTTAATAATTGTATTGATCAAACTGAACATGATTGATTTCAGAGGAACCTCTTTAACAAATAACTGACTTTGGACAAGCTTGTGATATTCATCCTCAAACTCTTTCCCATACAAAAGTTTCAATCCTGGTACATCAGATGGGTCAAAGAGGTGCCAAGACCCCATGGGATCTTTCTCATAGAGCTTAAAAAAGAGGCTCGGGACACAGACAGCCTGAAAAATACTAGCACACCTGTCTGAATTTTCTGGAACCTTTGCATACAAAAACTCAAAAATCTGGACATGCCATAATTCTATGTATGTTGCCACGCTCACAGGTCTGATGTTATGATCATTAAAAAATTCCACATGGGCATTGATGAGCTTTAGACAACTGTGGATATTCTTCTGATCATTGGCAAATGAGGTTATATCCATTCCCACCCCAGATTTACTGGAAAGGAGAGGGAACAGCCTACTGTAAAGAGAAGTAATAGTACTGGTCTCAGAATACATCTCTGGGGAAACAATGAAGCAGCTGGCCAGATTTTCACTCTCAACCCCAGCTGACCTCAGGACAGGTGTGGCACAACACACCACCTGTGAAGCAATGAACCCAAAAAAATAGTGTACAATGTCCATGTCTGTAGAAGCCTCTCTGTTATTATTTTTCTTTATGGTTGCCTGTATTGTGGTTTTAAGATAAGAAAACCTGAGACATTGGACAGCACAAAACACTGATATTCTGGTATAAAAATGGGGGATGCTTTCAAAGATGGGATTGGGACCAGGTGTTCGTAAAAGGTAAGTGTCATAAAATCTCTTTGCAGCAAGGATCCCACAATTGAGGATATCATTGTAGGTGGAGCTCATCTGGTACCTGAGGCACATGCTGTCTAGCTCCTCAGCATTGTTTTCCATAAATGAACCAACATCAGGGGAAAGCTTAGACTTGAAAAAATCCAAGTATGATTTCATAGATGTGGTGACTACATGATCCATAAGTTTGTGGTACAGCCTCCCCGCAATCATGTTATCCTCAATATTCCACCCAGCAGATATCTTAAGGTTGTCAACACATTTTTCTATGACCTCCAAATCCTGGTCAATCACCATTTTGCTATTTTGCTGTGCACTGTCTACAAGAAAACTGTCCATGGTCCGGGATCAGAAATAAAATCTGGAATTTCCACAACTGGGAGAGAAGATCCCTTGAATTGTAAATTTTTATAATTGGTGTCACTAGAGGTTGATGAATAACCAACTCTGCAAAGAGCTCCAAAAGTCATTCTATTTATGTAGAAATCCTGCTGCTGGCGAACAAACTTATGTCTTATAGCATCACCATAAACCAATTTCAGTTGCAGGACTAACTGAGACAAGGCCTTATTGGATTTAATAAAATGAAGTAGCATAATGGGTGTGTTTTCCTGTATAACATATGTTATTACAAAATAATAACAAACATGTAGTCTTGACGGAAGCAGGGTCACTCCCTGGTGTGTCATGGCATCCACATCCAAAAATAGATCCACTGGAACAACCAGCTTGATGTTTTGTTGGGGTGGATCTTTTGACAGTACCTCCCCCTTAACAACAGATGTAATTTTGTTCACAAATGTGCTTTGAATGTTCTGAATCATTGGCCCCACGGGGGTGAGATGGGTATGGAAAAGCCCATCTTGTATGAGCTGCTGGATGTTTGGTATCATGTCTTCTAGATTTGATTCCTGCCCATACCACACGTTTGCAATCTTGAACATCCACTCTGACGCCCCCGCCCCCGCCCCAGATATCTTAAAAAGTGAGGTTAGGGTCAACAGGGAATCTATGGAGGAACCATTATCCTCTTGTTTGAATAAAAATAACATGCACCCGAGGGGCTCATTATTACTCAGGGTACTGGAACCAACCAGGAATTCTCCATACAAGGGCTGTCTATAGGGAACCTCTAAAACATCCTGTCTGAACATGTCAAGGCCTGGTGTGATGGAGGTTACATATCTGGATAAGAACTGTTTCATGTCCTTTGAGAATTTCTGCCCATTGGTAATATTTATTTTGTGTGTGGTGGGCTGAATCAGCCCAAATAGATCTCCCCTGATTTTCCTATACATGTCATCTCTGTATTTAAATTGTTTTGATTTGTTGGTGTTCATATCTCCGCCTCTACAAAAGTCAAGGATGGGGCCCTTGAAAAAGATAATCCAGGAGATAAATGCTTCAACCACTTCTCTGGCCAAGATAAAAATACTCTTAGATATGGAACTCAAAATGATCCCCCTGGAGGAGCTCAGTGACCCCGCCACCGTTCATGAGTTTTTAAATAGTCTGTCAAGTGTCCCGGGTGACTATATCCAGTTCATAATCACGTATCCAGCATTCTACCTCCTCAGACAGGCCTCCATAGAGCAGACCATGCCAATCTCAGGGGACACCATCATGAGTTCCATCTTTTTACTTAAAAAGGTGCAGAACATTTTGTCCAAGATCAATTACCCCTCCCCATACCCCCAAGGAACAGACACAACACTCACAAATAAAGAAATATTGAACTTTATTGGAGAATACATAATTAGGGCGTCCAGTGCCACACCACAACAGCTCCCCCCCACCCCAACAGCCACAATTAGCTGTTTTCGATGCGTCGAGGAGCTTGTCCATGCCCAATATTGTCAGTACTGGCTTTCTAACCTTCCCTCCCGCATCCCGAATGCCCAACCATTGGGAGACTCCATACTACAGACCTGGCTTGTGGCCATCCATTACCATAACCTTGGCATACCACCACCCAATGATACATTAGCAAACATTGATAAACTGGCATCCAAACTCGTGAAGCACCACCATGAGCTATTTGTCCCCTTTTCCAAATCCACAGAGACCTTTATAACCATGCCCATTTCTAAGAAAAGGGCACTGGAAATATATAGCATATTCTCACACCAAACCCCCACTGCTGATATGACACCCATGCTAGCATTCACAGCTAGGGAAATAAAGGGCTTTATTGGGGACTATTTTTTTTTATATGACTATATTATAGAGGCCCTATGTAAAAATGAGGTGTATGACTGTCCTGATGACATCATAGAAGAGTTTATAGAGAAAGGTATATCCTCCATGACTAATCTAGCATCATATATTGAAATACAATGTGCCCATAAGACTCAACTGACCATTGAGAAGATCAAAGAAATAAGAACCACTCTCTTCGCATATGGACTCACCCCCCAAGGATGCACAGTGTGGAGAACACTCCTGTCCACCCAACCCATCTCAAACCCCCCATGGAAAAATTTCCCAACCCTCGTTGGCATGGCAAATCAACTCACACTGTTTTGTCACTATTTCTACAATTGCCTCTCACAGTACAGTCCCACAAGTCTCTCTCTCAGGATCATCACAGATATACTGGATATGGCCATGATGGAGCAAAGCTCAGAGATCATCACATCAAACTATTATCAATTTCCATTTTCATGGAATCTGATTCATGTGCTTTCTTTTTTTATCCCCCCAACTCCAGAGGATACCATAACCAATACATATAATGCTATATCTTCTTACATGATGAAATCAATGTTCCTCATATGGGCTAAAAGAGCATGGAATTACTCAGAAAATGTAAAAATTCAAGAGATGTCCCTCAAGAAAGTCACACCCCCGGCATCTGAACCATCCCAGGAGGAAGTTACAAAATACTGCATAGATATACAGGTTGGGGATCTGAACTACAACCATCAAATAATCAAAAGCCCCTTCTTCACAGAAGAGTTTATAAAACACAAAGTATATCCATTGATAAAAGACATCCTTGGGGACACACTGCAAAAAAACAGAGCCATGTTCCAGCTCAGGTGGCTAATATTGTACGCGGCCGATGAAACCCCTGGCCTCTTTTTTTTAAAAAAGTCTTTATCTCTAGCCTACTTTCAACTCTTGGAACTCTCCCAAGATACACAACCCTATGGGGGATTTCACAAACTCCTAAATTACCTTTATGATACATATAACATAATTCAAGACTTCATACCAGATGCAACATTTCCAACTGGGTTCATAGAAAAGATATATTACAATCAAACATCAAAAAACACACAGGCCCTCCTAACATCAGCTAAAACATTCACTACAGAGCTTCTCAACATCTTACAGAAACTTCATGCCCTAATAAACTTAGGTGCCCTGTTATGTCATGGGGGATACATGTTTGACTGTCAGACACAGCATCTCATAATACCTGTCACTGGGGAGAAAGAACCATTATATGTATCCATCAAAACTTTTAAACAAACCATACAGAATATAGAGAGGATGACCAGGGAGATATGTGGTGTTGTCAATCAATACAATACATCACTTAATTCCAATTACCTTAATCTACTGACAGCCATGAATCACATTCAGAAGATATTAACCCATGCGATTCACATCAAGATTGATGACCTTTCCCAGGTGTCCAAATTCTACCTTGAATGTTTTAAAAGATATGGGACCTTTTATAACAAGGTGACTGCCAGTTGCAGCTATTCCCTCACTAAGTACTTTTCTTTCCTCTTTCAAGAGGAACTGATCCCAGTCAAAATAGTTAGGAAGGTCCTTGATTTTAGAGATGATCAGGATAACCCTTCTATGTTTCTTGAAAGTCTAACACAGCCCCTCAATAAACTAAATAACCACCCACATGAGCCCCAACCCCTGACAATGGACCACATAAATCAACTAATTGATATTTATGATAAGTTCCCCAAACCCGGGGATCAAGATACCCTAAAGGACTCCCACTCTATTAAACATTACTATACAGACTCATTTGACATGCATGAGATACAAATAGACTGGGACGTATACAGGCGCCTTGAACAAGTTGGTTCTGACACAGACTTACATTACATAGTGTTATCCTCAAAGCACTTAACAGATAGTCTTTAATAGCTGCAACATTTATGGAACTTCCCCCAATCTTTCAGAAGTTCAAACTAGAAGGTATTGCTACAACCCACCAGGCCAATGTCAAATATGGCAAATATGCTGGCTCCCAATGTCTCAGCAATTGTGTTATTTATCTGGCTTCTAGCTACTTCAACTCAGAAATCCCCGTGACCTCCACCCATGATCTTGATAGGGTGCTTGAACTGGGAAGCAGACTTGACTTTTTAATCAGAAGATCTGGCTTTCTGGGGGAGAATCAATATGCACAGCTCCATCACATTCCAGCATTCATCCACACATCTAAATGGTCCTGCAACATATACAAATCTCAAGAGCTGTTTGGAATGATAGAACATGAGTCAATAATCAGAGAATCATTTATTATCTCATTAAAAAGCCTTCTTACAAAACAATATGGAAATATGCAATATTTTTTATTTATATGTGGGGAACAGGCCGGGGCCATCATTATCAAAAATAACACATTTTTTGTCTTTAACCCACACTGCATTAGAACCCTCCCAGGTAGCCCCGCACATGTACTCAGTACCAAAGATATCCAGGCTGTGTTAACATATATCGCCAGCCCAGGTGCAGAATACACTGGTACATTCCTATATATAGTTCCCAGAGAATTTACTAACCCACATCACTACATAACATCTAGATATGGAGCATTCTCCTATGAACCCCTTAGGGGGGCCAATATTGACCTCGCCCTGGGCTTTCCGGAAGAGGCCACCTTGACAGAGGTCGAACCATCCCCTCCACCACAAACTAATGTATCCCGGCCACAAATAAATATAGTACCCAGTGGACATCCCAAAGATATAGACACTGCCCCAAAGAAGGACCCCCCACAACCACAGTACAGTAAGGTTGAAGACCTATTACAAGCTCTAACTTCAGTAAAGAGGAAAAGGACATCATCTGACACCACATCCAGTGGGGAATTGGATCAACCAGATACAAAACACACTGAATCATCGCCCCCAGAAGATGATTTATGGTTTGATGATTCCCTCCCACCCCAATATTCCCCCACTTTGTCTGAAGATCTCATCTTTTCCCCCGAGGGGAGACTGAACTCTGAAATAGAAGTCAATATGGACAATGATGGGTTCTATACAGAGAATATTGAGTCTGAAGCCACTGCCACATCTATACCCTCTGCATCCATCTTTCTCCAAATAGATGAACTAATAGATACATTAGATAGCTTCAATCACGTGCCAGATGCACCACAGGTTATAGATAAAAATACTAAGAGACCATATAGAGAGGCAATGGCCCTCAAGAACATGGACAGAATACTAACAAGCTTGATTCTGGAATATGGTATGATATCTTCTAAATCCATTCATGGAATATCTCAATGTAAGACCCTCCTCCAATTCTTTATCCTTTGGGCACAAAGACTAGAGATCCCAACACATGATTTAACCCTTCTACTGAATTCTGACCTGCAGATACCCCAGATATGTCTTTTACTCCAGGGAGGGAAATTTAAACAGGAAAGTTTTATTTCTCATCTCATATGGAAACTGAACCCCTGTCTATCCAAACTTCATTCAGACAAGAAGGGTCTTTACAATGAGGTTATAAACATTATTCATAGTGCATCAAACAGAATTAATTTCCTGGAAAATGAAACAAATAGCAAACACTTCAGGTCCATATTTTCTGACACACTAGGAGATGAATTTTATATGATATGTACTCCAGATGAGGCAGAGTCTCTACACAGAGAACTGTCTACTTTCAAAAAGAAACTGGAACACAAAAATACAGACTTGCATAATGAGAACAAATATTTTGATTCCGTCCTACTAGCACTTGAGAACTTTCAAGTCCCCCCAGAACCAATAGTGATCCAGGAAAACAACACCCAGAAAAAGATGGAAAGGTTGTTAAGCGCGCTAACAAGCATACAAGACAGGTTTACACAAAATATCCAGATTTTGTTGGCAGAACTACTGGAAACTATAGAGGCCTCCAGCACAGACATCACACAACCCCCAGACTTTAACACCATATTGATGAACATTGAGAACACTATATACTTGATTGAATTTTGTAAAAGTCACATTAAATTGGACATATCTAGTCTCACTACCACAAAACAACAACTATTATATCTAGGGGGTGAGGTGGCAAATATAGTGAATGCCCAATGGCCATTTGAAACCCCTCCCCCAATAAGCCCACTTCCTATTATCAACCAAGCAAAGAGTAAGCTTAAAGAGATGCAACAGAGGTCTCAGACAAACAAGGCACTAGACCACATTTTAAGTGAGGCAGAAACAATTTTAGAAAGTCTCCAAAGTGGGGACACCAAAAACAACTCTACACCCCCAATCAGTATCTCAATCTTGGAGAACTATGTGGCCAGTGCGGGGGCCATCTTAAATGATAAATACACTGCCAGATTTAATAGGCTCAGAGACAGTATCCAGAAACTCACAAATTCTGAAAATCTCATCCTAGACCTCATCAACAGCACCAGACTATCCAATCTCCTGATCAACCTTCCCAAAATTACAGATGTTTTAGATTCCAACCCACACATCAAGATAAGCACTCCTGTCAAACATACCCTGACAGGGGCATCAGATACTTTAACCCATGAAATTTTAGAGCTACTCAGAAACAGAGATGTTGATGCTTTACCAGCCAATATCATATTGGCATATAGAACCTTTATTAGGTATGCTGACTACACGGCCCATGAGGAACTGGGTCAACTTATAGAGGGTATCAACCAACTTCAGAGACGCACGTCCCACGCTGTCAATAGCCAGTTACCAGTGAATGACATCATAGAGGATTATGGTTCCCTACAGAGCGAATTGTCCACAGCCAATTTACAAAAGTCTCTCAAGAGGGAGATACACACCATAATAATCAATGACAATAAATATCTGAATACGTATCAGGGTGACCTTCAATATTCAGACTGGAAAAGGAAAGTAAAGAGCTTCTACCCAAAATACATCAGGGAGGCCATCAATTTTATAGATGCTGCCCCCACAACCAAAGCAAAACAATATGCCAAGCGCGCCCTGGCCGCTAAAATGGCAGCTTTACAACAAAAGCCACCCGAGAAAAAAAATGACCCCAGTAGTGCTGTAGAACCCATGGACCAGAGTAACTCCCCATTGCCCTCCAAAAAACAAATAGATGCCCAAATAACTGCCAATGCAAACAATGCATGGATGAAAATCAAGACAGCCTTCAACAACTGGAATTTTGAAATTATAGATCCCAAAGACTGGGAGGATATTTCAACAGAATATGCACGACCCGGATCACCATTCCCCACGGTGTTTGGGCCTGGGATGCTCAAGCTGGTCCAGGGAGTATACACAGAACTAGCAGGCCTAATCACTAATAAGTTAGCATCCATGTGTCCACTGGGACGCCCATTTAATCCGCCCCAGTATGACTGGATATCCAGTTATGACACACATGTCAACTTTTACCTGAAAAACATCAACCTTCCTTCCATACATGCCATATCTGAGAACATATGTAAAGATATAAACATCCTCAAACAGGCCATGAATGCCAATAGTCTGGAACAGGCAACTGTTGGTACCCAATGGGAACAACCCACCCACATCTACCTAGAGGTCCTTAAAAAAATAAACCAGCTCCAAAGCGACCACATCATGGACTCCAATTCTCTGGTGCATGAATATATTGAATCCCTAAAACTGAGAACAAAAGACACCCCCTTACCCCAACCAGACATTCAACACACTCCCAGTTTCCTAACCCCAGATGACACAGAAACAATAAAAAAATTGCCAGAGATCTTCAGATTATCAATCATAGAAAATGAGAAGCACCTCATCTCTATACAAGAGAAATGGTTCACACTCCTTAAAAATGATGTTCAAGAGGCCAAAAAACAATATCTGGCAACACAAGAAGAAATTGCTATGCGGCTATTCACTACATTAACCAACACAATCCCTCAGGCACCCATCATAATCTCAAGCAGACAGATTTCCAAAACAGACCCTATCCAGTTTTTAGTGGACGCCGTCCATGACAAATCCATCATTGAGAGAGCACCCTATTCTGTCACCCTCGCAGCATTAACCTGGTTGGAGGTTGCCTGCAAATCCTTACTATCCGTCTGCCCCACCCACCTCAAGTACAAGCTGAACCAGGTTTTGGGGGAGGTACAGGCCCACAAGGACAAACTACAGCCACTTTATGACCTAGAGAATGAAGCCAATACCTCGGATGATATAAACAGAATAAAACTTGCCATCAGTACCCTGGATCACAACAGGGTGACAAATGGAAAAGTTACAGTAGATGCGTGGGTCAAAAAATGTCAACACATAGAGAATATACTCGGAGATATAGCCACACTATCCAGCTTTCAGGCTGCATTCCTCTCCATTGCCAACCAGGCTACTGGCACTACATCTACAACTCACCTGAATGACTTATCAGTTCAAGCATCAAAATTACTGGATAAGGCAAATGAAAGTAAAATACAAGATAAAGACAGATCATTTTATTTGAAAATTAAAGAACTCATCCTATATATCACTTTTAAACTCAAATTCTTAATATCTTATGAAAGGAATCAGCCAGAGATATTTCAAAAATTTCCACTCTCGCAGCAAATACCCGGACCCAAACTGTCCTCCCCCCTGGACACTGAACTGAGACTCAAACTATACATAAGGTTAAAAAAGGAGAAATCCATCTTTCTGTGGTTGGAAAGTTTACCCAATGTTGATAAGGTCACCCCTGTATATATCCCCATAAAAAATGCCCCCCCTCTCCACTGGACAATCATATTTTCAAATTTTCTTGAACCAACCGCCCTCCAACACAGGTCACTAAACCATGCTACCCCAGTTACTAGTAATCCCCTTCCTGGGATATCCAAGGCAAGAGTTGGAATTGAAACCAGTGCTCTCTTTGCTTATCAATGGGAGAGCATACTGCAACTGGCCAGAGAAACACTGACTGCATATAAAGAAAATACATTGACCCCACTCCAAAAAAATAACAAATTCCTTGGCATGATCATATTGGGTCACATTCTCAGCTTGGGCACTAAAGAAATGCAAGACACTGGCCTATACCCACCAGACGCCGAGGTAATCTTCCTCAATCACATCCAATGGATCAGGCTATTGATGTCTATGTGGCCCCACTTTTTAGCAGCCACTACCCACAAACCCACATTCATGGAGGCCCTCAAATTATTGAGAACAACAATATCTTACCTGTTTTACATTGGACAGTACAACAGTTTAGAAAACAAAATTGGCCCAGCTATGATATACCCACCTGACCCCCTAAACTCCTTTCCATGGCCCCAGGCACTTCTCTTTACCCCCAGTAGATGGCAACCCATAAATATAGCAGAAGCCATGTGGCTCCAACCTAAATTCTTACAATTCTGCAACAACAACTCCCAGAGGGCTAGAATATGCCTCATCCAATGGGCCATTGACTCTATTGATACGATTGTTTTATCACAATTATGGGAGTCACTAAAACCACTGGACGCGGACAAGGGCACAACTTATCATGATCTCTTAGCTCTAATTGTGAACCTGAACTTTAGAGAAATATCACCCCTCCCAAGACATGAACAAGTCCAAGAACAAACCCCATACATATATGGAAACACAACTGGGAATGCTTTAATATGTCCACCTCAGGAGTTTTATAGGAATGAACCAAACATACCCCTCACTGCCTTTGAGATTGCCATAGGGAGCATCCTGTTTAAGGTTCCAGTACAGATGTTCTTGGCCTCTTCGACTCCATTGGCAACCTCTGCCAGATGGGGTGATATCTCACTCATCTCTCCACTCTTAGATTGTACGGGCATCACAGAGCCATTTAAAAGCCTGTTACAGACACCAATCAACCCACCACGCGTATCCACCTCAATTGGTGCAATTACCAACGAGGAATTACAATTATTTATCAGACAGGCCACCTGGTTAACAACAGCATTTACACAAACACAGAGTCCATCCCCAACAACACCTATAGTTGTGACACTTGACCTCAATAACCACGTCATCAACTCTTATCTGCCACCCCAGGATGGATTCACAAGTCAATATATATACCACCTTGTCCCAGGACCTCTCCATAAGCAATGGCCCACGGACATCATCACCACAGCAAGTGGCAACCCGGCCAGTACCCCAAAGGAGGTTCTTCAACAATATTTGGAAACAGTCAAAGATATTGAAGATGTACCTGACGTGTTTGCCAAATTTCCCCCAGAACTCCAACCACCACTCCCGGAGGAGATATATGGACAACCAGACCCCGTGGCCCCCACCCAGTCCCAAACCCCCCCGCAGTTACAGACACACCCAACCATTCCACCCCAAACAGACCATCTCGAGGACTCCAAGCCCCCCATCCCCCCCAACATACCCCCCAAAGAAACCCCCAAGATAGGCATCACAAGTCTAAAGCCACCCAAAACTCAAAAAGATGACCTATGGTACTCATCCAGAAGAAAACCACACGGGGGGACAAACAGTACCCAGACGGTGTCCAGTGCTACCAGTAACCAGTCAACCGGTGGATTGGATATTCCACAATCATCTTTTACCTTATCTAGGCCTTATGAAGAACCCACAATATCAAAAGATTCAAGGAATCCCATTCCAACCAAACCCCAAATACTTATTTCCACAGAGACCCGACCCGTGGGAGGCCCTGGCCCCAAGCCTCCACATCCAGCTGATACAGCTCCACTGCCAAAGCCACAAATATCATTAACAAAAAGGGAGAACCCCAAGTTGTCACATTTTCACCCAGCCCACACACAATCACAAGTGGAATCTGTACCCAAACCACCACCCACCCATCCAGCTGTGAAACCACAATCCCCAAAGCCGCAGTCTAAGCCCGGTCATCAGCAACAACTACTCGCCAACACATTAGAGCCAATAAAAAAAACAATAAATCACAAATCTGAGCCATCGACCCAACCATCTTTAAGAGCACGGAATGAACATCAGGCTCCTCAGCCCCCCAATATTGTAGTTCCCCATAATGACAACATCAGTGATAAAGCCGCGACGGGGGTATCAGCCACACCAAGTCTCCCCTCTAAATTAACCACCAACCATATTACTTCAAGCCACTCCCCAACCAAGAAGACATCCCCACCACAGCCAAAGCTACATTTGTTACCCCCAAAGATACTCACCCCTGCCCCCACTACCCCTCCAACAACTCAATCAAAGCCTATCCCTCAACCACCAAAACTGGACTACCCAAAACCTCAAAAAGAAAAACTAACACCACCACAAACCACCAAGGAAATTAGCACATCCGTCCCTGTAAATCAGAAACCACACCCCCCCTCTCAGAAGACTAACAAATCACTTCCAATTACAGCCCCATCCCCCCCAAACCCCAAACCCTCGAGCCCATTATTTCCAGATGACAACACCCCTTCAGTTAAGATGAATGTCCTTACAATTGAAGACATTGAAACGGACCCAAACACCCTAATCCATCCCTTTCCAAATATAGTGCAACTAATGCATGTCAAGAACAAACCAATAATTCCATTGCCAGACAAAATATTAGACATCACAACAGCCAAAGAAACCTTAATTACATTTATTGATATGATCAAACATACAATAATTGTAACAACAGAAAGTATCATCAACACCATAAACAGATTAAAACAGTTTTATCTATAAACCCTGTGTGTGTCTCTATTTCTTTGAAGAGCGCTTGGGGGTGGAACTTAAAAGGGAACCTGGTCTAGAATCTGTCTGACTCAAATCTGTATCTGAGGGAGGAGGGGCGGTTGGAGCACTAGCCTGACTGCTAAGAGAACTGAATATAGAACTATTTGGGGGTTGAGTGTGAGACAACAGCTGTTGTAAATGGTGTTTGCGCCTAATGCCAGTTTTTGATGCCAAATACCTATCATAACACTGTTGTGCTATCAGAAAAACAAGGTAGTTCCTCTGTACTTCGGCATATTGGTCAGATGTCATGTTATTCTGGGGGAGGGCTGTCATTGTGGCAATAAGGGGATTGTTGGGATAATCATTTTCCAACCTCCCCTGAATCATGGGAGTCCTCAATCTGTGTTGGCTCATCTTGTACACTTAAAACATGTAAGATTATTCGGGTTTGCTGTCAGATAGAGTAGGTCATTTATGGTCAGCCTTTTAATAATGCAAGCACCACAGTTTTGCCCCAAACATGGGACCACAACATGAACTTCCTGGTCTATGCTTTTAATGGCACTAGCTGCATTGTTGGAAATCACTGCTCTTAAATAAGAGATCTTTTTGTCACTGCCCATCATGGGCAACACAGTAATATGACTGGATCCACAATAGGAGCAATAAATCCTCCCAGTGGTTGCACATATGACAGCTTGTTTCTCCTTTTGATCCCTGCAATAAAATATGTTTGTTGGTAAAAAGTTGATTGTTTTAAACTTCCCTCGTCCAAAATTCAAGCAGTGACCACAGTCTAGGCATGTGACAAACTTCTGAACTGTCCCCTTTTCTCCAATTGAGGTCAGCACACCCCTGGATAATATGGGTAGGCTTATATAGCAACATAAAACATTGTAGGCTATGATCTTCACATGTATGTCATGAGTCAGGCTATCACTCCCACTGATGGGGACAACAACATAGGGTGTCTTAATAAGACTGTGATAACATAACACCTTAATCATGGAATAAAATGGATTGCCACAGGGGACTGTATTTGCTCTCTGCTGCAGGGCCAGAACACATGCAATTTCTGCATCATCATATCCACTGAGGCGACCAATATTTCCATCTCTGATCTCTGGCCTTAGGGATGGTGCAGGTACACTCAGTGGAGAAGAATTGGTCACACTGACCTTATTTCTACTCTTTGATATAATAGCCAATGGACTAGTCAAAAAGCACTGAACCAGTGGCACCCTATATTTGATCTTCAGATAACCTAGACAGGAATTAATGGCCTTATAAAAGGACATGTCCACATATTTACTCCACATGGTCTTGGTAAGTCGTGGCCAGACGTCAGTAATTGTTTCCCCACATGGATACAGTGTAAGTATTACTCTCAGACACACCATAAATAGATGTTGGATTACAGACATGCAAAACCTTTTTTGTGCACAGCGATTTGGTATCCCGGGTCTAGACATGGTTCTATCCAATACAAAAGCAGACATGGACGGACTGCCATGTAAACTCAGAACCCAGGTGGGTACTTGTTTTGGCCAGAGGTTAATCCCATACATGAGATAAAACACAAGATCCTCCAGTGTCATATCAAAAAAAGACATGACATTGAAAGTCACATCAATCTCCACAAGAGGATAAATGTTATTCCCAATAAGGTTAAGATCAGAGGCCATAACCTCACAGTGGCAAAAAAAGCAGCTGTATAAGTGCCAATGTATCTATGGGTTCTTGTATTCTGAGACTGAGTCACTGTATCAATATTCTCATGATCTAACGGCTCTTCATTATATCTATCTTCTCTTAGAGTCCCCCTTGGCTTTAGTGCATTGATAACTGTTCCCAGGATATTATTCACCCTCTTCACACTACGTGCCTGGACCACGAGGAATTGGAGAGCTTGTCTATGTTCAGTAAGATATGTTCTACAAACAACCAGTGAATTGAAAATCCCCAGGTCCTTTGTAAAAACCAAATTTGTTTTAAATTTGATAAAGTCATCTTGACTCATAAAAACTGATGAATTTTTCTTTAGATACACATCAGACTCTATTGACAGGCACTCACCAAACTGACTTTTTAAGTGTCTGGGCTCACACAAAAAACACTTGAGAGTCGTGGCCAGCCCATTATTGGAGATGATGAAGCATGGATTGAATGGATATCTCAAGCAAGCTAGTTTATACATCCAAAACTTGTACACAAATTCAATGTTGTAGATCTGTCCATGTTCCAGTTTAACTGTGCATATTGGTTGGGTACATCCCTTGGATAACACATACACCCCGCCCGGGCATCTCTCCATATCTGGGTTGGTTCCATCTTGACATATAAATGTGTAGATGATGTCACACAATTCATGCACCAACCGCCTAACACAATTCATATTTCAATGTTTGTCCAGAGCACTCCCGGTCCCAAGGAGAACACTGTCCGCCTCTACGATTTTACAGATAATTTGCTTGATGACCTCCTGTTTAGTATTAATGATGTGAGTATGTTCACAAGCCTCGTGGCCACATTTATGCCTTATGAAGGTTTTTAAATACTGACAGTAATTCAAAATATTTAATTTTGCATAAATAGTAGGGGCTAGTATCTCCAAGTCCTTGGGAAGCATTGGTTCAAAATCTAAAACATCACCATCAGCCATTGATCCAAGAATGTACGTCCCTTGGAATGCTGATATAATCATAAAACATAGAAAGGCATTGAAAGGACTACTGGAAAACTCCTTTCTACCAGGCACACCAGAAAGTGCCCTAAATAATCCAGTGCTCATCCACCTCTTCCAATCCTTATCCACGTGTTCTCACTGCAACATATGTCAGCTCTTATACAGCCTAGTCCACAAACACAACCCAGATGTGTCATTCTACGAAGACTACTCTCTTCTCTGTTTTGTATCCTTGTATGCCCCCATATGCTGGACATCCATTTTCATGCTTGCTGGGGAGCTGGCAGAAATACTGGCCATTCATTTTCCAACATTTGACACCACCAACATGTATTCCCCCAACTCAATACTAGGAATAGACATCATGTTACACTTTTTTATCCAAAGGTGCTTTAAGCCAATAAAACCCAACAAAATAAACCCAGATTCAAACCTAGTCTTTCTGAAGATACAATTTATGAAAAGTGCACTCCTCAAACACCTTCCAGAGAATATGTGTTTCAAAACATCATGGATGTCTATCATACAGAATAAGGAAGATACAAACACATGTTGCAACCTATCCAAAAACTGTGCCATGACATTACATCCAGAGATCCAGGAGGTGTTCTGTGATCCCTACGGTCACACAAAATCCTCCCTGTTGCAGCTGTTTATACACTTCTGGGGCAAATCAATCCTTCAACCCGAGGGGAACTGGCCCGAGATAGATACACCTTTTCTGTTTACCCCCCAGGAAGATTCTGACACCAACCAGGGCCCATGTTTACTGACACCCCAATTTAACCTAAAACAACTGAATAAAACACATTCAGTGTGTCCACTCTGTGAGTGTCTAGCAGCCCACCCACACACAAAAACTGTTCTCCAGAGACTACAGCAGGATATCTTGTTATACATGGACAACAATGTCAAATTGGTTGATAGAATATCCTTCATACTTAAAGACCCAAAATCCATGCCATATATCTCAGACCAAACCCTTAGACAATTGATCAGGACATGCAGTCCTCAGGAAGTCCATAAACATTTGTTTTGTGACCCCTTATGTACAATAAACACAATTACCACATCTACGGATGTCTTATTTAAGATCCCACTAGAAACAGACCTGAAAAAATTCAAAGCACTGGTAGCCACAGGTACACACCTAGACTACAACACTCTATTTGACTGCCCCCTACTAGAAACAATCACTCTAGTGTTCAAAGAGGCACAAATAACAAAGCTGGGGAAAACCACCCTCATTGAAATTATTAAGGAACTGGAAGCAATCTTAAAAAAGCACAATTTAAACCTCATCACCCCCATTGAGACATACACCATATACACATAGAACCATCATGGCCGTAACATGTTCTGCCAGAAAATGCCCCCCGAGTCCTCTGTCAATCTTATCCAGAAAGTCTCATAGATCTATCAAGAGATTATCCAAATCCAGATCATGTAAGTCTCTCAAGAACACCAAAACCCTCAGAAATCTACTCACAGATTTTGACTTTTTCTCTGTCATCTCAACAAGGAAAGAGCTGGGGATGGATTTTTTAAGAGAGATGAACTCCCCAATATGTACCTCAAAATCAATCTTGTTACCCATTGACCTATACAGGGTCACCCCTGGACGCTGTCTCATCTTATCCCCTTATGGTTATTCTTCCAACATGAGTTTTCAGTGTGATGCGTGTTCATCTTTAGATAAACTGCCCACCGGCACCATAGCGAACCAACATAACAAGAGTGATCCCAGTCTCAATACACCCAAAGAATTGTTTTCCATCACCCTCACCTTTTACCACAATGTGGATAAGGTGGTCCAGCATAAAAACTTTTACTTGTCCCTTTTGAGCAATTCCATGGAGTCAGTCAGACAGAGCTTCTGTCAACCAAGTCTGTTGTACACATACATAGTCCTTAAGTCTTTTGGACACAATATCTTCCCTATATTTAGGGAGAGGACCAATGGACTTTCAATGTACCTGATTTTCAAAAATAATGAAATACATATTGGAGAAACCAGTTTGAGACTATTTTTGGATAACCTGACAGCCTACCTCGTGACCCTAGACTGTGTACAGAAGACATATGTCCTCAAAATGTCTCCCATTCTACCAGAGGAAACGCATATAACCATTTCCCAAGACAGCATCTGTGATGCCATCTGCACCTTAGATTGTACAGATGAAATCAAAGAGGAGATAATAAAGGGAGTGAACCTGGTATCTCACATGGACAAATAACCCACCCACAGAAGACCAAGGGGACAATCTCGGGGTTCATGGACAAATCACAAACACAAAAATGTATGTTCAACCTTTTATTATACAATAAAACTTTGTGAACTTATACATTTGCTTTGTTTTCTGTTCCACAAAATTCTTAAACTTGTGCATCTACTTATGATGTTTCCTTTATTCTCATTTCACATGTAAAACAATCTTAAACACCACCAAGGGTATAATTGTTTTATATTTCTGAAATCTTAAGTCTTCTCGTATAGAGTAACAACCCTTTGTTGAAATAAGTATTGTGACATTGTGATGACTTGTCATGTCTTGACTTTATCTGTGATACCATATTAATAGGTACCTGTCATTCTGATGACTCTTAAAAACATCAATGAGTTTCTATAAAAATCCATTCTATAAATCATCATTCAAAACCACCAAGTAATAGCTATTCTCAATGTCCAATAATTATCTTGCATGTAAGCCCCCATGTTTTTTAAATGGGTGTTCACATAACTGATAAATTATCTTCAATATCAAATAACTATCACGGAAGATCCTATCTTCAATGTCCGAAACCTAATCAGAAATTCAGAAAACTATCTTGAAATTGACATCCACAGGGCTAGTGATATCTTCAATATCTGATATCAACTATGTTAGGGATGGTCTACAAGAATAGAAATCTTCTATTTCTGAAAGAAATCTTCCATGTCCGATAGAGATCTTCCATATATAAAGTACTGAATAAAAGAAGCTACGTCTCAATCATGATCCTAAAAAGGATTAAAAAATAAAAATTATGAGGCGAGGGACCCCGGGGAAGGGAGGCGAGGGACCCCGGGGAAGGGGAAGGGAGGCTAGGGAACCCGGGGAAGGAGGCTAGGGAACCCGGGGAAGGAGGCTAGGGAACCCGGGGAAGGAGGCTAGGGAACCCGGGGAAGGAGGCTAGGGAACCCGGGGAAGGAGGCTAGGGAACCCGGGGAAGGAGGCTAGGGAACCCGGGGAAGGGGAAGGAGGCTAGGGAACCCGGGGAAGGGGAAGGAGGCTAGGGAACCCGGGGAAGGAGGCTAGGGAACCCGGGGAAGGGGAAGGGAGGCTAGGGAACCCGGGGAAGGAGGCTAGGGAACCCGGGGAAGGGGAAGGGAGGCTAGGGAACCCGGGGAAGGAGGCTAGGGAACCCGGGGAAGGAGGCTAGGGAACCCGGGGAAGGGGAAGGGAGGCGAGGGACCCCGGGGAAGGGGAAGGGAGGCGAGGGACCCCGGGGAAGGGGAAGGGAGGCGAGGGACCCCGGGGAAGGGGAAGGGAGGCGAGGGACCCCGGGGAAGGGGAAGGGAGGCGAGGGACCCCGGGGAAGGGGAAGGGAGGCGAGGGACCCCGGGGAAGGGGAAGGGAGGCGAGGGACCCCGGGGAAGGGGAAGGGAGGCGAGGGACCCCGGGGAAGGGGAAGGGAGGCGGGGGAACCCGGGGAAGGAGGCTAGGGAACCCGGGGAAGGAGGCTAGGGAACCCGGGGAAGGAGGCTAGGGAACCCGGGGAAGGGGAAGGGAGGCGAGGGACCCCGGGAAGGAGGCGAGGGACCCTGGGAAGGAGGCGAGCCGAGCATATGCATACCCATCTAGGGATCAGATCGATGGTTTGAGATATTGGGGTGCCCAGGGTGGTCGCCACCCTGGGTTCCAACTGGCAGATTAGGTCCTGGATCCGGAGGTGGTGTGTCAGCCGGTTGTGGACGTTTTGGTGTTGGGGGGGTAAAGTTGAGAGTCCCATTGTCATACATCCTCACTCCTTAATTTCCTCTCCAACTACTGAACCGCCCCTCAACCGGGCCTATTTATGCCCACAATTCATCATCTGTCTTATAAAAAACATTGGCACAAAACATGTGTTTGTTTATTTAGAGTGTATTTTGTCTCACACACATCTCACCATTTCGAGGTAATGGTCCATCAGAAAGTACCTTGAAAACAAATCACATTTTTTCAAAGCCACCATCCCACCACGCCCATGGGGCCATCTATAAGGATAGTTCGGTAAGGAATAATACAGGCTGATGACTGTCCATATAACAATAGTAAATTACTATATAATATAATATATATAATAAGGGCCCGGCCTATCGAATCCAGGCCCCTGATTGGTGGATTGCTGAAAGCCAATCAGGGGCCTGGATTTGCCCAATAGACCAATGGGGACAGGCGAGGAGGTTGATGGACCAATGAGAGCCACGTATGGCACCAGTGACAGCTGTCAATCATTGAAACCCAACCATATTGCCTAATTTTGGCCTTTTTTCACATTTTTGCGGGTTTTGTGAGGGTTGGTACGGGTCGCAATTATTTCTGAATATTCCAAATTTAAACCAGAGGGGGGCACTATTGGGTAATCACAGAAGGTGACCCCCGTTTATAGGTAGACATTATCACCTGACGGTGCGGCTGTCACCTGTCACCTCACCGACAGGTGCTTTTAAAATTACAGGTGTGCTTGTTTTAATGATTGGTCTGTTATGTTCTAAATTTAAACCATATGGGGGCGCTATTTGGGCAACAATCCAAGACATGGGCAATCAATTGGGGTGGCTCCTACCTGTTACCTTGTCCACAGGTGAGCTGGCCCTGGAACCACCTGTGGGCAAAACTTAAAGGGTCGCACTGGGTGTCACCCCTCCAAACCTCAATTTATGGACCTGAAACCCCAGGGGAGAAGCGCCCCGCTCAATTCATGGGATAGGACGACCATGGCCCGCTCTATGTCACGTGTCCAACCTACCTGTTACCTTGCCCACAGGTGAGCTGACCCCTGTGCCACTGGAGGGCAAAAGTGAAAGGGTCGTATTGGGTGTCACCCAGCCACACCTCAATCTATACACCCTAAACCCCAGGGAAAAGCGCCCCGCTCAATCCATGGGCGAGGACAACCATAGCCCGGTTTATGTCACGTGACCAACACCCGTAACCTTACAGTCTCACTCAACAACCCCTGTCCAGGTGACAAACAACCCACCACTGCAACACTCACTCATAACCAACACCTGCAACCTCACAACCCCAACTCAACAACCCCTGTCCAGTTGACAAACAACCAACCACAACACACAATCCACCACAACAACCCCCACTGTCACCCCACCACAGCTCATGCCCAGGTAACAGACACCCCACACATTAGGTTGTTTATAAATGTGTCACGTGCCACACACCCCCACAACCCACTCCACGGGGTAAAATAAAAAAATCACCCGATGTAACAACCCATCCCCCAACAAACAACCAAAAGTAACCACACAAACACATGGAAACAAACCACCATATAAAAATCAAATCACATTTTTATTAACTATAAACATAATTTCTTGCTTGTTTAGGGTGTCCCCTTCAGTGCTGCAGTGGAAACATAGTCCAGTGCTTTATTCAAGGTCAGATGTTTTTGTTTTATATCTAGAGAGTGATTTGTAGTGTTTCTCTGGTTCTGTAGTTCTTGATCATTTTGACAATGTCCATTCTATGTATTTGCTTGAATAATGTTTCAAAGAGATCTAGGTTGTCTGGTCCTACCATGGCAACTTTTTCCAAGGCCCTGACCCAGTCTAAATAATTTTTAATCTTTGAGGGGGATTTTCCAATATAGTTCATTGAGATAAATTTTATAGAAATTAAATCTTCATCATCTATGTTTTGTCCGATGGAGAAAATCAGTTGTTTATATGGTGAGATGTAATTCCAGTGAGATGAGGTAATCTGATCTTTGACAAATCTGTGGTCTAATAGGAAGATGCTTCTCAGTAAGTCAAATCTTTGTAATATATACATCAGTTCAATTAAAATGGGGTATATTATTTTCCTCTTGCTATGTAGATTTTCTAGAGTAGGGAGAAAATCCTCACACTCTTTGGGGATATATGGGTCCAGAAGAAAATACATGACAAAGGTTTTTTCATTTTGGTTAAGATGTGTCTCGATGGCAAGCAACACATCCCTGGTAACCATGAAGAGGGGTTGATGATGTTCTCGGGCTGTTTAGATGGCCCTGTATCCAACACTTATCTAGACCCAGATGACATGGCTTTGATTTTCTTTAAAAACAACCATAGAACATATCATGTAGACATTCAAAAATATTCAAATCAGGTGTCACTGATCAACGGGTATTCCTGGCCTGCAGCTCCCAAGTGAGCAGTTAAAGTGGCCCGTGGTTGGGTAACAGTGTTCGTATAACCTTTGTATTTTTTTGATCTTCTTGGGTGTTTTCTTCTTTGCACAATAGACAGTGATGTTGTAGTTACCATTATTGCTCCCGGGCAATCTTTGGACTCCGGTACTGCGACATACATCTTGGATCTGGAGGGCTCTGGCCAGTTTATATAATGCTCTGGGGTCTGTACCCCAAAATAGGACATAATATTTCCAGAAGGACAACCCAGGTTGTCTATAGCCAGGACCAAGGTGTCTCCTAAAGAAAGCATTTCTTCCTTTATATTTCGGGGGTATTGGTCCCAATGGAGGGAATGGACCGGGATATCTTATATAAGGTGAGGCATTTGCTGCACCCACTAGCCGAAGTCTGAGTGGTGGCACTGTTCCATTGTTACCGCCTCCGCTCTCTCCCACAATTTCCCATCGTTCTCCCCCACGTCTATGAGGGCGTGGGCCCCGACTTGGGGGCGTTGGTGAACGTGTCCTAACTGGGGATGCGGGAGGCGGAGGTGATCCGGGAGACGAGGGTGGCTGCTGGGACTCCTGGGGTGGGGTTGGAGGTCGCTCAGGGGAATGATGGGGCGATTCTGTCGGGGGTCTGTGCCGCCTGTGTCTCTTCTTTGGTTTCTTCTTTGTGAGATGCGCCCCGCGGCAGCACGGTCCTCCCCCGCAGTGACTTCTGAGGTGGCGGCCCGGCATCCTTTGGCAGGAAGAAAATTCACAAGACTGGTGTAACTATACGAGCCACCACTAGATGTCCCCATAGAAATCAATACCATATGTCCAATCAGCGAACCGCGGCATGGGCGCCAAGTTTGAAACGCGGTGCCCGTGAAGCACATGTGCACTCACAGATTTTAACAGGGTTTTCTTACCTTGGTAGCTGTTTGCTGGGCCGGCGAGTGTAGGGTCCGGGATACCTTTGTGTCTACTGTCTGTCCTCGCACACAACTTACTACTGAATGAACCACGGATGCTTTCCTTCTCAGATCTGTGGATTTATCTGTCCAATCGGAAGTGAAACCACATCTTTGTGTCATTTTTAATCAGCCCCGTTAAAGGTACAGAACAGAAATAAATCTCACATTTGGTAACACGTATGAGGTTACTCTAGGGAGATCTTTATTTTATACATTTGGTAGTACAGACAAAGTGCATGATACATTCATTTTACACAGTTAAAGTAAATTTACATTTTATTTTTCAGACACCAGAGAAACAAGCATTGAAAGGCAAGGGCCCAGGGTGAGGTTTTCAATGGCACATTATTTTTTGGGATGTGTTGCCATTGCCATGGGTGAAATACTAGAGAGATGTCCACTATGGTGGCAAGATGTCTCCCATCTGGGGATGTGATGCCCGCCACGTGTGAGTTGGCAGTTGGATTTCTGGGATAGTGTTGAGCATAATTATTGGGGTCTGAGGAAGGCCCGTGAAATGTCAGGGCAACGAGTCCAGATTCCCTGAGCTGATATTCAAGGCCATCTCTATTATACCTCACACCCAGGTGTGTTCCAAATGCCCAACATGGGAGGACCGTGTTCTTTAACACACTCAACATTATGCTCCGGTTCATGAGGGGGATGTATGTATTCAGCCATCTTGCCTCATACAACTGACTAGCGTTCTGCTCCAGTTCAATGGGCCACGGCTCCTGTAGGTTTATATCTTGAGTTGTGGGACTTTGTGGTGTACCCACTGCATTCATGGCCACTAGCAACTGAAACCCGATCTCCCCGCATCCCAGGGAGAAAGTGTCTGGCCTGTTAAAAAAACCTATTAACTGTGTCCTAACATTGTCATTGGCTGTTGCTGCCATGATGTTGGCTCTGGCACCCATATAGGAGCTTTGGGAGCCACATGACCCACCAATGATGAGTCCATCAAATGAGTTGAGAGTTTGTCCTTTCAACAGTTCATAGTAGGTAATAATATACACTTGAAATCCAACATTGGTAAAGGCAGATATGGCAGCATGGGGGATGGGACAGCCAGGGAAGACCAGAGCAGCAACTGTACAAGGCTTAGAGGGGCTGGTGTATAGGCACAGATCACAGTGCGTGCATTGGTCTTTATATGGATGGAGATTTATCTGATTGTTTCCATAGTCCTTTCTGTAAATCTCGTCCACTGGGGTAAATTCCTTAGCAAACTTACTAAATGTATCATCAGCAAAGAAACACCAATCATTATATAAAGATGTCAGGGAGTTCCTATAGATGATGGTCTGCTCTTGTTTGATGGTTAACCTGTTGTTGTCTGGTGAGCTTCCATCAACTGATCCTATGTCATGGGAGATACACTCAAATTCCCTAGAGATGCTAAATATTCTGGGTATATCTGTTCTCTGGGCTTCTATTACCACACCTGGGATCTCTGAAAACAAAATTCTATTGGGATTCTCTTGTGCTGGTATTGTTATAGTGACACCCTTAGCACCCGCAAGAGCCATCTCAAGCACACATACGAGTAATCCCCCATCACTGATGTCATGTCCAGATAAAATCAAATTTTCTGACATTAGCTTTTTGACCAGGTAAAATAAATTTCTGATTTGGGAGGATGAGACATCTGGGAGTGCTTCAATCTGTTCAGTGAAGATATGTTCAAATGTGGATCCTGCCAGGGTCACTTGGTTGGATATGGATAGGCATATTAATGAACTACCATTCATTTTCAGTTCTGGAGTCACTCTGTCTGTGTGTGATGGGACCCTGGCCGAGCCCGTGAACACCATGGTGTTGATGAATGTGGGGATGCCAAGGTCCATTGCTGTTGGGTCCATACTTTCTCCCTCCCCCATGGGTATACTGTCACTGGCAGAAGTAAAGGAGAGCCCAATGTTAAGATCTCTGCAGAATTCTTTACATGTGAACATAGTCTGGTGGAGGACTGAAAGCTTGCTTGGTGTTGGATCCCAACAGACTGATGCACTGATGTCAATATGTTCCAATGTATCCACTGGGCTAAACACCATATTGGTCAGGAGTTCACAGAGGGCATATTTGGCCCCCGTGGTGGGATAGTTTATCATCTTGTAACCTTGTTCCCCAATGGCCATGACGGAACAGTACTTGTTGTCTGGGGGATAGGAGGTTCCCTTGGGGAGAAACCACTGTAGTGGGGACATGTACAAGTCTTTTGCCTCTTGGGGTGTTAGTGATGCGAGATAGTCTGATGATTTATTTTCAGTTCTCATGCTATAAATTGATGATTCACATATGATGCTATAATCAGACACTGGGACATCCAGTGGCCCAACCCCTGCCTGTTGAGCCACCAGGCCATTAGAACCCCTATCAATATGTCTTACAATATACTCTTTACTCCCAACTGTGGGATGCTTCAACACTTGTGATATGGTGGACTGTAAGGAGAACAGACACCAGTCGACAACTTCAAATCTGGGGTTTGGCCTGGTATCATCTGACGTGACCGTGGGTGCCTGTGGTGTCATGGGTCTTTGAACAAATGTAAACTCGGCTTCACGTGTCATTTGGGTGTTGTACTGTTTCAGTACTGGGTTAACTGGATTTGAAAGGTCATTCAGAAAGTGTATTCCATTAGTATCACATGTATATCCCAATATTTTCATGGGACACCTGTTTTGTCTAGCTGAGTTATGCAACAGGGACAAGACTGTTCCAGACCCTTGAGGCAGGGGTTTATCCTCTATGGTTAAAAAGACAACTGGTGCATATACTTCCAAAAATCTGTCCCTTACAACGTCCCTTCTGTCACCATTAACTAATAAGCCTGTTATGTCACCTGGGAGAGCAGACAGAAACAGACACAACCCACCAGCTGGGAAAAGTGCAAGGAGGTGATCAAGCACGGGCATTTCACCATGTGCTCTTGACAGTCCTGATATAGACCTCATTGGATACAGGTGTTTAAAGAGTCTCAAGGTTTCAAAAATTTTCACAACCTCATAGGAGCTATCTCTGTACAGGTAGGGTGGTACATCTGGGCCTGCTACAGGAGTAAAGTTTCCAAGACATACTACATATTGACCATGTCTAGACCTTGCCATATTCAACAAGTCTCTATCGCAAGATGTCAATAGAGAACAGTGTATTAAGTTGTTGTTAGCTATTTCCCCAATACCATGGAGGACCTTGAACACAGTTTTTATAAAACCACCAGTTACTGGGATTCCACAGCCATTGAGACATTCCATTTTTGATCTGAGAGCATGATAAATCTGCTGATGTTTCTTGATGGAGTCAAAGCCTAAGGAGGGTGTTGTTGAGTAGAGACCACATGTGGCAGCCCTGGTCTGGCCATATGGAAAGATAGAGTGTTGGAATAGTAGGTCATGTAACTGATTCACCATTAAGCCTAGGTGAGAATGGACATGACTGAACCCGTGTGTGGTGATGATTCTATTTCTCGTGGCATTATAGGCCAGGCGGGTAAATTGGCAGTTTTTAGTCAGTGTAAAGTATCTCAACAGGTTGTATTCTTCACCAGTAGACGCCTGGACAGAAACAGGTAGTATGTTACTGTATCTGGGATACATAATATGATGACATATGCTGTTAGTTGTATTGTTTCCAGGAGTCACCAAACAGGTAAGATTCACGGGGGATGTTATCAACCGTGGTATAACATATTGTACATAACTCCAGTTCTCTAAAAAGGCCTGTTCAAAAAGATCCAGTTGTTCTTCCCCTGGGTACTGGACAGCTTTGCAAGTGAGGTGCCTGGCCAACTCCACGCGTAGAAAACCAGTTTTTTTGATGAGGGCTAAGAGTTGTTTCAGCTCATGAGAAAATGTGGTCAGCCTGGATTTGAGGTCAGGGCCGTAGGTAAAGGAGATGCCCCTCGGTCCATAAGATACACCAGAACTTTCCGGGGCTGTGAGTCCATAGTCTAGACATGGTTTGACAAGTTTTAGTAAAATGTTTTTTTCAAAGTGTAGTGTTCTTCTAGTTTCTGAAGAAAACCTGTTTTCCTTAATTGTCATCCATAGTAAAATCTCACTCCCATTTTTATTCTTTATCAGAGTTAGAATTCCATCTCTACCAGTATAGTGGCTGATAAATCTCTGTTCATCTGCTGTAAGATCAGCCTCTACATACTCCACAAGATGTCTTTGATCCATGGCCCTTTCTCTCTGTAAAAAATGACATGTTCCAAGTCTATTAGTGTTTGTTTAATATTATGTAGTGAAATGAAACAATTTACTATACCCGTGTGTGCAGCTTTAGATAATCTTCTGGAGCACCCTCGATTGGTCCTTCATAGTTTCCTGGAGTGCTAGACAATCCAGCGTCATCATAAGGTCCCGGTGGTGGGTCATGATTCCCACCGTCATCTGGTGGTTCATCATATTCATGGGGTGAGGGGGGTCTGCCATTGCTATTCTGACTGTTCACGGGTGGGGGACTCGGTGGTGGTCTTGGGGGTGGGTCATCCTCTGGGTCGTCATTGTCTCCGGGTCGGTTGGAACCCCGTGTGCCATTTGGCCTTTCGACGGGTGGTAGACTCGGTGGTGGTCCCGGGGGTGGGTCATCCCCTGGTTCTTCATATTCCATGAGTTGGGGGGGACCATGTGTGCCATTTGGCCTTTCGACTGGTGGGTTAGGTGGTGGCCCTGGGGGTGGGGCATCATTCTCATCATCTTGTAGGTGTAGCACGGGATGAGAACTCTGTTTTTCAACATCATCCTGGAGTTGGTCCGATGCTTTTGTTTTCATAAACACATATATACTTATATATATGGCTGAAAAAGAAAGATATGGTCATTATACGTGATTGGGGGGTTTCCAAACAAGACTTACACACATATACTTGCCATACAATAGTTACCTAGACCAAGTTTACAAAGTGAGATGATTAGAAGGAGTATTATGATGGCTGAAATGGTATGTTCCGTTGTTGCCAGTGTTAGACAGGCGATGTCCCCAATCAAGAAACAGACAATGGCTGTAAAATACAGAAAAAAATTATGTTACGGTGACACCAATTATTAGGGCCCATCTACTTCCCCAACAAACCCTTTTGCTGTACTCACCATAAACTAAAAGGGCAATGGCATAATCTTTTCTCAATGGCTTTTTATAAGCCAACATCCAAAAGGTCACCACTACCAGCACAGAAAGAATAGACAAGCATATTGTCAAACCTACAAAATAAAATAAACCATTAGGACTCTTGTTTCATGTATGTCTTCACATTCACCAGTCTTTAAACAAACATACACACCTGTGTAGATAGAGAGGCTTCCCAAAAACATAAACATAATTATGTCAAAGACAGCCTGTAGACAAGTATATAGGCCAAAACAGTTTATCAGCCAACATATGGTTCTAGACAGGACTCTCCTGGCATTTGATGCTGTTATAGCCAGGCTCAGGCTTCCTGTTAAAAAAATTATAAAATGGACATTAAAACAATAATAGTGTCAACAAATAAAAATAAAACCATATGAGTATGAATTAGTTACCTGTGGTGAACATTACTATAAAATAGGTCAGATGCCATAACCAACATCTAAGAGATAAACCACTAGAATAGTAGATCACATTAGTTGATGCCATTATTCCTGAAGTGATACAAAAAACATTAAAAAATATAAATAGGTCTCATTGTGGCCATCTCAAAAAATATATAAATTTAAAAATTATTTATTGTTTACCTGCTAGAAGATATGACCAAGATGCTACTAGTGCAGCTGACCATGTCTTGGTTTTTGTAAGGAAAATTATTACAGCTCCCAGAATGATAATCAATATGATGGCTGGTGTTGTCTGACTGCATGGTATGAGTTGTGTCATGAAAACATATAGCATGGTAAAGCAAACATAACTTCCTGCAAATAACTGTCTCCAGGTCAGCACAAATGGTGTCTGCCAGCCATAAAGTAGACAGAACAACACTGAAATAAAAAAACAATATTTTAGTCTGTTTAATTGAAGACTGGCCCACAACAAAAAACCATGGTCCCATTACTCACCTGTTAAAAGGTATGAAATTAAAGATAATGTAAAAAATGTCTTAAAATATGTCCCTGGATGTGCGTAACATATGTTTATCATGACCAATATTCCACCTAAAACAAAAAAACCCGTCAGTGTCTAGGTAGATAGAGGTCAATATAAATTCATAAAACAAAAGACACTTAGTTTACCTTGTATGAACACCAGGAGAGCCAACAAATATTTTTTTCGCTGCCTGTGTGGTGATATTTTGAGATTGACCAAAAACAGAGTGCATAACAGCAAGAGTGCTTGTACCAATGCAGTGACCAGCAATAACTCTTGCTTCACTCCCTTCTCTGCCCAGGCTCCTGCCATGGCACATGCTGCCAGACATGCTGAAATGTACAACATCCATAGAAACACCCTGGTAAAGGACAAGCGCCTACAAAACAAAAAAAGGGAACAGACCGTCAAAAGTTACTGAGGTGGAGGTGGAGTTGGAGCCAGTCCTAACTCCAGTCCCAGCATGACTAGCTGGTTTGCAGCATCAGGTTACAGATGTCCATCCACAAGGGTCTTAGGCAGGACTTGACTGAGGATATTTGTCTATAGAAGACATCTATCTTTACCATCACTCTGGAGTTGAACTTGATGTTCTGGATTAGTTTGTAATTAAAGGCATTTTGTTCTGTCCAAGGATCTCCTCCTCCACCTTGCCTGTGCCCAAACTCTCCTGATCTCCCATCCCATGAAGATGGCTGGGTGGAAGAAGAAGCTTTGCCGGGGACATCATCTGTGGGCCCTGGGCTGCTATATGCTGCTGGCCGTTGTTTCTCTGAGACTTTCCCTCAGGTTTAAATGTGATGTAGATTCCTTGGATCTGGAGTCCAGGGACTTCCAGAGTCAGCACTGTAGGGACATGTTGTACAATAGCCTGAAGCTGCCAGCAAAGAGATCCATCAACTGTTCTGGGATCACGCGAGGGGACCAGGAAGCAGTGGTCCAGGCCCTCCTAGACAACCTGGAAGTGAAGAAAAAGCGGTCGCCTCTCACTGGCACCTATTACCTCAACATAACCAGAGACTGTGAGCGCTTCAAGGCCCAAAGGAAGTTCATACAGTTCCCACTGAGTAAAGAAGAGCTAGACTTCCCCATTGCCTACTCGATGGTGGTCCATGAGAAGATTGAAAACTTTGAACGGCTGCTGCGAGCCGTGTATGCCCCTCAGAACATATACTGTGTCCACGTGGATGTGAAGTCCCCAGAGACTTTCAAAGAGGCGGTCAAGGCCATTATTTCCTGCTTCCCCAATGTCTTCATGGCCAGTAAGTTGGTCCCGGTGGTTTATGCCTCCTGGTCCAGAGTGCAAGCTGACCTGAACTGTATGGAAGACTTGCTCCAGAGCTCAGTGCCATGGAAGTACTTACTGAATACATGCGGGACAGACTTCCCCATAAAGACCAATGCCGAGATGGTCCTGGCCCTCAAGATGTTGAAGGGTAAGAACAGTATGGAGTCTGAGGTACCTTCTGAGTCCAAAAAAAATCGCTGGAAATACCGCTATGAGGTGACAGACACACTGTACCCTACCAGCAAGATGAAGGACCCTCCCCCTGATAATTTACCCATGTTCACAGGGAATGCCTATTTTGTGGCCTCTCGAGCCTTTGTCCAACATGTCTTAGACAACCCTAAATCCCAAAGACTGGTTGAATGGGTCAAAGACACCTATAGCCCCGACGAACACCTCTGGGCCACCCTTCAGCGTGCTCCGTGGATGCCTGGCTCTGTTCCTAGCCACCCCAAGTATCACATCTCAGACATGACTGCCATCGCCAGGCTCGTCAAGTGGCAGTACCACGAGGGAGATGTCAGCATGGGGGCGCCTTATGCACCCTGCTCTGGAATCCATCGGAGGGCCATCTGCATTTACGGGGCCGGGGACCTGTACTGGATTCTCCAGAACCATCACCTCTTGGCAAACAAGTTTGACCCGAGGGTGGATGATAACGTCCTGCAGTGCTTAGAAGAGTACCTACGTCATAAGGCCATCTATGGGACTGAACTTTGAGCTGCACTGTGGGCCAGGGACTGTGCCAACATGCCCAGGGCGTACTGGTACTGTGTGGGGTGGGGGACGAGGGCTGTGGAATCCATGGCATCCCCCAGGGTCAGAGGGCTGCTTTGATGGGGTCAGGATGTTGGCTCCAGGAGAGGCCTGTTCACCCATGTCTCTTGGAGCTCCACATATGAGAGTGTTGGGTAGGGTGATGTTTGGTCCCGAATTAACTTCTCTAACTGAATGAATT